ATTTCCAACCAATTCTTTACCTGTTTGGCGGGGGTCCGGGAAATACAAGTCTTATGGAATTCTCATTAAAAATTATTGTAAATTTAATAATCATTTTTTTGGATAATTATGGTCTCGTATGGAAGGGTGAGGAACCCTGTCGTGTTCCATAAATGTCAATTTTGTTTCATCTTTTAATATATTTGAATATTAGTTTGTAATTATTTTCTGTACAGAGAATATATGATATATATTTTACTTTTAATAATTATAGTAATTTTTATTTATTACAAAACTTATATATCTAATGAAAATACAGTAGAAGATGTAGCATTGAACGAATCTTTAAATTACAACCCTGAAGTACTTCCAGATGGAAAATCTATAATTGAAATTATGATAGTGGATGGGGTACCGAGTCTAACATCGGGTCCAGGTGATGATTTTTCTAACAGAGGAAATACAGTTTTTGAATTTATAAAAAAAACAATTGAAACTTATAATTTTAAAGGTTCAAGAAGATTAATTATAGGAGTTGAGGATACATATGTTAATGAATTGGGTATAATGGTTTTTTCTAAAAATAAAAAGTCTCAAAAAAATACAATGATACCAGATTTATACGCAATGGGAGAGTATCACGGATCATTAAATTCTATCGATGAAAAACAACTTTCAGAAAAACACACAATGGGAATTTTTGCAGGAGCGTCAACAGGTCATACAGATCCAAAATATAATGAAAGAATTTTATTTTCAAATTCTGCAATTGGTAATAGTCATGTAAAATCTTATATAACATCAATTGTTCAAATGGAAGAATCTAAAATTGAAGAAAATTTTCCAAGTTATAGAGATTTTACAAGTGATAGTATTTCAGAAAATGAACAGAAGAATTACAAATATGTAATATCTATAGACGGAAATACCACGTCGTGGGACAGGATACCATGGGTCTTCCGAAGCAATTCAATCCTGTTGAAGAAGAGATCTGACGACGTAAATTGGTATTACAGTTTTATGAAAGAGGATGAACATTATTTAGGATTTGATGACTTACAAGAAGCTGAACATGTTATAAAAAATACAAGTATAGGATGTTTGGAAAAAATTAATGAAAATTCTAAAAAGTTTGTCAATAGTTATCTGACTTTAGAAAAACAAATGTATTATATGATTAAAGTTATAGAACTTTTGCGTTAGATGTTATATTTCCGTTTACATTTTTAGGTTTTGCTGTACACCACTCGCAGCTTCCATGATGTCGTGTGTATACTTCTTCCCCTGCGGGCGAATTAAATCTTTTAATAGTTAAAATATTTCTCTCCTCTATGGTTATCATTGAAAAGTCATGATCTGGTGCATCTAGATCCTTGTCTATGGAAGGGGCAAAATTTTTCCTGTTAAATGCATAAAATAGATCGGGGTATTTATCAGCAACTCTCTGTATGACCATTGGACCCGTTGCTGTCAAAACGTCTTCATCGTTTTTATTTTGCATTAAATCTTCGAAAACATGTTTCCAAAATTCATGTTTTGGAGGAGATCCCATCAAAGCGTTTTGGTAAACCTCTCCCCATGTATTCCATGGAGTCTCCGCGGCAAATGCCAACCCTCTTGGAATAAGATGCTCAAAGTTCTTTACGCATTCAAAGTCCATGTCGGCGTACATTCCACCATATTCATAAAGGATAAAATATCTTGCAGCGTCTATTCTCATTATATTTTTAGGGTAAGAAACATACGTGTGATAAAACCATGTGTATTTTGTTCGAATTAATTGATCAAGGTCTTCGTCGGTCCACATTCTGTATTCCCAGTCTGGAAAATTACGCTTCCAAGTTTCTTGGCAAAGTTTCCATACAGGATTCCATTTCGAAACATCTTGAGGAGCTGTTTGATGAATTATCTTTGGAACCTTTGTAAACTTAATTCTGTCTTTTAATAATAATAAAATTATAATTATTGCAATTGTAAATAACCACATTTATAAATTACAGAGAAATTAACTACACCAAGAACATGTTCCGTGATGAACAGCGTATATGTTGGGGTCATTTCTGTCTATCGTTTCTTTTTTTACAATGTAATAAGGTTCTGTTACTACCGCAAATTGAGAAGCCGGTAGGGAAAAAATAATTCCGGGCATTGAATTTTCAGATTTTACTATGAGCTGAGGACCTGTTGCGTTATGCGGGTGGGGCTCGTTTCTGTATTTTACAAGCTGGTCAATAACATGATTCCACGCTGGGTGCTCACGCGGGCTAATCATAAGAGCGTTTTGAAAACCTTCGCCGGGAATTGCAGATTCTGCAATTGAAATCTTGTCGGCTGGTATAAATTCTTCAAAGTTCTTTATACATTCAAAGTCCATGTCAGCGTATATACCACCAAATGTTTTCAGTATGAAATACCTTGCAGCGTCTATTCGTTTTATGTTCATGTTGTAAGATTTGAACATTGTGTAATGATCAGGGTGGTAATCTCTCATGAACTCGTCGAGATCTTCGTCGGTCCACATTCTGTATTCCCAGTCTGGAAAATTACGCTTCCAACTCGCCTGACACTTTGGCCATATCTCGTTCCATTTCGAAACATCTCGGGGAGCTGTCTGGTGTATTATTTTAGGTATTTCACAACCTGTCTTCATTGTGAAGAATAATATCACCAACAAACAAGCTATAATGAATAATAAAAGCATTTAATAATGTAGAGTTTTTATATATCCCACTGATACGAGTCGAGTAATTTAGGGACTCTGCATTTGTCAAAGTTTTTACTCACTGCAGACAGTGCTTCATTTATATACAAACGAATAGCTCTAGATTCTTTTGTGAATTTTACGACATTCTTTTCTTGTACGAGGCACTGAAAGAGGTCAGTCAAAACATTTACAAATGTTTCTATAATGTTGTAAACCTCGTTATTCTTCTGTCTGTTCTTTTCATGTCTCTGAATGTAATTTTTGAATTTCTCTTCTGAAATTTCATTAATCATAAATTTAATCCTGAGTTCCTTGTTGTCATTGGGCTCTACGGTCCTCTTTTCAAATTGTGGCATTATCACGTATCTCGCGTGAATGACCGACCTGTAACACCTGTGATCGCCTGTTATGAGACCCACCTCTTCCCATTCGGGTAATCCGCCACATGGCCTGTCGAGTGGGTTGCGGGGCATTCCTCCGTTTATTCTCATGAATTCGTAATAGTGAGGATTGTGAATTATTGTATTTTCTACGGCACCGGTTCTCCAACTGAATGCAGTGTGGCATATAGTGCACCACATTTGATCGCATCCATCTATTTTGAAAATCATTGACCCGCATCCCGGACATGATTTAGAGTCTCGCGAAATAATCTTGGCAGTCTCTACGTTGGATGGGTCACATTCGTGGTTTTCACATTTAATCTCGTGACAATCAGAGCACGTTGTTTTTTCGCAAATTCCACATTTCCAATCACTTGTCAAAAACCCCTTGCAGTCGGGGGACACGCATGCTCTTATGAAAACGCGTTTTACACGTTGCACATCTGCAGAATCGTTTCTTAAACCAGTAATGTATTTCAGACAGTCTTCTATTATTTCCAGTTTTGTTCGTGAATTGTTCAGATTGGTAATTGCTATAGAACGATCTTCAATCTTCTTGTCTAAATTTTCAAATTCTGAAAATAATAAAGTGTTCATTAAAACTCTGTTTAAATTGTACCTAGCTTCTGTAACATTTCGCATTGCAAAAAATCTTTGACTAGAAAGTTTTCTAATTTTAAGTTCCATTTGAACATAAATTTGAGTATCGGGCATCATGGATTTTTCCCTGTCCAGTAACACGTTCTCTCTGTGCTCCTTGTACTTCTTGCTTGTAAAAGTCTTTGTAAAATTTTTTACAAGGAATTCCCTGTTCCATTTAGCGCGACACGACATGCAATGAGCGTCTTGCATAGAATCTAATAGGTATTTTTCATTACATTTCATACAAGAATTAAAGTCTTCACAGTAATTGCATTCGACTTTTCTTTTGGTAGAGTTGTTGAATTGCTCACAGCAAATGTCGCAGCTCATTTATATTGTAAACGTTTTATTTTTTAACTACCGCCTTTATTATCTTCTTTTTAGGGGTGGGCTTGTTTATAGACGGGTAGTTTCCAAAAATTTCATTAAGTTTCTCCTGTTGAATTTCCATTTGACTTTCGGCAAAATTCAATCTTTTGACAGCTCCGTCTATACATTCTTTAGAATACCCTGCACATTCCCATGCTATAATCATTTTTTCAGTAGGGGGACGAGTAGGCTGTGGTGTCCCGTTTTCAGTGGGGTATCCCTTCTTTGAATATTTTTCCATAATTTTGAAAATTGGTTCAGGGTCTATAACAGGGGAAACGCGCTCTGCCGGACATTTTACTGTTTGGTCGCTCGATTTGTAATATTCTTCGCAGATATTTAAAAAATCTTCACCCAGACCCTTTGCCTTTGCGTAGCATTCGTGGTTTATCGGGGGCGTCCATTTTGCACGAGTTTCGTGTGTGACAAAATTTGTACCCCTTTTCATTCGTTCAATTATTTCTGCAGTTCTGCCAGTGACTGGCAAAGATAAATCTTCATCGTATTCGCGATGCTTTCTGATGACAGGTCGGATATACATTTCAACTTGTAAGACTTTTCATTAAGCATTTGTGACTTTTAAAGCACCTGAATTTTCTCAGTACAGAATAGATGACAATTATAAATTTTATTCACGTGCTAGTTGTAATTTTCATAATAGGTGTACCTTTCACAAATATTGAATATTTGCTGAGCATACATTTACTGGTGGTTCCTTTTATAGTACTTCATTGGCTAACGAATCAGTCCGTATGTGCACTTACAGAGATTGAAAAATTTATTACGAATAAGAGAGACGATGATGAAACATTCTTCGGTAAAATAATGGGACCAATCTACAAATTCAAGACAAAGGAGGAAGAGACTCTATTCTTGTACGGACTAATGGCATGTTTATTCACTATATCTTATATTAAACTAAGTTCAATGGGGTTTCAAAGATTAAAATTGGATTTCCACAAGTTTACTGCATTCTTTAATCGTCATCCTCAAAATCTTCCAGAGGAATCTTTTCCATAAGATCTGAAACCGATTCGTCAGAGTCCGAATCGTTCTCGTTCAGAATTTCTGCCAGCCTCTCTGCGGGAGACTTTGGCTTTACAATCTCAAACTTGTCAGCGGCCGGCTCGAACGGCTTTCCGTATGTTTCACAAGTGGTGCATTTTTCAGTGGGGCTAGCGTCGATCGGGTGGTTGTGAACCGGCTCGACAGCTGCTTCCTTTTTCTCTTTCACGACGCGATCAGACGAGGAACGAACACCGGTTGCCTGTTTAAGGTGGCGCAAGCAGAACACTTCACCCTTGAGAGAACTAAACTTGCATGCCTCGTTTTTGCTCGTTTTCGCCGTGCAGCACTTTTTTCCGGTTTCTTCGTTCTCAATAGTGACAGACTTTGGCTTTTTTGTGTATTTTCGAGGAACCTTGATAGCCTCCTCAGAAGTTTCCAGATACTTTGAACTTAGCTCGTCGATCGAGAGGTTGTAGTCCTTGGCAATTCGCTCAAGGAACACACGGTCACGCTGGCGAACGAGAGCATCGCATGCAAGTGCAAAGCTGGAGGAGGCCATTTATCTTTTTGTCTTACTTGACCTTGAATTTTACAAACTTGACATTATAATCACTCGAATTTATTTTCTGGGACAATTTGCAGTCGGCGAACAATCTTGATCGGGGCATGCAAATTGCTGAGGGGGGCATCCTGTGTCAATTTTTCTAGGAGTTCCGTCGCAATTTACCGGGCATGCACAATAGTCACATTCCATTGCACCGCTTGTGCTAGAGTAGTAATTCATTTCAATTCTAGGAATTTGGTATGAATATACTATTACGGCTAAAGTCATTAATAAAATTATCAATGTAATAATCATAAAAATATAATCAGAAAATTGCATACCTAATCTATTCTATACATTATTTTCTCGGACCCATATATTACATGCATATTTCGTTCCGTTCTTAGGGGGAAATCCTCCGTGAAGGGCCATGGGGTGACAACCAGTGTTTGTTTTGTCGAGGGGTCTGAAAAATATACCAGACCCTGGCGGCTCCCTGAAATACATGTCAAGGTTTGGAAAATGAGTATACCCTTCGTCGAAATCGTCGTTGAGATAAAGTATGAGAGTTCCCACGCGTTGGCCCGACTTTTCTGCAAACTTCACACACGAATCAACGTCTTCACAACACGAATCGTGGTGGGGTCTGTAATACTCCCCCGGGAGATACCTGACAACCTGCATGTCTTCGCAGTTTTCTATACTTTTTCCTGTAAGTTCACAGGCCTTTTTCAAAACTTTTAAAACTATGGGTTCTGTCTTGGGTATCCATGCAGTTTCGCTTGTTCGAATTTCAGTGGGACCAGTAGCGCCCACTGTTGAACTTCTTGTAAATTTTGGTTCTGCAATTTCTATAATTTTTTTACATTCGTCAAGAGTCAGTAAATTTTGAATTTTTACAGGTTTATCCCAACCCTCGATTTCATCTGTTTTTATAAAAAATAGGAGAATCAACATGCAAATTACTAAAAAAGGTAATATCATGTTTTATTGATTGATATTTTTTTTAATTTGGCTATATTGCGTATTATTCCCCTCGCCTTTTCAGCTGCAAGGAGCTTGTTCTTTTCCCTGATGGCCTTGAGGAATTCAGTCGTACGAACAGTTCTAGGAGACGGCTTTACTTTCCGGAGAGCAGAGACGCGTGCGGCATTTTTAATCCCCTTTTGGGGGTTGTTCTTTCCGAGAGGGTTTCTTGGCATGATCTTTTTGTAGACGAAGGAACCGGCAAGGACGGTCAGAACGTCGTTGTACATGTACATGAGTTTCTTTATAGGAAATCCCAATTTGTAAGAAATTTCAGAGTTTATTATGTTTCGTTTTGTCTTGGGAACGTATGCAAGTGTGCAGTCAACGAAATCTTCTCTGTTTTCTTTTTTGAATTGTATTACGTGGTAGGTACGTTTCCCCGTTGCAGGGATGTAACTTTTTCTGGAGTAACTCTTGATTTTCAACTTGTCCGGGCGAATAAATCCTTTTAAAAATTTATACATAATGTTGTACATTTTCAGGGAATAACTCGCCACCTCTTCATCTGTAAGCTTGTGATTCACGTAAAATGTAAAATCAAAGTCGCTTGTATCTGAAACCTTTTTGGGAAGGGGATTAACACCTCTATACATGAGGTACAACTTGACAGCCATTCCCCCTCCAAGAGAAATTACAAAGGTTCGGTTTGGGCGTACAAGGGTTTTATGAATTTTACAGTAATCTATAAAGTCCATATTATATATAAAGATTTTATTAAAAAAGTTGAAGGTTGGGTGATGCTTTTTTCAAAATTTTATATTTTAATGAAGCTTAATATAGGATGCTCGTCTAGATATTTACATGGATACATAAACATTGACATTCAGGGAGATACTGCAGATTTGATTATCGACGCAAAAAATCTTCCATTCGAAGACTGTACAGTTGATGAAATTTACTCGTCACATCTTTTAGAGCACTTTGGTCGTCATGAATTTTCACACATTCTTAAAGAATGGTCAAGGGTTCTAAAAAAGGGGGGGTATATCTACATTGCAGTCCCTGATATAGATAGCGCAATACGACATTACGTGGAGCACGGGGATTTAAAAGTGCTTTACGGTCAGTTTTGGGGAGGACAGAAGGATGAATACGATCATCACAAATTTGGATACACTTTCAAAACAATGTCAGAATATCTTCACGACGCAGGGTTTGAAAACGTCGAAAGATATAATCAGTTTGAATACCTTCCAGAGAATTTCGATGACTTTTCAAAGTCTTACATGCCTCACATGGATTTTTCAGGGCAGTTAATGTCACTCAATGTGAAGGCGTCAAAAGCCGTCCATCTGGGGTGACGACGTGCCACGCTTTCTCACCGTACGCCGCCGATGTAGATCCAAAAGTAGATACACCCATTCCTAAATTAATGTCGTTGTAACCTGGACCAGACGTCGTCACTATTACAGAACACTGGCTAAGGGTATACCATTCTGCATAGGTCTGCATCAGAGATTCGGGTGTCTGTTTCACTCCACCGCATGTACCCGGTGCACATGAGAGAGTAATATCGGTATCGTACATTTCGATCCGATCTCCCCAGCGTTCCTTGAACATTTTCTTAACCAGTAGACTGTCGCTGATTAAAAATATTTTTGAATTTGTTTCTTCTATAATTTTATGAAACTTTTCAATGGATTTATCAGTGGTGAACCAATCATCGTTGCTGGCAAGTCCTTTACAGTCTGGCATTGAGTTTCCGCACCGAATATGAATGCCTACGTACCCTTCCACATTTTTACACAAAGAGAGGAGAGATTCTGTAGGCTTCATAATTTTGTTAAGAATTTTTGAATTTTTGTTTAGAAAAGTATCACCTGGAATGTTCGGGCTTCCGTCGTCTCCCTGCATGTTGACCGAAAAATCAAACGCATTTCCCCTTTCAAAGTTTTTTAAATCTTCATGGACCGGCGCGTCTATTCCGTGTATGGAAAGGTAATTGACGAGCTGAAGCAGGACGTTTCCAAAACCTATATAATCTAGAGGCTTGTGCATTTTATTTACATTCGTCTAAAAACTTTAAACTCCAATCGCATTCGCATTGTTCAACAAAGAATTTTACAGTCTCTTCGTTGAACCACGTCTTTGGATCTTCGCTCGAGTCCTGAATACAAAAGTGAAATGCTTTTACATGTTTACCCAAGTGATTAAATAACCGGTCGCCTACGGGTTTCCAGAAGAAGATTGGATTAAATTCCCCAATTTTTGGACCGTCAAAACCGAAATGAAACTTTCCGTCGATTACACACCCGGTTCCGAGCCAACCCTTTGACCTGTTATTGTAAACAAAAGGTGAATAATTGTACGGATAGTCTACAATCTTTATACCTCGTGGATAAACGTAGTTCATTCCGGCTTGTTCGTGTCTGTTATTTGAACGACATTCGTTTTCAATATCTGAAATTATACCTGGATTATTGAAACAGCACACATCGGAGTTTATAAGGGGCCAATCGATTATTCCGTGGTGTGGTTTATAAAAAGGATGTATATCTGGTGGATACATGTCGTGAAAAAATTTTCCATTAAAGTCAAGGGTTGCGATCATAGGTGTTGTGTTGTCGTCTAGGAATTCATCAAACCGAGAGAGTGTGAGCGTATCGGCACCTAGATGAATAACCTTTGTGTACCCCTTTGAAAACAAGTCTTTTATGAATGAAAATCGCGCGAGACCAAATGAATAAAAGTGTGAATCGGTGTCATACGGTTTGAGTAATTCATCGTTAAGAATTATTACTTCAATTTCTGGATGCCATTTCTTGAAACTTTTTACAGAGTTGTTCGCGTAGAAAGGTCTCTGTTTAACATAATCGTCAGTCAAAGTGATTACACAGCAAGGTTTCATCTCTGCTTAAAGCAATTGTTTTCTTTATATTAAATGTATTGCATTCTGGGCGCAGATGGTTTCATAGGCAGAAATCTCGTAAAAGACCTTGGGGGAGTTGGATACGGTCGCAAAGATTTAAACCTTTTAGATTCGAGAGCCGTAGATGAGTTTTTCAATTCTCGTTCGTTTGATGTGGTTATTCACTGTGCGGTAATAGGCGGGAATAGACTGAAAGAAGACGATGCGGACGTGTTCTTCAAAAACGTTAAAATGTTTGAAAACGTTGCGAGACATTCTGGAAAGTTCAAGAGGTTCGTGTGGTTTTCGAGCGGGGCATCCTTTTTGGATTCTCCGTACGGATTTTCAAAATATATTTGTGAAAAATTGGCCATCCAAATTCCAAACTGCCAAGTTTTTAGAATTTACGGGTGCTACGGAAAGGACGAATTGCCAACCAGGTTTATATCTTCATGTCTTCGAGGGCCCGTTCATGTGAATGACAGGTATTTTGACTTTTTTTGGGTCGGGGACATTTCAAAAGTAATTAAGAATTTTACAATTTGCGATTCTAAAATTAGAGATTTAGTTTATAAAAACAAATTTAAACTTTCAGATGTGGCCCGTATGAACAATGCAGACATTCTGAGCATAACCGATGACCCGAAAGGTGATTACGTTGGGGAGTTTTCACCTGATCTCGAGATAGAAGACAGGGACCCTGTACTTGTAAATGAAAGTCTCTGATTATATTGCAGGTTTTCTTGTGAATCTACGACCACGCAGTCAAAGTCCATTTAGTTTATTATTCTCGAAAAGTTTAAGTAGTTCACAGACATGGTCAACGTCTTCCAGGCTCATTCCGTGGTGAGCTCCTAGCAGAAATCCCTCCTTCATAACCCTGTCAGCTCCTTCGAATTTTTCGAGGTAGTCTCGCCATGCAGGGTGACGAGTTATGTTCCCCGCGAAACAGACGCGCGTCTGGACACCACTCGCTTCCAGAAATTTGAGACAGTCTAAGCGGTCCGTGCACATCAAAGGTATTGCCAGCCAGTTTGGCTTTCTAGAGTCGTCCGGAAGCGTGTAGTATTTCGTATCCTTTAGGTTTTCGAGATAACGCTCGATGTTCGCACGCCGTTTAGCAAGGAGGTCGTCGAGTCTTGACCATTGTGTGAGACCGAATGCGGCGTTCATCTCGCATGCCTTCAGGTGGTACCCAGGAACCCCGTACAGAAACTTCCAGTCGTACGGAATGCCATCGACAGAGTGATTGAATCGCTCTGATGGGTCTTCGACGTTGTCGCCTATTCGACCCCAGTCCCTGAACATTGTCGCTCGCTTCAGGTGCTCTTCGTTGTTGAACATTACCATTCCTCCAACTCCACCGGCCGTGATCACGTGACTGGCATAGAAGCTCGTCGTAGAAATGTCTGACCATGGGGTCGTCGTGATCGTGTCTGCCGAGTCTTCGATGAGAGTAATTCCTGGGAACGAGGCCCTAAAGTCTTCCCAGTCTGGAACGTTTCCAATAAGGTTTGGGACGAGTATGACTTTTGTGTTTTTTGTAATCTTTGATTGAATGTGATTCAGGCTAGGGACATATTTACCAGGATCAGAGTCACAAAAGACAGGGGTTGCCCCGACCTGAACTATGGGTGACACAGTGGTCGAAAATCCGCACGCAGGGGTTATGACCTCGTCGCCCGGTTTCAGGTCTAGTGCACAGAGGGCCAAAAGGATTGCACTCGATCCTGAGTTGACAAAGAGTCCATGAGCCTTCCCGAACCGTTCAGAAACCTTCTTCTCGAATTCGATAGTTCTGGGTCCGAAACCTGCGAGCCACCCTGACCGAAGTGATTCTACGACAGAGTTAATCTCGGCTTCCCCGTAAGCTTCAAATTGATTCGGTGCATACCAAATCTTCTTTGACATTTATATATAAAAGATTGACACTTTTATCTGTAAATGAAAGTATCTAATGGGTACTAGCGCTTAAGGTTAATGTAGCAAGGCCCTGGACTTGTAATGAACTCTTTTAGAATATCATCTGTTAGCTCTTCTGGCTTGTAGCACTTGATGTTTGGCAAGCAGGTCAGTATCTTCATGTCGTCATCTCCCCAGTGCGTGATCCCGTCATGCGCGTAGTCATGGTCCCTTCCAGAACCCACGAGCTTGACCGGAATCTTTTCAAAGTTTACGTAATTACGTATCATTTCAAAGGGCCTGTACAGAAGAAAAGGCGTTATCGAGTAACAGACTGGCGTGTAGCCCGAGTATGATAGTCCGACTGCGACTCCTAGCATGAGCATCTCAGCCGAACCAACGTTTATAAATCTATCTGGAAAGTCTCTTCGTATTGGATCCAATATACCGTACCCAAGATCTCCAGTAATCACGAAAAGATTTGAGTTGGACTTCATAGCATTGTGCAGATACGAAACGAAATCTTTCCTCATTTGTATCTTTACAGATTTCACTTTTAAGTATATGATAGTGGCCATTGATCCCCTGTAATTCCAGGGGGGCGTCGCTAGTCATTGTGGTGAACCATACATGGGTCCTGTAGTCAAAGGCTTTGAGGCGAAGCCATAGATACGGTGTATTTACCCTATCATAAGCACAAAAGCCGTTTACATTTACGTGAATAATCATGTTTGGAAGGCGCATACGCAGAGCCTCCCATACCGACCCTTCCGCGCATTCTCCGTCAGATATAATGGTATGAATAGTCTTTTTAACATTTCCAATAGCTAGACCACATGCGACGAGGACGGCACTCCCTAGAGAACCAGAAGCCACATGGATTCCGTTGTCCACGTCGCGCCATGGATGGACGCCGTGCTTTTCAAACAGGACATCTGCATCTGCGCCGCTGTACTTCTCCAGAGCACAATAGAGGGCAAGGCCTGCGTGACCCGAAGAAAGCACGACAATATCTTCAGGCTTTTTCGTTTTGAAGATGTAATCAAGTATGGGGAGGGTCGTCAGGCACGAACTGATATGAGGCTGATTATGTCTGAACGAAATATCCAATACCCTCTGTTCCATTTATACATAAAAGATTGACACTTTTATCTGTAAATGAAAATTCTTGTGACCGGTGGCCTAGGATTCATTGGATCTAATTTTATAAATTACATTTTAGAAATTACAAATTATGAAATTATAAATATTGACAAGTGTGATTACATGGCCAGTGAAAGTAACGTGCCGTGTCATCCCCGGTACACATATATACGATGTGACATTACCGAACAATATCACGTAAGACATGTTTTCAAAGAACATGAACCGGACGTAGTCATACATTTCGCTGCCCAGTCGTGCGTGACAAGAAGTTTCGATGACGCTTTCCAGTACACGCAAGATAACGTCCTAGGAACACACGTCCTTCTCGAAGCGTCCAAGGATTACGGAAAACTTCAAAAGTTTATTCACATTAGCACCGATGAGGTCTACGGAGAATCAGGGCCCATAGATATTTCGTGCGAACTTTCCCCCCTTAATCCGAGCAATCCGTATTCTGCGAGCAAAGCGGCAGCTGAGCTCTACGTCAAGGGCTACACAAACTGTTACAAATTGCCCTGCATTATTACACGTGGAAACAACGTCTTCGGGCCTCAACAATACCCGGAAAAGGTTGTACCGTTATTTATAAAACAAATTATGGAAGATAATACAGCGACGATTCACGGGGACGGGTCGACGCGCAGAAATTTCATTTACGTCGACGACGTTTCACGGGCGGTTCAAAAAATCCTAGAACTCGGAAAAGTCGGAGAAACGTACAATATAGGGAGCAGGCATGAATATTCAGTCATTGAAATTTTTGAAAAATTAAATGAAATTATGGGAAAAAATTCTAAACCCCTGTTTGTAAAAGATCCGAGGGTCTACAACGACTCGAGGTATTGCATAGACAGTTCTAAACTGCGAGAACTTGGATGGTCCGAAAACGAAAACTTTCAAGAAGACCTCGAAAAGACGGTCGACTGGTACTGCAGGTCTATGTATTCAAGGTTCCAAATGTCTAATTCAGCGTCGAAAAGTTCCTTGTAGCGGGCCTCTACAAACTTCTTTCGTTCCATGAATTTTTCAAACTCTTCTTTTATTTTAGAGTATTTAAGACCTGAAGGTTTATAGTCTCGGATGTAATTTACCCAGTTTTTTTCAAAAGTGCTCCCGGCGTGACTCGTTTTCCGATATTCAAGAAGGGACGTCTGATGACAAAATGGAGTGACGTCGAGAGTTTTTCCAGAATGTACAAGAATGGCCGAAATAACAATGTCTATTGTCTGATTCATGTCCACGTTGTCTAGGAGAAACTGTGCAAACTGTCTAGAAATTACAATACACTCACATCCTCCGATATTCCCGGTCGTTACTGTTTTCTCTCCGTATGGAATATCGTAATTTACACCCATGCAAATTACATTAATGGGTTGAAAATTAAAATTTTTAATTAATTCTGTTAAATTTTTTGGGAAAACTACGTCATCGTCGCAGCACATGAAATAGTCTTGATTCAGTTTTATTGCTTTTTGATAGGTTTCAAGTGCTTTCACGTAATTAGAAACTAATTCGGGGGTACAATGAGGGGCAATCTTCAGATTGAACCATCGGACAAAAGGGTGGTCCTTTCCAAAGTCCGTGTTCCAGACTATTTTAAAGTAGGCGTCGTCCAGTTTTTTTAATTGTTCTTCCATGTGCGTTCGACGAGATGGTAGTCCATTGTTTATGAACAGGTACATTTAAAGTATTAGGCCTAGTAATCTTTAAATGTTTCACCCCTGGAACGTGGGCCTTAACAAGGTTAGAATTGGCAGCAAGCAAGGAGACGGAGGGTATATAATAATTGACTCTTCCTTCGGGTCAAAATATATTCTGGGATACGGAGTTGACAAGGACCTGTCGTTCGAGAATGAACTAACAGAAAGATATGGAATGAAAGGGTTCGTGTTTGATCACACTATAGAAGAAATTCCTAATATATCTTCCAACGTAATGTATTTCAGGGAGGGTATAGGAGGATTTGATGCGGCCCCAATCTTTACACTCGAGACGCATGTCAAAAGGTTTATACCCGAAGGGGAATCGTTCATTCTAAAAATGGATGTGGAAGGATGCGAGTGGGATGTTTTGAGAACCGCCGACCTTTCAAGGGTTACTCAGCTAATTATAGAGCTCCATGAGATGCAGGAATTTCCAAAAGAAATTATTGAAAAATTGAATGAGAATTTTTACCTTGCACATATTCACGGAAACAACTGTCACAATCAGCCTTGGGTACAAATTGACAGGTTCCGTAAAATGCCTAGATACCTGGAATGCACGTACGTTCGCAAGGACCTTGTACCGGGTGTAATGGTAGATAGTGGGAATTTTCCAATACCACAAGATGTTAAATGCAGACCAGATGTCCCAGAACTCGAACTAAACTTTTGGAAACGATGCGACGTCCCGATCTCGTTTGTCGCAAAAGACCGTGCACAGGTTCTTGTTCTCAACCAATTTATTACAGAAGGAGACGAGATAATTTCACAAAAGGAAAATGCAAAAAATAAATCTATATTTATTCTAGAACCCGACGAGATTGTACCTGTTGGGATCATTTTGTCTCTAAAAGATGTTAAAGATTCCGTGGAATTCCCAATTTTAAAAAATGGATATTGTGAAAGCTACGAGATTAGGTTTATCAACGGTCCTCAAGTTGTTCGATGCAACGAGACAATCTTACGATTTAAAAAGTCCTTGATGAAATGATCGTCATGCCAGCACTTTGGTATGTATTCGAACTTAAACCACGTTGGATCATAGAAATATTCCCGACTTTCACCGAATAGAATGTGCCACGCGGATTCAAAAAAACCTGTAAGTTTGTAAAGATACGTTTTTGTAAAAGGACAATATTCCTTTTGTGAATTCATCAATATTTTGTAAATATGCTCGTAAAGTTCCTTTGAATGTAGACGGATCCTTTCTTTCGAAACTATGAATTGTGAGTTTGGCTGAAACACAAGAATGCTTCCTAATGCAGGTTTGTTAGGAAGTTTTAAATCGTCCCACAATTTCGGAGCGTTAAGAACCCCTTCTTCGTTATAAAAATTATAAAACCTCACCCACCCATTCAGGGGTATGTACCCGTGTTCAATGTTTGATCCTTCGATAACCTCTAGCAGGGGACGATCGTGTTTTTGATGATATGCATTTTCATGACCGTGTATAAAAGCAATATGGTCTGGTAAATTTTCATAATTTTCAATTATATATTTTATAAAAGAACTGGCATCTTGATTTTTATTAGGGATGATGTGTTGAGGTTCAAAACATGATGGATCTGATCCTTCCTTGTCTATCAAGATTACAGGAAATTTTGATTTTTTTAACCACTCTAAATTTTCTTTCCAATGACTCGTGACTATTGTCAATGACATTTTTATATAAAGTTTCGATTCTTTTATATGAAAATGAAAGTCGTCATAAGTCTCACGAGCATCCCATCTCGTTTTGAATTTTTAATTAAAATTATTGAAAATTTAAAATTACAAATTCATAATGAAATTTGGATTAATATTCCTAAAAATTATAAAAGATTTCCTGAATGGAATGGATTAATTCCTAATTTTGAATCTAAAATAATTGTAAATTCATGCGAAGACTACGGACCGGCTACGAAAGTCATCGGACCGGCCCTGATTTTGGATCCGGAAGATCTCATAGTGTACCTTGATGACGACACAATGTACGACCCGTCACTCGTCACGAACCTCATCAAATGGTGGAAGACTGATCAGGCATGTGCATGGGGACTTTCAGGATTCAATTTTGAAAATTATTTTAATAAAAATTATCCGAGACAGCATGGAACAGTTGTAGATGTCCTAGAAGGATACGGAGGAGTAATTGTAAAGGCTGGATGGATTAAAATTTTAATTAATGAATTTAGGGAATTGATTGACGATGCGTCTCGAGCAGACGATGTAATCCTGAGCAACCTGTTGACGAAACAGGGGATCCGGCTCAAGACTGTTTTTACGCAGCAATGTCACATAGGCATGATACGACAACTTAATTACGGGTTCGACAGGGATGCTCTTCATATGCTGACACCGGGTGGTCATCATGAAAATTACAAAAAAGTTTTAGAATCTCTGGAAGGTAAAGGGAAGAGCTATTTTAGATACAGATGCTCGTAGACACTTTTATGTTTTATAATGAGCTAGATGTTCTTGAGCTAAGACTTACTCTCTTGGATGAATATGTTGACAGGTTTGTCCTGGTCGAGTCCGAAGTTAATCACGTTGGAACGTCCAAAGAACTTTTTTTTGAAAAAAATAAATCAAGGTTTTCCAAATGGCTTCCAAAAATTGTCCACATTGTGATGACAGCCGAAGAGGCTTCAAAGGACGAAGACCCGTGGTCACGCGAAAAACAACAGAGAGACTGTATACTGAAGGGACTGGACGGAGTTCCAAATGAATCTATAGTAATGGTCAGCGACGTTGACGAAATTCCAGACATGTCAAAAGTTCCTTTCGAAAGGCTTCCGCATATGATTACGTCTGTCCACATGTGGATGTTTGAGTACTCTCTGGACTATCTTTTCACCGGCGAGCCCTGGTTCGGAACCGTTATAACTAACTGCGAACTTTTCAAACACGCTGGGCCTAATTTTCTCAGAGAAAAACGGTGGAATTTTCATAAATTTGAATATGCAGGTTGGCATTTGAGCAGTTTTGGGGACGCATCCCATGTTTGGAACAAGACGAGAACGTATGCACACGGAAAAGACAAGGAGAGGAAAAACGAAACTCTGAATCTGTTTAATTTATACATTGAAAAGGGAATTCACATTGACGGCAAGACTCGCCTTCTCAAACGCCCTCCAGAGGTCCCCTTGCCAGGGCCTGTCGAAGTTCTTAGGAGACTAAATCTCGGGACATTCGCAGCTTAAAGATTAACATAGTTACTATTTTAAATGTTCAAGACTATCAAGTTACGTTCTGGAAACTACACTATTAACGCTATAAAAGATGATCAACACATTACGACCAGGCTTTTGCTCGGGGACGAATGGAAGGATTGGATGCGCGAAGATGTGAAAAAATATTACAAAAAAGGAACAGACATTGTCGACATTGGTGCCAACATTGGAACGAATACCCTTATGTTTTCAGACTATGGACCTGTCCACAGTTTTGAACCCGCCTTTCACACTATACTCAGTAAAAATATAGAACAGAACACACTTAAAAACCCTGTCAAAGTTTACCCTTTTGGAATTTCACAGGAAAAGAAAGATTTTGATTTTTACCTTCCTAAACCTTCAAACGGCCGAACGAATTATGGAGGCGCTTCTATTAACGCATGTCCTTCTTGCTCTACAAAGTTTCACAGGATCATCGAAGTCGATAAACTGGACGACGTGTACTACGGTAAACCAAGTATAATCAAGATTGACGTAGAGGGCCATGAACTCTTTACACTTTACGGGTGTGCAGAAACAATCAGGATTCACAAACCTGCAATTTTCATCGAAATTTTTAATTATACAGAAAATCACGAAATTGCAAAGTTCCTCGAAAAGTTTGGATATGCTAAACCAGAAGTTCGCCCAGACTCTAATTACGTTTTCGTTAACTAGAGAAATGAATATCATTTTAGTAAATGATGGATACCGAATCAATAAAAGTGGGAAATTTTAAAGTTGATGTGATTCGGGATGACCAATACATTTCAAATACATTGAAACTTGGATACGAATGGGACGGGTGGATGCGATATGACATTCCGCACATTTACATGCCCGGGACTGACATTATAGACGTGGGGGCCAACATAGGGTGGAATTCATTAATGTTTTCGGATTACGGACCTGTCCACAGTTTTGAACCACTTTTTCATGAAATAGTTTCAAAAAATATTTCACAAAATAATTTACAAAATATTGTAAAGGTGTATCCTTTTGGATTGTCTTCAGAAAACACTGAACGGGAAATTTTCATACCTGAAAAAATTGAAAACATGTGCAACTACGGGGGTACAAGCCTTCATTCACATGTCCATCAGAAGAGTGGAACTATGGTCAAACTCGTAAAACTCGATGACATTTATAAAGGACGGGTGAGTCTCATTAAAATAGACGTAGAGGGTCACGAACTGGACGTCATAAAAGGTTCATTAGATGTAATATCGAAAAATTTGCCAAGTCTGTATATAGAAATTTTTGACTTTTCAGATGAATGTGAAATTGTAAAGATTCTCAAGAGTTTTGGTTATAATGTAATTTTAAATAGACCCGAACACAATTACCTTTTTATTTCACCATTGGCCCAAAATGTACAAGAAACATAGATACTATACCCAGTCCCACGCCTACCCATTGCAAGGGACTCTCAAAGTTTTCTCCTAGAATGAAAACCGCCACAAGAGATCCCAGAACTACGATCATCCCTTCCCACATTGCAGATACCCACAGGAGACTCCCGGTTGAAAGACTCTTTATCAAGAAGAACAGGACGGCAACGTAACCGAGTATACCAGCATACAAGTGATGGTGCCGCCCGTTCATAGTAAACAATTTGAAATTTGCATTTCCCCAAATTTCAGAAACTGTCATCAGGGCTACGTTGACAATACTCATTGCTAATTTGTACACACTTTTTTCTTCAGTGAAAGTAGATGGGCTGGATTCCCTGGATACTTTCGTGGATTACTCCTCACATTGACCTGGACAGACGGGCCAAGCAGTTTGTATTCGCAATTTTAATAGAAAACCCCGTGGAATTTCAAATTGCAAGACTCATGGTTGCAGTTAAAAATATGCACGTCAATTGAATCATGTGGCTCTTTATAGGTCCTCCGCTCTTATCTGGAATAGGGCAGGTAACTCACAATTATGCAAAATGTACAAAAAATTACGAATACGTAGAAATTGGTAAAAAGCCAGAGTTTAAAAAATACGAAAAGGGGTTTGCATTCATTTTACCTATAGAAAGTCAGATCAAGATTATTGATCACTATTCGGCTCTTTGTGATTCTATGATTTACATGACAGTATGCGAGACTGATCCTGTAAATTCTTGTTACGGAATTTTGGAAAAATATAAGACAATACATGTTCCATCAAAATTTTCAAAAGAAATTCTAGAAAATCAATTTCCAAATATTGAATGGAAAATTTTACATCACTGGGCTCCAATTCCAATTCCTAAAATTATAGAATCAACTGTACCATATATATTCTATACAATAGGCAACGTTGCAGATCCTAGAAAAAATGTTCATGGTATACTCGAGTCGTTCATACGTTGTGAATTTCCAAATGCATTGTTCGTGATTAAGGCGACATGTAAAAAAGAAATTACATTGAAGATACCTAACGTTATAGTTATAAACGGCCTGATCAGTGAAGATGAAATCGATGTTCTACACAACAACTGTCACTGTTACATCAACTGCTCACACTCCGAGGGGGTCGGAATGGGAGCCGTGGAGGCTGCTCTGAGAAACAAGCCTGTAATTATAGCAGACTATGGGGGGCTCAAAGAATATGTGAAAACGCCTTGGATGGTGCCCTGTACCGTCGGTCCGATTGGGTTTGATGATTTTCTTTTTACAAAGGATTTAAATTGGGGGTTTCCAAACCGAAGTAAACTACAGGAATTTATGAAAGAAATTTACGAAAATAAATTAACAGAATATGATCATACATGGACACGCAACCTAGTAGAAAAAGTCCCCGAAGAGTTAATTAATTCCTGCTCCGTTAGGGGTGACCCTGTTGTTCCGGACGCTCGACATGTTTGAAATCATTGCGTTTTTGAGTTTATTGAGGCCGAGCTTGGCAGACTTTGCAGATCGAGCAGCTCCTGCAGCCTCTGCTGCATTTGCCGCTGCGTTAAAGTTTGCAGCAATTCCCTTTAAATTTAGAGAGTTCATCTTTTGAGCTACACCACGAAAGCCGCTCGCTGCCGCGTTGTAGCCCGAACTTGCCGTCCTGATATTCTGTGAAACGTTTACACCGTTCAGGGCGTTTCTGTGTGCATTTACAGCGTTATTAAGCCTCTTCAAGGAATTATTAGTTTGGTTAATTGCAGAATTGGTTGTTGCCATTTACATTATCGGAGAATATTCTATAGTATCTGATAGGATATTCATTCCTTCTATGTAATCGTCCATGGAACTGGAGACAGAATACTGATTTCCCATGGAACTGGAGACAGAATACTGATTTCCCATGGAACTGGGGACAGAATGCTGATTTCCCATGGAACTGGGGACAGAATGCTGATTTCCCATGGAACTGCTCTTTTCAATAAATGCATATGGGCCTTTCAGCTGATCGGTCCTTGAACCACTCGAATATACATGGTTTCCTGGGCTGTTAGCCCAACTGGGAAGGGTCTGAGAACTGGAATAGTCTGCCATTTACATTCACTAATATTTTTCTGGGCTGGAAGGAGGATGAACTTCGCCACCTGATTCAATCCACTTGTGACTAATGTAAACGGTCAAGGCTATCACTATGGAAGATGATAGTAAAAACCCCTTTTGAGAGTTTAGATACAAAACGACATCATCTAGAATCTTTATGCCTGTTGGTTTTTTTATGAGACGAGGAACAACGACTACTATGATAAAGTTGACGGCAAGAGCTGCCCAAACATAGTTCCAATCCATTACACTATATAGACATTTTAAGTACGTCCTTGCTAGGCACGTGTTTCGCACAGTACCCCCCTAGTTTTGCTGCGTAAGAACACGGTCTTCCGGATAATAATGTTGACTTGCATTTTGCAAATGTCTTTTTTGCTTGCACTTTTTCACTCTGAAAAGGGATGACCTGCACGTGCGGCCTAGAAGCCTTCATCTCGAGAGATCTTTCTCTTGAGCGCCACATTGTATCTGCCAGCTTCTTTGGGTCTGGGTGACCAGCGGCCAATGCCGCGTCGTACATGCTTTGCCAGCTCGGAGCCATTTTTGGATCACTGAAGATTATTGGAAACATGACTTTATAATCACACGTTTTTTTGAATGTATATACTAAATGACATGTGGAATAGAAGGAGCCATGCAGACCAGAGGGACGTGTTGGTTCTTCAGCATAATAAATGGATTCCTTCTTTCGAGCGCCGGCCAAAAGATACTTTTTGCCTCGATGGAAAAGTTTTACAAAGGCCTGTCCGACAGTGAAAAGGCATACTTTGACGACAGTATAGATGCCCCTTGTCCTCTTCGAGGTGACATCATAAAAACAAAAAGAATTTATTTTTATAAATTTTTGGATCAATACCTGTGTTTCAAGACGGGGCCGCGTTCTATGTCTCTCAAGTCGGAGAGATCGGCAAGAATACTAGAGGGTGTTAGTCTGACCGGGACATTAGCAAAAAAACACATGGGGGGGACCGGGGCTTACCCCCAGGAAGAACTTTTAAAAGTCTTGAAACACCTGGGAATTACAAATTTCCTAACTTTGTACGACAATGTAGGGCTTCACCCCGAAGATAAGAGAAAACAGCCTCCTTTTGTAGTGTATAAAAAATCCGGACGTTTTAATTTTCCCAGCATTCCGTCGTTTAGACCGAATACGTATTCCTTGATGTGTTGTTCGATAACTATAGCAAATAGAAAGGCAACCAATGCAACTCTTCACAAGACCCATGCTATTACGGGGTATATGTGCGGAAAAGACGGGTATCTGTTCGACTCTAATCAAGAACGACATTTCCCGTGCAAATGGTGGAATCCAAATGACTTAAAAGCGGTCGTAGATAAAGACGTAGCAGAGCACTACAGCTTTTTCAGAGATGGCCAGATAGACTATATAGCATACAATTATGCAATTTACAGTAGAAAAGCATATGTAGCGAACATTCACCTCTCGTGTCGTCTCAGGATCAAAAAGGTTAAGACGCCTGAAATTGCTAATATCAAAGCGTTACTACGCAACAATGCGATGATTGCACGAATGGGTCTCAAACCGGCCGAGATAGCCGCTCTGAAACATAAAATGCATAACAAAGGCCCGAATAGCCCGGCGAATAGCCCGGTCGCACTCCTGAACAAAAAATATTTTAATAGTTTGAAGGAAAACGGAATATCAAAGAGCAATGTAGACAAAATGTTACTGGACCTTACGAAAGCCGGATACAGGGTTAACAGAAATGCGTATTTAAATTTTATGAAAAGTCCCGTCGTGAACACCAGTTTTAACAATGCAAAGAAACTCATAGAGTCGGAAAAAACGACGGCCGGCAGGACGAGAGCCTATTCAAAACTCTGGAAACAATTCAGTCTACAAAATCGCAAAAAATTGATGGAGGTTCGGAACGCCCTGAAAACGAAAAAGAAGAGTCCTAGCGTTCCTAAACCTATTCCTTTGGTAAATAGTCCTAGGACGGCTCGAAAGAAGGTCATAGAGCAACAATTTGAAAACTACTGGAAAAAACTGAATAAGAATAACCGAAATACCGTTCGAAAATTTATAGCCACAAAAAAGAGCCCGAGCCCTCAAAAAAGCCCGAGCCCTACTAAACTGAATCTAGGCAAGGCGGCCATAAACACTCTGAAAACGGCAGTCGCTCGTAAAAAGTTTTTGAAAAATGCAAAGCCAGAAGTTACACCTGAAAATTACAAAATACTCAGAAAGTATGTAACTTCTAAAAACGAGGAGAATCGTAACAGGCGATCTCGCGCACGATGATTAAAAATGATTTTCTAGACTAATTTAAATGGGGATAGATCCCAGAGTATTTGGTCCTAGTTTTTGGGGAGCTCTTCATCTTGCGTGTTTCTTTCCGGAAAACCCAGACAAGGTCAGGGAATTTATAAAACTTTATCAGTACGTTTTACCGTGTATTGGATGTAGAATGCACTTTGAAAAAATATTAGAAGAATTTCCTGTTCCAGAAAGCGACGGTGAGATGGAACTTTTTGAATGGTCAGTGTTTGTTCATAACGAAGTCAACAAAAGCACAGGTAAACCTACTCTTTCAATAGAAGAAGCAAAGTATATTTGGGTAGACAAAAAGGTTAATCAAATTATAGAAGAAGATAAGAAGAAAAATTCGAAAGGAGTTCCTTTATGGATAATTATAGTAGCTGTTCTATTAGTCACATTGTTAATAATTAAAATGAAACTTGGTAAAGAATAGATTCGTATAAATATAAATGAAATATACACGTCTAAGTCATGTGGAACACATCATCAAGCGCCCCGATACGTACGTGGGATCACTGTTACCCGAATCCAGCGATCAATGGATTCGAGAATCAGATGGGTTCAAGATTTCTCGTATTTCTATTTCACCTGCTCTTGTAAAAATTTTCGATGAAATATTGGTAAATGCAATTGATCAATATTCTTTGAACCCGAAGAAGATTAAATCTATAAAAGTAGATTTTTCTGGAGGGTACACACACGTCACAAATTACGGAGTTTCTATACCTATTCAAAAACACGAGACTGAAAAAGACGTGTGGATCCCCGAGCTTATTTTCGGTCACCTGTTGACAAGCTCGAACTATAACGACAATGAAGACAGGGTCACTGGAGGACGCAACGGATACGGTGCAAAACTTGCAAATGTATTTTCAAGAGAATTTAAATTGAAAATTAACGACGGAAGAAGGATGTATTCTCAATCGTGGAAAAAAAATATGAGCATATGCGAACCTCCCGAAATTACAGAATCTGATGAACCCCCAAGTGTCAGGATTTCTTTCAAACCGGACGGAGATCGCCTCGGAACAATGAACGACTGGGAAAAAATTATCGAAAAACGAACATGGGATGCTGCAATGTGGTGCTCCAAGGCCTCTGTAGAATTCAACGGTTCAAAGCTTAATGTACACTCGCTCGAAGAATATGCAAAAATGCACATTGGAAATGTACCGGTGGCCAAAATGCATACTGAAAACTTTGATATTGTGATTGGTCATTCAAAGAATGGGTTCCAGCAGTGTTCGTGGGTGAATGGAATCTCTACAACAAAAGGGGGGACACACGTAGAAAAGGTTGTGAAGCAGGTGGTTGATGGAATTTTAAATTCCAAGAATGTGACAGTCAAAAATTTCCAGGTACGAGGAACCCTTTTTGTGTTTATAAAATCTGTAATTATAAATCCTACATTTTCGAGCCAAACAAAGGCTGAATGTACTTCCAAAATTACAGAAACAATTGAGATGAAACCAAAGTTTATCAAGGATATTCTCTCTACGGGTATACTAGAAGACTTGATGGCACTAGGAGTTGCGAAAATTGACAAGGAACTCAAGAAGACGGATGGAACAAAAAAAGCTAGAATATCTGGAATTCCAAAACTAGACGATGCGAACTGGGCAGGTACACACAAGAGCCACGACTGTACCCTCATAGTCACAGAGGGTGATTCGGCAAAAACGCTTGCAATTGCAGGTCTGAGTGTAGTGGGCCGGAACGCGTACGGAGTTTTTCCACTCAGGGGAAAGCCCAGAAATGTCAGGGACGCAACGGTCGCACAGGTTACCGACAACGAAGAGTTTTCAAATATTAAAAAAATTTTAGGACTCCAGCATGGGAAAATTTACAATTCGCTCAAGGAACTTCGTTACGGAAGACTCATGATAATGACAGACGCAGACCTCGACGGAAGTCACATCAAGGGCCTCGTCTTGAACATGTTTCATGTCTACTGGCCAAAACTGATAGAATTGGGGTTCGTCGTGTCTATGGTTACACCCGTAATCAAGGCGGGAAAGCAATGGTACTTTAGCGAAGATGAATTTCGCCAGACTGGACTGTCCACCGATTCTGTAAAGTACTACAAGGGTCTTGGAACTTCTACAAGTTCAGAGGCGAAGGAATATTTCAAACAGATTGATCGTCTCACAGTAGCTTTCAAAAGCGATCAGAAAATGGACGAGTCTATGCAGCTCGCGTTTGCAAGGGCACTCGCAGACGATCGCAAAGTGTGGCTCGCGGAACACATGGCAAATCCCCCAAAGGGTGTGAGATACGGTCACGTTAACAGTCTGTCTGTGACAGATTTCGTAAAAAATGACATGTCAAATTTCAGCGCTGAAGATATTAAGAGATCTATTCCACACTGCGTAGACGGTCTCAAGCCCAGTCAGCGAAAGGTTATTTACTCGTGTCTCAAGAGAAACATTACAAAAGACATTAAAGTTGCACAGCTTTCTGGGTACGTAGCGGAGCAGACTGCTTACCACCACGGTGAAGCGAGTCTCCAAGGAACTATTGTGAACTTGGCTCAAAATTTTGTAGGATCTAACAACTTGAATTTACTTGTACCGAGTGGTCAATTCGGAACGCGTCTTTTGGGTGGAAAAGATTCTGCGAGTCCCAGGTACATCAACACTCGACTCGCTCCAATTACAGTCAAGATATTTGACCCTGCAGACAATCCTGTGCTCAAATATGTATTCGACGACGGGCAAAGAGTTGAACCGGAATACTATGCCCCCGTAATTCCTATGATTCTTGTAAACGGAGCAGAAGGCATAGGGACCGGGTTCAGCTGTTACGTCCCGCCGTTCGACCCAGATGTAATAAAGCACAATATACAATGTGCTCTCAAACAGGTTGAAATGGCACCAATGGTTCCTCACTTTGTGGGGTTCAAGGGATCGATAAGAAAGACGAAGGAGCATACATGGGTTCTCGAAGGGGTTTACGAAGTTGAGGGATCTCAGATCAAGGTTACAGAACTTCCACCGGGAAGATGGATCCAAGATTTTAAGGAACACCTGGATGACCTTGTGGAAAAGGGTGTAATTCAGAAATACGAGAATCATTCCACGGAGACGACTCCAGAATTCAGAATATGGGGCGCTACCGGGATTCAAGACATTCCAAAGACACTTGGTCTTACAAAGACTATCCACACGAGCAACATGTACCTGATCGGGCCCAACGGAGCAGTGAAAAAGTACGCGAGTCCCGAAGAAATATTGGTGGATTACATAGAAGTTCGTCTTCGCATTTACAGGCTAAGAAAGAATCACATTCTCCAGAAAATAGACTCGGATATTCAATGGATTTCAGAAAAGGCTAGATTCATAAGGGATGTAGCAATATCAAAGAGAATAGGAGTCTTCAATCAGTCTATCGAGACAATCAAGAGACAGTTGAAGGAGGAGGTTTACGCAGAGGCTATATGGTCAAAGTTACTAGAAACAAAGACATACGAGTACACTCTAGAAGAGGTTGAAAAACTTCAGAATTTGTGCATACAGAAACAGAATGAGAGAGAAATCGTAAAGGGGACAACAGTGTTTCAAATGTGGGAGAAAAATCTGAGAGAGATGTAGATGGAAGTTGCGCGTGTCGCACACTTTGTACAGAAATCAGTAACAAACTTTCTTATTTCTATAGGTTTAGAATCTGCACCTGCTACAGTGAAAAACGTGGAACAGGCGGCTCAGACTATTTTGCAGCCTGCACCAGTTCAAGAAATTATATATACAAATCCAGTGGAGGCGTCTGGATTCTTTCGTGTCACTGGACCGACTGAGGTTACATTTTATGCGACAACCACGTGGACCACGAATATAGGTCCCGGATGGACAGCCCTGAACATTACGGGAATGGTGGGACAGATACAAACCACTGGGTCGAGCAACATCAGTGGAAATGTATCTGTATCGTCTCTCGTTTCAGAGCCTTACAACTGGTCATTCACTGTTAACTCCGACACTGATCAGATAATAAACGGAATAGTATACGCAAATTCTGTAGTTCTTTATCCGCCTAATGTCGTTCCAGTGGTGAATAATAGTGTTAACGTGTATAATATAGTGGGATACTATACAATTCTGGAAAACATAGTGACGTTTTTTTTCATAGGGCCTGTGCCTACAGGATTTAAAGAGGGGTGGATTGTCGATAATATTGTAGGACTTGAAGGAATTTTCACAGTAAAAACGTTCGGTAAGAATCTTTACGCCGGGACAGACACGGGGGGGCGGCCCATATTCAAATCTGCTGCAATCTTGAGTCAGATTGGATTTAAAAAAATATCGAGCCCCCCAATATACTTGACTGCCCGGGCTTATTCTCCCACAATTACATCCACTCTGACAACCGTTGGCCAATTTAAATCCGTTGAGCCCGTTCAGGGAATGGTTGACATTAATCCTAATATTATGACCGGATTGTTTCCAAATATGAGAGATTTGAACAGGGGTCTCGATTTTTCAAGAGAGCCCGTAGATTTCACAGAAATTAAAAAACAAGGGTTGAGTTCTGCGTCAATTTTTTCACTCTTTGCAAAAGGCCCCCAAGACGATTTTCTGACTACAGACAATCCTAAATTTTCTAAATGGAACCCAGAGTTTAAACAGCATACAAACTCTATAATGTTTCACAGAGTTACTCACTTTCCTGGGCCGAGTACTACTTATGAAGGAAATGTAGTGACAGTTGTTTTGTATCCTAACCAACTGTCCGATTTACTGTCCAACATGTATCTCAGGATTCAGCTCCCGAGTGTAAAGTTTTCGCAGAATGTAGGGAGAGCTATAATAAAGCAGGTTGATTTTATAATAAATGAAACCGTGATAGAATCTCTGTACGACGATTGGTACGTAATCAGAGATCAGATGTTGCTTGATGCAGACGAGCAGTACTCTATGAATTCTGCAATGGCAGGGATCGGCGGAGAAATTACAATACCTCTAGAGTTTTTCTTCTGTAGGAGACATTCTGTGAATAACACTGGTAAAGAACGTCTGCGAAGACCCTATTTTCCAACGTGTGCCATGAAGAATCAACTCATTTATCTGAGATTCACGTTCAATCCGTACACGTGGTGGACAGAATCTCCAGATCCCGTGGACTTTACAAACCCTGTAATTATAACAGAAGAAATACTTTTAGAGCGCGAAGAAAGAATGTACTACAAAAACAAGTCTCTCAGATACATTGTAAACAGTATAAAGAAGGATTCTGTACTTACTTTCAGCGACGTTCAACCGTCTATAAATTTAACAGCGTCGTTTCCGGTCCAGAGTCTTTTTTGGTTTTTTAGAAATCAAAATTATGAAAATGTAAATAATCAAAATTACTATAATTACAGGTACACATACGGATATACGACTCAGTACATTCATGCATCCATTCCAATGACTTTTCCTTCAGGGGTTTCAAACTTCATAGACGTAATCACAAAAGCAAAACTAACTTTGAATAATATGGATGTTACTAGCTCTCTTCCGGGGGGTCTTTATTTTGGTGTAAAACAGCCTATGGATCACTTTCTGTCCGTTCCGTCCAAGAATATATACTCGTACTCGTTTGGGCTTACTCCAAAAGAGTACAATCAGGGTGGATATCTTAATTTCTCACAGCTTAATTCACAAACTACTACTCTTACTCTTACATTCAATCCTACATATTCTACACAGGTTCAAGCGGGGTACAATCTATACGTGTTTTATTATGGGTACAACTTTCTTCAATTTCAGGGAGGGTTTGCAGGCCTTGTTTTTGGATCGTAATCATGTGATCAACAATACCGTTTTTAATTACCCATTTTAGAAAATTGAGCTGAGCAACGGTCGTAGTTATCCCGTCAAAGTCGATTCTCTCAGTCCTGCAAAAAGGGTCAAATAATTTTTTTGAATATCCGTCAAGACTCGATTTATATGCAACGTGAACTGTAAAAATTTTGCCGTTCTGATCAGTATAAGTAACTTGCTTATTTTTCGCGTAGTTTGTCACGAACCATTCAATCTTACGAAGAGAAATTCCATCCCGGTGATTCAAAATATCTTCGAGTCTCTGTTTATTTTCGACATCTGAAAAGAAAGTTTTAAGACTTGAAAGAAGGACAAGTGATTTACTCATTAAACTAATATGTATTCTATCTTTTAAGTCTCTTCCCATGGACATGGAATTCTTTCATGTCGAACGGGCTTTGGAGCGGGAATTTGCTTCTGGTGAAACCCGCAAAATCCACAGTTCACTGGTTTTTTGAGGCATCTCGTCTTGTCACCTTTTATTCCCTTGCACAAGTGATCTTCTACGTCTGTCATGTCCATTATCAATGATTCGACAGGTATGTTGTAGATACCAGAAATTTTATGAGCCAGAGAATTTGTTCGAATGCTCATTCTCACGTTAATCTCTGATTCCACCTGATCCATTACCTGCTTCTCAAATTTCAAAAATTTCTGATTAAATTTTTGAAATATTTCTGTGAGACCTTGCTCCATATTCATTTATTGACTGAAAACTTTATATCGATTTTGCAAACCGAGCAAGGAATGCTCTGCGCGCGTCAACCTCTACAGAACTCTCAGTCTTTACGATAAATTTCTTGTCGAATATTATTTCTGGGGGTATGAGAGGCTCTAGGAGGTCTTGAACAGGTTTTTTGAACTGATTCGTAAAATAGTATTGAAAGTCTACAGGCATTTTTTTTTCACGAACCCACACAGGGTCCTCCGCCTTTTCGGACATTTTACCAGTACCCGTGACAATTACGAAAGGGACACGGTCGCCTTGCTGGGGCTCTGAACCAGGGGCCCTCCTTTTCATCTTGTCCCTTACATTCACGTGCGGCATTGCAACCTTGTAGTCCGAACCGAGCTGCTTACTCATCAAAAGTTTTTCAACCGGAACCTTTCCGGTCATTAATTCTCTTGCTGCGTTTCGAGCGGCATCTATAACAGGTCTTGGGTCGCTCGATTCCAAAATCATATTCAGAAGAGTCTTTAATGTTTCGCGGACAAAAGGACAGCTGTCGCGCCGGACAACTTGAAGGCCCTTGATGTCAACTTTTTTGAAAACGACTGCGTCATCATTCTTTTCGTACATTTTAGCTGCGTACCTTTTCTTCGAATATAGAAAGTACGGACAGTAAATCTTTTCAAGTTCGAGATTGTTCGGAGGTTTGAACAATTTTGTGCACGCTTCGGCGGCAAGTTCACCCTGGGCCCATGAATAATCTATAGCATCCTGTCCTTTGCGTCCTTGGACGTCGAACTCTACCATAACACTGTCCGTGTCACCGTACCTAACCTTGGCACCGGGAAAGCTCTCCTCCACGTAATTCTTGGTCTCCTCAATCATCTGACGCCCCCGCATCGTCACCGTCGAAGCTATTGCGACGAGTGGGAGCATTCCTCTCACAGCGCCCGTGAATCCATACATTGAATTCATGCTAATCTTGTAAGCGAGCTGCTGGCCGTTATAGACAGACTCCATCGATGTCCCCTCTGCAGCGGCCTTCAGCTTCTTAGCCTTTTTTCTAAAAGCTTTCAGGTCCATCAATATCACGGGGAGCAGAGAGGGGACATTCTGTGCGAAACGGTGCGGGCCAAACTGTTCGTACTCGACGCCCGGCAAGTTGTCGTACTTTGGATTCATGACGAGTGTCGAATAACAGAGATTGTGGGCACACATTATGCTCGGGTACAGACCCTCAAAGTCCAATGCAGTTATAGGCGCATAATAAGCACCGGTCTGTGCCTCGAGGACAGTCGCTCCTTCGTAGCCTTCGGACTCGACAGGCAGTGAAGTTTTTTTGAATGTTGGAAGAATAAAGTTTAGATGACGGGCCTTGTATGCCATCTGGCTGAACACTTTGATCTGCTGACCGCGCTCGGACAAGAAACTCAAAGGGACCCAACATGCCTTCGCCATCTCAATCTGATTCTGAATCTGACAGAGCTTTTCCATCAACTTGTGTGGAAGAATAGTATCCTGTATGCAGTATTCTGCGACTTCGGCGAGTTTGACAGGATCTCCTAAAGAGAACCGAATGAAAATCTCTCGGACTGGCATGTCGTTTTTTTGATCTTTTAAGAAATGTTTTGAAACGTTGTTCAGCGAGTATGATTCGAGCTTGTGCTCACGTTTCACGTCCTGAAAAAGATCAAAAACGTAGCGGCCTTTCATTGGGACCATTTTTAACTCGTTGTTGCCAAGAGCACTCGAACTCAGGTTTTTTATGGAAATTTCCGCCACAGAACCCTTTACCCTCCCCCACACAGGTTTGAGACCGCAGAGAGTCGCTCGGTACACCAGGTACTCGAGATCGAATCCGAAAATGTTCCAACCTGTCATGACATCAGGGTCAATCTTTTTCAGATATTTTTCAAACTCTTGAAGAAGCTCCCTTTCCGTCTCAAAACTAGGAAACCCATCTGTATTTTTTAGACACAAACACGTTCTTTCAACATCTTGGCTCCCAAAGTTTTTGGTCGTCATTCCAATTTGAAACACGACGTCGTTCGGATTTCTAGGGTTTGGAAAAGATCCTGTACTTGAATAACACTCGATATCGAACGACATTATCTTGATGGGAGCAATGTCGTCCCGGAAGACTGGCTTTAGATTCTTCCACTTTTGCTGCCAGAGATTCAGGTCGCACGTGGTTTCCGGATCAAGCTCGCATGTACCCGTGTCTACCCACCCTGTAGACTGTAGCCCTGTGACGTGCATGAATCTAAGAATCGGATCAATGTTAGATTCGTGTACAGTACACCCGCTCAACTCTGGCCATCTGTTGTTTTCGATAGCACATGCAAAATTTCTGAGACCCCTGTGGCTTCTGAATCGGACAAGTAAAAAGTCTTCTAATTCGCCGTTTCTGAACCCCCAAAGGTCTATAGACCGTCTTTTTTCCACAGAGTAACATTTTGTTTGGATGAAAGGAAAGTCCTTGCATCCTTTTACGTAAAAAAACGGTTCGAATGTCGTCCCGAGGGAGACGGACCTGCCATCTTCGGTTCGACCAAATATTCTGATTGTGTATTTTTCATCGACATCCCCACCGTCCCATGCTACCGCTTGAAATGTCGCCATAGTTCAATCGAGACTATTAACTTTATGAGGCATAACAGAGTAAAAAATAAAAAAGTACATCTAGCCTCTGAGGTAATTTTAATATCAGGAAAATAATCATTCACGTTTTCAAAATACTCTTTTATATCTGAAACGTTTCTATTTGTTATAAAATACAAGGGGTTCCAGCGTTTACCAGAGTCACTGTCATGCATTGTCTCTATAACGACTTCAATTTCACTATTTGGAAGATTTATATCGTCCATTGAATGTTCATGAAATATTGGATTTTCATAATCTAGAATTTTATAATGTTTTTTAGGTATGCTCATGAACATGTCACAAGTTCTTGGAAGTCCTTTAGGGGTTTTATTGCCGGTGAAATCGCTCTTAGTTATGAACGGAAATATTACTTTATCACTGAAATTAAAGTTTTGAAAAAACAAGTCTAGAAGATTTACATCTATTCTTAAAATGAAAACCTGATCGTAATCATTTTTGTCAAACGTCTTCAAAATTTCGTCCAATTGTTTTTTACGACCTATACTTAAATCTTCCAGATTTTTTACGTTTACTCTTTCTCTGAATATCGAATTGACCAATTCGGGTTTGTAAAAATCTTTAATTTCATTGTCGTACTTTGACGTTTCCACATTTAAAAAAACTGAAAAGTTGTCACTATTTATAAACCTTTTGTGTGTTTGCATGGCTTTAATCTGTCCCTCGTAGTCACCGTTCCTGAAAGCCTGACCTATTATAATCAAAGCGACTTTCATTTAATAATTGGGAGTAAAATAATTTTAGCAATTTTATAGCCTTTATGAATAACGAACGCTCGCCTCGTGTCTGTATTGTGAATTACGACTTTCAGTTCTTCATGGTAGCCAGGTTCTACAACGTCCGCTAGAATAGTCAGACCGTGTTTCACGGCGAGTCCAGTGCGAGTCGCAAGACGTCCGTAAGTTCCTTCGGGGAAATTAACTGATACCCCTGTCGATACAACCGCACGACACCCAGGTTGGATGACATATTCAGAGTTGCTAAATAAATCGTAGCCCAGACACGTGGATTCCGGAAGTTGTGCATCTTGATCAAGTTGTGTAAATATCATTCTTGCATTTAAAGTCACCAGTCCTTTATTTAAAAATGCCTAATCTCATTTTGGATGTAGACGGAGTAGTTGTTCGTAACAGGCTGCTCTTATCTCACGTGAAACACAACGCGTCGTGCTATGTCCAAAAGAAGATTCCAGAATGCGAAGATCGAATTCTCGTAAACAAGTTTTTGTATAATGATTACGGTCACACCGCTCTTGGTCTGCAGAAAAGATTCAGTGTCGATACGTCCGACTACAACGACTTTGTCTACGACAAGAGCGTAATGTCCCATCTGGCAAGCGTGCTAGAATCCAGGGAGTTTCAGATTGACGCAGAGTACATTAACGACTCAATCTTGAACGGATGGGACGTCACTCTTTTTTCGAACGCACCTGCTAAATGGGTGAATACGGTGGCGAACGCAATAAGCGACCGTGTGAAAGTAAAATGCCAGGACGTGGGAACGTTCAAGCCGAGCCCGGAAGCCTACAAGGACTTTGACCCGTCGGAAGATTACTATTTCATAGACGACAGTCTCCGAAATCTAGAAGCTGTTAGAAATTTTGAAAACTGGCATCCTTTTCATTTCACGGAAACAAGATTCGATCCGAACCTATGGTGTCAGCAAGTTTTTCACTTACGTCAGATCCATTCCAGTATCCTTGGAAAACCTGTAAGAAATGTATTCTAGATCCATGAGAAGCGTTTCTATACTCTTTGTGAGTATCTTTTCGTAAGAAAAATCAGGGTCCACCTCTTTCGCTAGACCTTCTAGAAGAGTGTACGACCGAAGAATGGAGAGAGTCGTGGAATCGAGTTGGACGGGAACCTGCTTAATTTGCTCTTGAAATTCTACAGAATTTACACTGAATGATTTAATGTCGAGAGTCTGAATATATTTCAAATACCTGTTTACAAAAATTTTAGCAATGTCTTCGTTTTGTATGAGTATCCCCATATTTTTCATGTTTTCAATCATCGAATCCACGTTTGCAGTCTGGACACTATAAATGAATTCCCTTATAGAATTCTTGTAAGCCGGACTGATTCGTATAACGTTTCCAAAGTCGTACATAACTATCACGCCTTCGTCTACTCCTATGTTTCCCGAATGTAAATCGCCGTGTATGATTCCTTCGTAAAGAATCTGATCTATGAACAAACTAATCAACCTCTCGGCCGGGAATGGAAACTCTATGGGTTTTGATGGTACATAGTCCATTACGATGACGTCGTTACCAGAGAATTTAGAATAGGGCCTCGGAACTCTAATGTCTTCGTAGTCCCTATAAATATCCCTGAAAATTGAAATATTTCTAATCTCCGTGCTGAAATCCACCTCAGCCAGAAGACCCTTTTCGAATTCCCTGAACCAGTCATTCTTAATTTCAATTCCAAAAAATGAAAGAATTTTTGAACAGTTTTCAATAATGTTCAAGTCTTCCTTTATTTGGTGCTCGACGTCCGGTCTCTTGAATTTAATGACCACCGAACGACCCCTTAGAGTGGCCCTGTGAACCTGGGCGATGCTGGCACATGCGAGGGGGACAGGATCGACGTCTGTTATTTCGGGCGGAATTTTGAGGGCGAGTTTTTCAAAAATTATGGGCGTGACTTTGTCTCTGAGGGGGGCGAGATCCCTAGAGAGTTCTTTACCGAAAATGTCCGATCTATTGGAAATGAATTGGCCGAATTTAATTCCAACAGGTCCAGATCCGTCTAATGCTGTTCTCAGCCACTTTCCACGATGTTTTGCCGGGACAAGTTTGAGACCTAGTCCAATCTCCAATGGTTTAACTATGCGCGGTGACCACATACGGTTAGTAATTTCACACATTTTTTTCCTCAACTTCTTCATCAATCTTTAAAAATCCCTTGAACATTTCAATGTCGTCTTTTGCAGTCTTTTTTAAGGCATCATGAATTTCACGGAAGGTTTCCATGCGTTTAGATTCGGCAATGCGCCTCTGACGTGCGAGACGGGGTGTGAGCTTGAACGGACTGGAGCATGCTACTATCATTTAATCAATTCACAGATTTTATTCATGATAATTATAAATGGATTGTTTCAGGACAAAAACATTATATGTAATTCTTCCGTATTTTAATTTTTGTGGGTTCAAGAGACGTCGGGAATTATTCATCAATTTTGTAAATGAAAATTCTAAAATTTATAATTTAAAAATTATAATTGTAGAAATTATTGGAAGCGAACCATTAGGAAAATTAAATGTATGGAAACATTTGAAATTCAATTCAAAAAGTACATTATGGATCAAGGAAAATTTAATTAATAAAGGTTTTGAAAATCTCCCAAAGGATTGGAAGTATGCATCGTGGATAGACGCGGACATTACATTCCTGAACAAGAATTGGGTAACCGACACAATTGCAGAACTCAAGAAATCTGATCTCGTTCAAATGTGGCAGTCTGCAGTGAACATGGGGGCTTACGGGGAAGTTGTAAGAGTGGATACAAGTTTCGGGTATCTTGCAAATTTAGGAGGTAAACCTAAAAATCTCTATAACGATTGGCACCCTGGATACGCGTGGGCATGCACGCGACGATTCATGGGGAAAGTGGGATGTTTAATAGACTGGGCAATTCTTGGGTCGGCAGATAGACACATGGCTATGGCGATGATAGGAAAAGTAAGACAAAGTGGACCGGGTAACATTAATCAAAATTACGCTGAAATGCTAGAAGAGTTCCAGACTAGAGTGAGGAATCTAAAGATGGGCTGGATTTCGGGGACGATAATCCATTATTGGCACGGGTCGATTGCAAACAGAAAATACAAGGAAAGATGGGAAATTTTAACATCCAATAATTACGATCCGTTTCTTGATCTTGGGATGACAAAGGATGGAATAATAGAACTCACTACACGTGGAAAAAGAATTGAATCTTTTTTATATCAATATTTTGCCGGTAGAAATGAAGATTCCGGTGTAAATTGAGAAGACTATTATACTGAACAGGACAAAATCTTTAAAAAGTGTCTGCCTGGTTCTTATAATTACTGGAACGAAAATCTGGCTTTCAACGTCTTGGACAACTTGTAAACTTTCGTGTCTAGCCCTGCAGAGTGGACAGTTAAGGTTATTTTTCATACATTTAATTATACACTCGAGATGCATAACTTTTTTACAGCATCCGAGAGTCACGAGAGAGCCAGAAAGTTCATCCATACAAATAGGACACTCTTCCATAATAACTAGTACAGAGATAATGGTTGACGTATTCGAACCCGATCCTGTGGATGTTCCTAAAAAAAAGCAAAAATTTAATCCTCTTGGGGAAAATATTTACCTTCTGGCATTCGGGCTAATAAAAAGAGAAGAGGACTCGATAATCTGCGCCCAGAGAATATGGAAAGAGCGGGTATATTCTCCACCCGGAACACTATTTGAAAAGAGAGGGAAAATGTACAGACGTTCTCTGGAAAACTGGAAGAAAAATATATAGGTCTAATTCTATATGAACTGGCTGTACATGTTCTCTCCGCTCGTTGCTGTTTTCAGCACACAGCTATTCGTAAATCTCAAAAGCGCAGGTGACATTGTTAAATTTAGACCCCCTCCTTGGGCATTTGGAATAATATGGACGATATTATTGCTAATGTTTGGGTATTCATGGGTCCTTGCAGATGGATCTAAAACGTCTTCGTGGTCTTACCCACTCACTACGATCCTTCTCGCAATGTGGGTGATAGTATACGGAAAGTCTCCCAAGTTTGCATCGTGGCTTCTGATACTCGTAACTTCTTCAATTTTAGCATGCTTCACGACCGGAAATCAGCAGTCCAAAGTCCTCCTGTGCCCGCTTCTGTCGTGGTGTATATTTGCAACAATAATGAACACTACAGAAGTTCAGAGTTGATTAAAAGTGGGAGGCACAAAGGAATTATACCCCATACAGCGGACCAAAAATAGTTGAAATATTCATAGTACCCTTTGAGACTGGGGAAAATCATTAATTTTCTGAACAATAAATCCAGAATTACTCCATAAAATGCAAGATTAATATATGTAAGTTTCAGAGGAAAAAGAGAGTAAAACAGTCCCATCATTCCTCCTGCTATAAAAAGAGACTCTGTCGACCCGTGTAGAGCAAAGTAATCCTTGAGCCCCCATCCGGTAGGCCCTCCTAGACCCATCTTAACCCCTGTCTGTAACAGAAAATCACCAATGAAACCAGTGAAGACGGCCACAGATACTATATTCATTCTTGTTAATAAGCGGCATTTTTAATCCTGGAATAATATAATGGCTGAAAATTCTTCAATCATTATAATTGTACTAATTTTGTGTTTTTTTTGCATGTCATTGTCATTGATTGTTGCAGGAGGGTCGTGGTACGAAAACTGGACGTGTTCCCTAGGGTTCGGGTATAGTTGCTCGTCGACATCAAGTAATTCCAACACGAGCACGAGCACGAGCACGTCGGCCCTTCAATCCCTTATAGCAACAGGAACTATCCTCAAGACTGCCGAGACGGACCTAGGTACTTCTCCAATAGCACCTGATAACCAGCCCAGTATTACACTTACATCAACCCCTGCATTTTCTATGTCCTTTTGGGTAAGTGCGCCAACCGGAACATCAACGGCACAGTGGCTAAGTGTTTTTGGTGGAAATGGTTTGGATATATCTTATGATAGTAAACCAGAATTAGCAATTAGTTTAGCAAATGCACAACCTCCTCCGGATTCAGTAGGACCTAGAAACTGGGTTTATGCAGGAGTTCCTTTTGGAACATCAGTGTATCATATCGTATGGGTCGTTAATGGAATGAGTGTAAATACATACAAAAATGGAGTCAAAGAACAGGTTGCGTGGGGTTATTCGGAAACTAAAACCCCTATTTGGCTAGGTTCAACTGTCGATATGAATTTCAATCCGAATTCGACACCAATGACAGGAATAAAGGTCAAGAGTTGCTACTGGTTCAATTCCCAGCTTTCCGATGCAGATGTTAATACCCTTTACAGTGAGGGTTCATGAATCGTTCGCAGAGATTCTAGCTTAAACCCACGGCTCCCTGAAAGAGTAAGAACAAATGGGAGGAATCCGGCAGGGTGTACCTGATGTTGCAGATTCATTTGCGAGTTTTCAATCGCTGGAGTTTTTGTAGGGGCTATTATCGTAATCGCCCTCATTCCGGCTATGTTACAATAAAGCCGCAGGTACTATATTCATTCCTTGTCAATAAGTGGAATTTTAATTGGAGGCAATTCTGACGGTCCCGAAATCTTGCCGAGTATATAGTTCAGGGGTTTCCTTACGACGTCATACGTGCGTTCTACAAAGTTTACGTGATTACTCATCTTTTCGATTCCCTTTTCTATACCCTCGAGTCTCTTTTCTATAGATTCGAGTCTTGATTCCATTCTATGATAAATGTATAAAATTTTTAAGCTAATACGTTTCGGACCTTTTTGTTATTGTTTTTTCCGGGCTCGAACTTAGATTTTGTCCCTCCGTTGTTTTTCCAGCCCAGACGGTGTCTCAAAATATACGTAGACGTGGGAATCTTGGGCGTCCCTTTTTGTGCGTGACGCACGTTAGATCTTCCTTCTAAATTAGCGCCGTTCTGATAAATAGGGACACCCTTCATTATTGCGTAGAGGGTCGCGAGTGCCCGGAGTTTCGTGCCTACGCCTTTTCCCCTCGCCTTTCGAGGAGTTTCTCCTTCTGTGATTACAATCCTGGTCGGATAATTTATAAGAGTCACGTATCCCTTCGTTGGGACATGTTCTATATTGAAAGCAGTCTGATTTTTATATGGTCGCCTGATTTCAAACTCTGTATTTTTTATGAAATTCCTGAAACTGTTCATTTCTTATATTTGTTAAACATTTTTCTCCGTTCTTCCCTCAAAAGTTTTGCGACTTCCGAACGACTTAGGGGTCGCTCGTACCTGTTCAACATTGCCGACGAGCGCGTCCCCGTATTAGGACTATACAAAAGTTTGTTCACTGGGCTCCTGAAAACTTTATTATAAATAGTTTTTCGAGCCTTGTCGCGCAGTATCCGGCTCCTCAAATTTATACCTTTTTTTATAGAATTTGTCAGATTTTCTGCCCTTTTTATGAGAGCCCCGTAGTTTCTTGTTAGTTGCCTCTTTTTTTCCGCGTATTCAGGGCCCCGGTTGGGATAATTCTTGTCGAGCCTGTTATAACTAGAGTGCCGGGCCTGAACGAGACTGTTTATGCGTGCTAGGGACTTTCTCAAATTCATGTGGATCGTGTTTTCTTTTTTTATGGCGTTCTGAAACTGCTTCGACAGATTGTCGTAACGCTTATCAAGCGGCTTACCCCCGGAATAATGCTTGAGTCCTAAATAAATCTTGTTAATCTTTTGCATTTATGATTGGCAGAGAAAATTCGTGTTGTGTCCAGGGCCGGGAAGACAAGACGCAGTCTTATAATCAAAAATGGCTCCCAAACGTCTTCTCCCGTGGATAGACCTGGAAAAGATTAATGGTCAAATGCTTTCAATGAACCCGAATGCACTTGAACTTCTAAAGGCTAACCCTGAAAAGATTGACTGGTTTTTCCTTTCATCCAATCCGAGCGCACTTGAACTTCTCAAGGATAACCCGGAAAAGATTAATGGTCAAATGCTTTCAATGAACCCGAATGCACTTGAACTTCTCAAGGCTAACCCGGAAAAGATTAAATGGTTTGCTCTTTCATCCAATCCGAGCGCACTTGAACTTCTCAGGAATAATCCGGAAAAGATTGACTGGTTCTACCTTGGAAAGAACCCTGGCGCAATCGAACTTCTCAAGGCCAATCCGGAAAAGATTCATTGGGGATTTCTTTCCAAGAACCCTGCCGCGATCGAACTTCTCAAGGCCAATCCAGAAAAGATTATTTGGGGTTATCTTTCAGAGAACCCTGCCGCGATCGAACTTCTCAAGGCTAACCCAGAAAAGATTAATTGGGATCAGCTTTCACTGAACCCTGCCGCAATCGAACTTCTCGTGGCGAACCCAGAAAAGATTGTCTGGTGCTACCTTGCAAAGAACCCTGCCGCAATCGAACTTCTCGTGGCGAACCCAGAAAAGATTGACTGGTATCAGCTTTCAAAGAACCCCTCAATTTTTGAAGAAATCATTGAACCCCCTTTCAAGCAAGAACTGATTGAAAAGGTGTTCCACCCGAAGCGAGTAATTAGATTTGGAGGACCAGAATGGCTTGAATGTGTGTAAAAATTCGTGTTGTGACCAGGGCTGGGAAGACAAGACGCAGTCTTGTAATCAAAAATGGCTCCCAAACGTCTTCTCCCGTGGATCGACCTGGAAAAGATTAGATGGTTTGCTCTTTCCAGTAACCCTAACGCGATTGAACTTCTAAAGGCTAACCCGGAAAAGATTGACTGGGAATTTCTTTCAGAGAATCAAGGCGCATTTGATCTTCTCAAGGCTAACCAGGAAAAGATTAATTGGACTTATCTTTCATCTAACCCAGGTGCATTTGATATTCTCAAGGATAACCCGGAAAAGATTAATTGGTATGCTCTTTCAATGAACCCTTCCGCACTTGAACTTCTCAAGGCCAATCCGGAAAAGATTCAATGGGGATTTCTTTCCAAGAACCCTGCCGCGATCGAACTTCTCAAGGCTAATCCAAAAAATATAGATTGGGATATGCTTTCATGGAACCCTTCCGCGATTGAACTTCTTAAAGAAAATCAGGACAAGATTGAATGGGATTTTCTTTCAATGAACCCTTCGGCGATTGAACTTCTCAAAGAAAACCAAGAAAAGATTGGATGGGAATATCTTTCAATGAATCCTGGCGCGATCGAACTTCTCAAGGCTAACCCAGAAAAGATTGTCTGGTGTTATCTTTCCAAGAATCCTGGCGCGATTGAAATTCTCAAGGCCAATCCCGAAAAGATTGATTGGGCTCAACTTTCAGAAAACCCCTCAATTTTTGAAGAAATCCCAGAACCTCTTTTCAAGCAAGAACTGATTGAAAAGGTGTTCCACCCGAAGCGAGTAATTAGATTTGGAGGACCAGAATGGCTTGAATGTGTGTAAAACATAGGAATTATATAAATGCCAGACGGTTCCGTGAAGCGCTTTATCGCTTAGAGGGGGACCCGATCCTTGAAGGACTGGGAAACCCTTGTGCCTTTAGCCAATTCTTGATTTTTGTTTCCAACTTTGAAAACAGAATTAGTTTTATTTTGGGCTGTCCAGCCGAGTCTTTTACGCACGATCCATGTGGATGTAGGAAGGTTCGCCCCTCCTGCTCTAGTCTTGGAACGATTCCCTAGATGTACACGTGATATCTATTTTCATGTATATTCCGGTTTCTCATTTTTCACCTTTAAGGAAGTTCTTAACAAACGCGTTCATTACTTTTAAAGATAATAGTTTCTTCAAATCAAATGAAGAGCGTAGTCACAAAGATTAAGTTTGGCGGAGTCGACTACGACGTCGAGAGGACAATCAAACTCGAGGACGGAACGGAATACTACGTTCTCCTTGGATACGAGAGAAAGGTCAAGGGCAGCGATTGTGAGATTCTGGCGACACGTCTGGTTATTTAACGGGTGGAGCATAAAAATTCGTGTTGTGTCCAAGGCCAGTACATCACAAGGCTCGAGGATAGACCGACACCCACGATGGAGCTCGCTACGGATCTTTACACACGCATCTTGCGCTTTAACGAGTATTATGCGAGCGATGGAAATAATCTGTGTCGGACCCCTAACGTGACTCAGTCGGCCATCTATAATACCTGGGTGAGGGATCACAATTGGCTGACTGAAAAGTCGAGCTATTCCCTTCTGTACAACGCCCCTGGGTGCGTGCGGCTCATCACGTTTGATACAATCGCCGCTATGATCGATTATCTCAAGCTCAGCTGCCCCGGGTCCGCCAAATGGTTCCGAGACTGGTATCCCAACGGTCTGCAGGTTTATGAGAACCACTCGAATTCCGAATCGGAGCTGATGATGGATAGCATTGCCAACACCTCTGATAAGGAGCCCAATGTAAAGCACGACAAGTTCCTGCTCGTGGCCAACTTCATCTTCGAAATGAATCGGAGAGTGAAGCGCCTAAATTAAATAGAATGCGAGGCACAGGATATTAGTAAACCTTTAGCTGTTTTGACAAGAGTATGTGTAAAAAAAACTTGCGTTATATAATTGTCAGGACACACGCTCGTGAAAATGTATAATAGGTCTAGAACTCTTTAAAAAGAAGAATGCTGATTACGGCGATGCGTTTGCAAAGTTCGGAATGGTCGGCGTCCTCATGCGAATAGAAGACAAGATTATGCGGGCTCTGAACATTACAAAAAAAGGGGTAACGCTAGTAGACGACGAAAGCATCCGGGACACTCTGATCGATCTTCATAATTATGCGGCAATGGCTCTCATTTACCCCCTCGTAGACGTAAAACGAGGTGAAGAGTAGACTCTTTCTGAACGTTATAGTCGGCCAGAGTCCTGTCGTCCTCGAGTTGCTTTCCCGCAAAGATGAGACGCTGCTGATCCGGCGGAATTCCTTCCTTGTCCTGGATCTTTGCCTTTACATTTGCTATAGTGTCCGAAGACTCGATCTCGAGCGTGATTGTCTTTCCGGTCAGGGTCTTTACAAAGATTTGCATTGTTACTATTCATTGAGAGTTTTATTTCTTTAGACGTTTCAGGACTTCAAAAGATCCTCGAGAATATTGATTCTCTCGTGGAGCAGTCCTTCGAGAACGACGTCCATCATTTCGAGAGACTTTTTGGCTCTCAGCGCATTCTCCAAGAGTCGTATGTACTCTGTGGCGTAAAGAATTGTCGGATTCGTGACGAGTCCGTAGATTTCACGCGGATAGACCGACTCGGGCTTGCGTCCCTTGAATTCTTCCAATTGTCTCATGGCCTCTTTGAGAACCGCCTCCTTTTCGTCTCGTTTTATGAAAAATTCGAGCTTCTTTGGCGCGTGAAGCGTCAATTCCATTTATTAAACAGGTGTCCTTCTTTTTAATTACTATTTTGCACGAATCCTGTGAGACACTGGTAGTTTGCGGCTGACTGCAATCTTGCGGCTCGTGGAAACGGTCGGCTTCGTTTTATGGCTCTTGGAAACGGTCGGCTTTGTTCTCCGTCTCATCCACAAGCGAGGATCCATCCACTTATGGAGTCTTTTTTGTTCTATTATAGAGGGCGAAGAAACTTTTTTCAATTTAAAATTCTTAGATTTAATCTGTTCGAGGACTTTCATGGAATTATTTTTTATGGCTTTTATTTCGGCGTCTCGCTTGGCCCGTGCGTTGTTCACGACTTTAATAAATTTATTTCTTAATTCTTTTTTTCTGGCAAGTTCAGTCTTGATTTTTTCAATTCCACTCCTCTTCAGAAAATGACGTTTAGAATGTTCTCGAACCATTTTGATAAAATTCTTTTCTCCTTCATTTTCTCGAGCTCTGAACCTCTCCCTGCTTTTTTCTATTTGTTTCTGGTAATAAGTGTTATACCAATTCCTAAATTTATATTCAATCTTTATTGACGCGTCCAGTATAGACGTTGCGAGTTTTCTAATTTTTTCATTGCTCCGGACACATGACGGTGGCACGGGTGGGGGTTTCATGCCGCGATTATTCACGACCACCCCTCCATAGACCTTGTCACAACTCATGGTTTTGGAAAGGATTTGCATTGTTCGTTTGACGCCCCTGATTTCTGCTTCTATAAGCTCAGCCTGACGATAAAGACTGGTCATTTCCTGGGCTTTTTCTGAATACGGGTAAGGTATACCGGGCATCATTCGAACTTTATGAAGTTGTTCATGTATGAGGTTCAATTTGTCTTCGAGTGGTTTTAGTTTCTCGGCCAAGGGGTTTGAGTGCAAGATAATATTGCCTCTTTTTTCTTTTAGTTTTCCTTTATTATTGGCTCCTTCCCAGGGCTTTCTAAGGCGCTCTCAGTATAGCCTGATCCTCTCCTGTTGTCTCCTGATCAAGTTTTCCATTTATATAATGCTTGAAAAAAAGTAGAGTGACCAAGACAGGGAAAGAGAGTCTCGAGGTATTTAGTAAAATGAAGCACGACATCGAAAACCCACCCGATCTACAGGTTCAGTTGAGATACCTGAAGGTGACGTTATTTTTTTCTTCTGTATTCACGTCCATATCGCTTGCGGTCTTGGGGATGGTACTTGTCAAGCAATGGAACACGTGCTAGTATCTTTTTACCAGTATAAATAAAATATTGTATAAGGTTAAATGACAAACCTCCAATTAAATAGCATATCAGAAATAGCGAGACGGCTGCCATTAAAAAACATGAAATCTTTGAGGATTGCAATGCCCGCGGCCAAAAAACATATCAAACACGAGGCAAACAAGAGAATTTCGGCAGTGTCCAAACTTCAGGCTCTCTCCAGGTCTCTCGGTAAGCTGCGGGCTTCGGCAAGTCAGAATGCTAAAAAATTTAAGGAAATTCAGGCAAGTCTGAACAAACTGAAAAATAAAAATAAAAATTTATCGAATAAAAACATAAATAACATTAAGCATACTGTGCGTCAAAATTTTATAAAACACAGGGGAGCCACGAACGCATATCTAATAGGGCGTAATAAGGTTGTCAATGTCCAGAATAAATCAGGCGGAGGATTTTACGTAACTGTATTCAAAAAGAATCCCAACGGTACCAAATTGACAGGATACACGGTAGGAAACGGCTCGAACTACGTAAAAGAAAACTATTCTTTCAATAAGAATCTTTTTAATGTTGTTGCAAAAATGTCTAGGTAAATTGACAAGAAGAAGAATTAAACACTTGGCGCGTTCATATTGTAGTTCCAGATGAGACCTTACGTCGTGTGCTACACGAACAGTCTCGTACAGCCAAACAATTATTTCATGTGCGCCGAGCGTCTTTTTTTCAGGCGCGTAAATTCTGAAGCAAATAGATCCGGAATAAAGTCGCATCAGCTCGGAAACTGGATACATAGAAAATACGGCGACGTTATAATAGAAAGAATGTGCGGGACGGGCAACCTCGGAACATCTATTCCGTGTGTAATGTGCAGAAAGACTCTCGACAAGTGGGGTATTCAGTGGAGGGCCCACATAGGAAATCAATGGCACAAGAGCACTGATCCGGACGTACCCGTCTCACGACCGACCCATCGGCAGCGACAACTAATTTTTTCTTGATGTAATAGTACAAATGAATAAAGGACAAAAATTTGTAGGACTTTTGATGAACTCTCGTAGTCAGTCGCACGCGTTTCACCTGACTACGAAATCATTCGCAGAGCACAAAGCTCTTCAGGCTTATTATGAAGGGATCGTTCCTTTGCTCGATTCGTATGCTGAAGCGTACATGGGCAAGTACGGACGTTTCAGAAAGATAATACTAGGGCGTAAAGCGATCGCAAAAAATCCAACAGTCTACTTTCGTAATCTTTTGAAATACATTAGAAGCATGCGGCTCCCTAACGATACATACCTTAGAAATATTCAGGATGAAATCGTCGCGCTCATTCGCTCGACTCTTTACATGCTCTCCTTAAAGTAATTTATGACCGTCGTGTCTACACACATTAGATAATGCAACAATTCGCCAACTAAAAATAAGATAATTACCGTCCAAAGAAAAGAAACCTTGAATTTTTTATGTATAAACCATGCGCCAGCGACTGTCAATGCAGTGTCCACGAATGCAATGTTCGTCCCTGGTATTCTCATAGAATGTACCCCTCGGCCAGGTTCACCTAATATATTCTTGAAAGGACAGCTCATACTATATGTATGTACAAAAATTTGCGTAATTTACAAGCCATGAAATTACGAGAATGCATTCTTGAGAAAAATGCAGAACGCCTTCACTTTTGGATTTCCCATGATTATCCCCCAGCCTCCTCGCCCCAATTGGCGGAACATTGCCCTTACTATCAAATCTCTAGATGAGTATCATTCCATATGGAATCCAACACTCCCTCTAGTGGAAAAACTGTATTCAGAACCTTTGCGCATTCAAGAGCCACCCTCCGATGCTCCTTCTGAGTTCCATTCGCTGACCTTAGCTGAATATAGTGAATCCATGAACGGAGGGTCCCGTTCACGTACATCCTAGAGGGGGTCATACCCTCTGGAAGGACCACGCGAGCCTGTTCCTTTGCAATCCCATTTTCTATGGCCCACTTGTACGACTGGGCAGCCTGATCTGCAACCTTATCCTGTTCAATTTCCCATAAAGTTTTAATCGTGAGATGATCAGTCTCGATGCTGTTTTGTCTGTTTTTTGAATCCTGAAGACGTGCTTCCCTGGTTTCAAAACTCAGATCCACCTCTGCGTATCTCTGAGAAAACTCCTGAAAAGAGAATGACCTGTGTCGCAAAATCTGCCTCGCAATGTCTCGGGTCGTCTCAATCTCCATGCAGACACTCACCATTTCGAGCGGAGACCAGTGCTTGTTCTTGATAAGGTACTTGACGAGTTTTTCCCCGGGAGAATTCTGGTTATCGGGGTTTGAAACTCGTGCACAGTATGCGACCAGGTCATGGAGGGACTTATCCCCCCCTTGCGAGTGACTGACTAGCGTAACCTTCATTCGTTTAATAACTATTTTCTTCTCTAAGTCTTACCACTCTATAATTTTAGCCAGTCCTACCATATAGTTCCTCGAGAGTCTCTGAAGTTTGTCCCATAGTACCCTGGGAGGAATCTGAGAATGGTTTCCTCTCTGACGCGTAGAAATATTCATGTATTTATAATCAAAATTATGGAGTTGCCTCCGTGCAGCATTGCTTCCGTCTTCTTTCATGGCTTTCCATGCACCGTAATACGCGTACATTATGAATTTTATCAGGTTGTTTCGAGACATTTTCTCAACGTTCCTTGACTTTTTCAACGAATTCCAGTTCAGGTTCTTGTTCAGGTTCTTTAAGCCTGTAGGTATGGCCTTGTGAACTGGCATGGCTATCATCCCCCCCTGTACAAAACGCGCCGGTTTGTTCGTCCTGTATGTCACGGGTGAAAAGTTTAGGGCCCTCGGTGAAATTCTCACAGGGGAAACGCGGGCACGTGTACGACGGGCGGTCCGTATCGAACTCGGGCTGGGAGGGGACATTCTGGGAGGAGTGCTAGGGCTTGACATTTATATAATGGACAACAATTTTTATTCTAGTGTCTTAAATAATCGTCTGGGTCGAACCGCGCTTTAGGAGCCTTTTTCTTTGTAATCAACACGTACTTGTAAACACGTGCTATGGCCCATTGTGACGCCGTAGCACCCGGTCTGCTCCCTCCCGTTTTCCAAGCCTTTAGCCCCTTGTCGTAGACTGTGTTCAGTGTTCGGATTGGAATTCCCGTCTTTTTAGAAATTAATAATTTATTAAATTTCAATCCGGGATATGTCTTGTGGAACAACACTGTCCACCTTGACTTTTTCTTTTCAGCAAACTTGTCAGATTTCGAGAGTTTCAGTTTAGAGTAAGGGGTAACTCTCCGCTTGAGAAGTTCCTTTTCTCTTGTAAACTTGAGGGACTTTGTGAGACCCGAGAAATATCTTTCGGGCCACTTTCGTTTTAATAGTACATGTCTCATGTTAAAGAAATGGATTTTATTTAAAACAATGAAGAAGGCTAGCATACCCGGTGCACTTCGAGAGCAAGTTTGGCTTCTTTATTGTGGAGATCGCAACTTCAAGCACAAGTGTCTTGTCACTTGGTGTGAAAACGTGATGACACCTTTCGCATTCGAGGTTGGCCACAACATTCCTGAAAGCAAGGGGGGTACACTCGACATTAACAACTTGCGCCCAATTTGTTCAAAATGCAACAGGTCAATGGGAGATTCGTACACTATCGACGAGTTTTCTGCAATTTCAAAGAGGACGTCAAAATTATGGGAGTGTTTCAAGTACGCGCCTTCAAGTAAAGTTTAGGGTCGTACACTTGCACACCTGGAGTATTCTTTTTGATGCATCACAGTTAGAGACGTGTGACCCTTTGATATAAAAGATGTGTGGCATATTTGTAGGAACCAAGCCTCCCCCAACTGAAATCCTCCGTCACCGAGGTCCAGATGAGTTTTCAATCGAACGCGTAAAAGACATGTATCTCATGTTCTGGCGCCTCTCGATTAACGGCCCAGGAGTTTTAGGAAATCAGCCGTTCGAGTACAAGGACAAATTTCTAATTGCAAATGCAGAAATTTATAATCACATCGACCTCGGAGGAATTCCTGGAAATTCAGACTGTGAGGTCATTCTCCCACTTGTTGAGAAGCACGGGTTGTTCCGAACATGTGAAATTATGAGCGGCGATTTTGCGTTCGTGTACACCGACGGCGATCACGTTTGGGCAGCGCGAGACGCCGTCGGTGTCCGCCCCCTATTTTACTGCGAAACTTCCAATGGGATTTCATTTGCATCTGAGATGAAGGCTCTCCTTCACATTGGCAAACCCAGGGTATTCCCACCGGGTCATCTCTACGATCCTATTCTAGGAAAGTTTGTTTGTTGGTCACCCAACTACTGGGATCACCCACGCGACGACAACGACGTGAAATTTGTCAGAGATCACATTCGTCACCTCTTGACAGAGTCTGTAAAAAAGCGCGTCTCGAACTCTGTGAGACCTGTGGGATTTTTCCTCAGCGGGGGCCTCGACTCTTCCATAATTGCTGCTCTCGGTTCTCAGGTCCTCGGAAAGATTCGAACTTTTTCAGTTGGCATCGAAGGTTCTCCAGACCTTTTGGCCGCTCGCAAGATGGCCGACTTTCTTGATTCTGATCACACTGAAGTGAAATTCACGGTCGATGAAGGTCTCAAGGCTATCAAGGATGTCGTATATCACGCCGAGACGTTCGACACCACGACTATTCGGGCGTCCATTCCCATGTTTCTCTTGAGCAAATACATTAAGGAGAACACCGACGTTCGAGTCGTTTTGAGTGGCGAAGGCGCTGACGAACTTTTCGGGGGGTATCTTTATTTTCACGGTGCTCCTAACGTCGAATCGTTCCTGGCCGAAACTACTCGGCTTGTTAGAGACGTTCACATGTTTGACGTCCTCAGGGCCGACAGGACGACCGCCGCACACGGTCTGGAGCTCCGGGTCCCATTCTTCGACCGTGACGTAATCGACTACGTGATGGACGGATTCGACCCCTCCCTGAAACTTCCAGAAAACTCTTTTGAAAAGAATCTATTGAGAGAAACTTTCGACGACATTTTACCCGAAGAAATCTGCTGGCGACAGAAGAACGGCATGAGCGACGCCGTCGGTGCAGAATGGATCGACGCTCTCAAGAAGCACGGCGAGAACAAGTACAAGCAAATTTTTACAATTTTTTTCGGTGAAAACTATCACGTCTGTCCTTACATGTGGATGCCGAAGTGGACGACAGTAAACGACCCGAGCGCACGACTTCTTAAATATTTTTCTGACGCGTAATCATGGAATGGAGAACATGGGTACCGGTTGCATCTCTTGTAATTGGTGCATCAAGTCTTCTATTTTCTACAATTGTTCTGTACCCTTGGCATCTCGAACTTTCGGATCAATTCATGGAAATGAAAAATTCATGTGATTCACGTCTCAGGATTGAATATTCATCAGATTATTAAAAATGTCTCTTTTGGCTAACCCGCAAGTTATTAGCTGGTTGAAAGGTGATTTGTCCTTTCTGTCAAGTAAATCTCTAACAAAATCAAAACTTTATAAACTTGAGAACGACTGGGCGTGGGACGTATTTTGCAAAGCACGTCCCATGCACGGTTACAAACAAGACGGTACGTGGTCAGGGAAATTAACTGAGATGATTGTCTCTGAAATTATTCCCAACGGATGGAAGCCTAGCAAGGTTGAGAAGTTTCAGTTGGACTGGGAAGACGACAATTTTATTTACGAGGTAAAGACCCAGTTTCACATGTCAACCGGTGACGCGCATGAAAAGATTGGAGCAACTCCCATCAAATACAGGGGTGTTCCATGTGTTACCAAAAAGAGGCTCAAGATCATATGCCTGGCAGGTACAGAAACTCATTGGAAGAAAATATTCAACGAAAAAGAATGTGGAATGTCGCGGCAACTACTGGATTTATGGGAAAGTTGGGGAATAGATTTTGTATGGGGCTCTGACTTGCTTAAAAGAAACGGCCTATGATTAGATATGGATCCTTACATTTACCAGCCTATGTACACGTATCTGGGAAACAAGCGTAAGCTTATTGATGGAATAATAGAAGCTGTCGAAGACGTCAAGAGTCGCATCGGATCTGAAAAGCTCAGACTCATGGACGGTTTCACAGGGTCTACGGTTGTCGCGAGAGCTCTCATGAAACACGCTTCAATTCTTCATTCTAACGATTTGGAATTGTATTCGTATCTCGCTTCCAACTGTTTTTTGAAAACTCCCACCTATGAGCAGCAGGCGAAAATCAGGCATCACATTTATATGATGAATAATTTAACATTTAATAAATCTGGAATTGTCACAGAAATGTATGCTCCGGTCGATACGAACGATATCAAGCACGGTGAGAGATGTTTTTTCACTCATGAGAATGCCATGCGCATAGATACGTGGCGCGCGTACATAGACGAAAGCGTGGAACCAGAAATTCGAGACTGGTGCCTCGTCCCTGTTTTAGTTCAGATGGCTATTCACGCAAACAGTCTAGGGCACTTTAGGGCGTTCATAAAAGACAAGAACGACATTGGTACTTTTAATTCTAACAACAGAAAGGACCCGCTCGTTCTTCAGCCTCCCGTGTGGCACGAGCCCTATGTCGAAGTTCACACACACAACATGTCGACGAACGATCTAATCAAGACAATGCCTAGCGATTCGCTCGACTTGATTTATTACGACCCTCCCTATAATCATCACGAGTACGGGGCTTTTTACTTTCTGTTGAATATTGTGGCAAAGAATGAACGACCCTCGAACGTGAATGCAGTCACGGGCCTCCCAAAGGATCGGGTCAAGTCTGATTATAATTCCAAGCGGAGCGTAGTGAGCGCAATGAAAGAACTATTGGAACATTCTACGCGCGTCTCAAAATACACGCTCATATCTTACAACGACGAGGGTATAATTGGAGAAGAAGACTGGAGAAAGTTGCTAGAACCGTACGAAACCGAGAGACGTGCGCGAGCCTACCAGCGTTACACAGGGCGAGGGACTAAAACGGGCGAGGGACGAGGGGAAGTTCAGGAAATTCTATATCTTATTACACGTAAATCCCAGTAACCCAATCACGTCCTGTATACTTTCTGTACATTTTCCCAATAGTGGGATTCCCTGTCCATATTGGAACTCCGGGCTTGTTTATCCCCGTGAGTACACAGTACACATCCTCGTACCAGCAACGCTGGGTGTACCCAACCTTTACGCCCCAAGTCCTCCCGCCCGCATCAGAATTTCTGAAATCGTAAACAATTTGTCTTGCTTCTACAAGTTCTTCGTATTTGAATATTTTGGAAGGCCGGTTTGTCGAGTTGTTCCCGCCAAACCGGAATTCGATCATTTTGTCAAATGGTTTTCCGTCATCATCTCTCCCAAATTCCTTGAGGGGATAATTTTCTACAAACGGTTTTGAAAATATTACATTTTTTCTTTTAGGAATATAAGGAATTCCAAATCTGCCTACAGCCGCCGCGAACTCTTGTTCCGTCCCATCGGTGTACGCTCGTTCAAGCTCGTCCTTGTACTTTTCCCATTTTTCCTTTTTTTTATCGGTCAAATCCATATTCTGTAGGGCTCCCCATACCTTGAGGGCCTTTCTGTAACGTCCGGTATTGTAATCCATTTTGTATATAAATTAATTAATTTTAATAATCTTGACTTTAAAATTACCTATTTTTTAGATACACTAGAATAATCAGAGTCATAGAAAACACGAGAGTAATCGATAAAGCATCGACCCTGTGTTTCCATAGACAAAGTATCCCTATTTCTTGTGCCAATCCTCTCATAAGATGAATGGAAAAGCATTTTTCGCTCGGATTTTCCCAATCGTATACCTCGTTGAAAATTCTATAGTCGTAAATTTTAATTTTATTTTTCAATTCGTTTTTTTGCAAAATTTGTTCACAGAATGCACCTTGTTCGTAATTAGGTCCAGCCCATCTGTCGTCGGTGTTCCATTTTCCATTTGAATCCTTGTACCACTTTGTCTCGTCGTAGAGAGACATCCATTTTTTGACTATTTTTCTGCCTCCATAAGTGTTTCTTATACAGAAAAGACCGGCGTTAAACCAGTCTTCGCTGATTTCTTGTCTTGGGTCTGCAGGGTCATGACATGCAACAAAGTCGAGACCGGGTCTCAATAAATCTCTGGGATCTTTTTTGAAATCGTATATTAAAATGTCTGAATCAAACCATAGTATCAAATCGTATTCTGGATTTTCAATCATTATTTCATAGAGTTTGAAAACCTTCCACCAGTAATGCACCATGTCTTCGCGTCCACTAGTGTATCTCACGTATGTAACGTCTTTTTCCTCACACCAGTCTTTTACAACGTCCATGAGCACGTCAGTGTGTTCGTTCCTCCTGTTTTCAATCTGAAAGGCAATAGTGCTCATCCTGATGTATGTAAATAAAGAAAATATACTCATTAAACTTGTAGTAAAATGACATCCATAACTTTCCTTCTCGATAGATCAGGTTCTATGAACGACTGTCGCGGAGACGTCGTCGGTGGCTTCAATTCTTTTGTGAAAGACCAGAACCCCGAATCGCGTATAACTCTCATTCAATTCGATCATGAATACACTGTTTCATATTCAGACGTGAGTGTTTCAGATATTTCGCCACTCACGTTTGAAACGTATTCTCCCCGTGGCTCTACGTCTCTTCTAGACGCAATTGGAAAAATGTTGAAGCAGACAAAGGGCCCACGTATCGTCGTTATTTTTACCGACGGCCTTGAGAATTCTTCAAAGATTTACACAAAAGCGCACATCAAGGATTTGATAGACGAGCGCCAAAGAAAAGGTTGGACGTTTATTTACATGGGCGCCAATCAAGATTCTTTTTCAGAAGCTGGTTCCATAGGTATACAGAGCGCTTTCAACTACGACGTGGCCCACACGGTCGATGCGTTCGCCGCTCTGAGTGCCACGGTTTCTCAATGCTGACTGTGTATCTGCCCTATGAGGTCTGCAGCCTGTTCTGCCAACTGGGACTTTCTCAAAAGGCTAGAATCCCCTCCCCTATTTGGATGTAAAATTATATAAAAGTTTAATATAATACCCATAGCTGCTATAATAATCATAGCCGCGTTTAGATTCCACCACCAGTCTCTAGATTTTTCAGAATTCTTTATATATAAAGCCCCTTCTATAAACGCAAAACATGAAATAGTTAAATTTACAGTCGAAAACACTGCATCCATTGCATTATTTGTATATTATTTTTTGCCCTAATACCCTTTCCGTCTTCCTGAGAGCATTCTTAAAATTTGGTTCGGACCACAGCACCCATCGAGACCAGAACCCAGGTGTATTTGCTCCAGACTTTGTCCAATTTTCCCTTTTTCTGTGTCTTATTACGTAACGTTTCATCCGTTCCCGGTCTTTATGTAGAGTGTAGTCCGAATACCCCTTTGCACCGAATCGAACTATCTTTCCGCTTGGAAACGTTGCTGTAAATTTATGTTTTGCATTATTTGATTTTGAAATTACAATCATCGCAATGTAATTCTAATTGATATATAAATTAATAATGTAAGAATTAAAAGGTTAAAAACTACGTAGCCTGTTATCCAAGGATACGTCGCTCTTATAGCAGCGTTGTCGAGCACCATATTTAATACCTGTTTACTAAAGGGTTCGTCCGACTCGTCATCTGAAATCATGGATAGATATTTTGATACCACTGAGACAGAAAAAAACGCTCACGAATTTACGAAACTTGGGAGAGCAGTTTGTATTCTAGGCAAAACTGGAATTGGAAAAACTTGGCTATTGTACAATTCTTTTAAAAAATTTATAGAATTAACTCCAGAAATTCTTAAAAGTAAAAAAGATACATGTGATTTTCTGGAAAAAATTAGAAATACAAATCTTCCTGTATTTTTAGACGAATACGAATGCGTCTCCGGGCTCCTAGGCCTGAAAGAACTCACAAAGTTTCCAAACGAAGGTCAATTTTTCATAACTTCACAGATTCCCGTGAATTTCGAGTTTGAAGTGTCTACATATAATTTTCCATTTTATTCAAAAGAAATGATTAAAAAAATAGTGCCAGACGCAACGGACGAAGTCTTGAATTCTTATGATGGAGACGTCCGTTGGGTAATAAACGTTACAAAATTTAAATCCGATTCTAGGGATTTTTTCAAATGCACGAAGGAATTTATCGGTTATCTCGTTTCAAAACATACAAACGATAATCCATTTGATTACATAAATCATCACTTGTCTGAACCTGGAAACATAGCATCTATACTTAATTCAAATTATCTAGATTGTGAAAATGTAAAATATGAAAATGTTTCAGAGATATTCAGTGTGTCTGACATTGTAGAAGAGCGTATATATTCGGGTGATTGGTACCTTATGCCCTATTTCAACTTTTGGGGGTGCATTCTACCCTCAATAGAAATAGGGCATGTTCTAGATTATGATATTAAACCCGGAAGCTCATGGACAAAGTTTCAAAACATGTGCATGAGAAGAAAGAAGATTAAAACAATGTACGAGAGGGTTCCCCATATGAACCAGGACAATGACGGATTGAACCTCCTTATTAGTTACATTGAAGATGATGTGAAAAAAGGAACAGATTTACTGAACGAGTACGGTTTTAAGAAGGAGGACATTGATACTATGAATCACATTAGTCCCATTCGAAAATTCAAACCAAAGATGATCAACTACCTGAAAAAATCAATCAATCCTCCTTGACTTCAACGTCTGGAATTTCCTCCTCCTCCTCCTCTTCAGCCTCCTCCTCTTCGATAATTTCCTTTGCGATGGGTTTTTTGAAGCTCACCTTGGACGGAGGACGCTTTGGAAACTTGATTGCTCCTGAAGAAAACTTCTTTGTGAATTTTTTATAAAGAAAATAACCAATTATAAGAATTGCAATTATTGAAACAATGTTCAGAACATTGAAAGGAGACTTTGATCGGATTGTTTCAATTGTTGAGCGTTTAAGATGATCTACTACTGGTGGAACCACAGAGTTCATATAAAGATAATTCAGGTTTTTTTTGTCTCAGGTTTTCGCGGCCCTGTAATCTGTACAGAATGGATCTCATAGAAAAAAGCTGGGCTATTCTCGATGAAATACGCTCACGGGATGAAAAATCCTATGACACTTTTAACTCTGAATGGACATGCGAGACGTGCGGTGGTGATAAGGTTTTGGTAGAGACACTGGTTTGTACGTCGTGTGGCCTGAGTGACGATTACTTTATTTCGGAAGAGCCAGAGTGGAATTCGGGCCCTGATCCCGACAGCGGGAACAAGGATCCGTCACGAGTAGGTGCACCCATAAACATGGACCATTTTTCAGTTTCTTGGGGAATGGGGACGATGATAGTTCCGAGGAAAAAATCGTATGCCGATGCGAGAATGAGCAGAATACACCATCACACGAGCATGCATCACAGGGATCGGTCACTGTTCCATGCGTACAATCAAATGATGGAAATTGGGATAACCCTAGGACTTCCAGACGTGGTTATGTATTCTGCCAAAATAAAATACAAGGAATTCAGCGAATCAAAGCTAACGAGAGGGGCTGTCAGAAACGGGATCAAGGCGAATTGCATATTCCAAGCATGCAGGGAGCACAACATTTCGAGAAGCTCGAGAGAAATTTCAGAAGCCTTCGGAATACCAATAAGGGATCTTTCAAGAACTTCAGAGATATTCAACGAAGAAATGACAGATGCAGTAGAAACTCAGAACATTACAGCATCTAATCTTGTTCCTAGATTTTTCAATCAGATCCAGCTTCCAGACTCTGAAAAGGGGAAAATTAAGATGAAGGTTATAAAAATTTGCAAGAATCTGGACGATTCTGTAGAACTCATGGGAAGAACTCCAAAGGCTATTGCGTGCGCTGTGATATTATTCGTCTTGGAAGATAAGATTGATAAGAATGTCCTATGCAAAATCTGCGACGTTTCTCTCCCTACTCTGACAAAAATTTTCACAATAGTAAAAGCAGAACTTAAGGATAGTAAACGAATGTAATGTAATGAGTGTTAAAATTTTCTTGTCCACGCCTTGTTACGGAGGAATTTGTCTAAGTGCCTATGCGGAATCTGTTCTTCGTCTCCAGCGAACATGTGCTATCAACGGCTATCAGATTATGCTCGACACGACCGAAAACGAGTCTCTCGTTCACCGAGCCCGTAACATATCCGTGTCTCGATTTTATCAAAAGTCTGACGCTACTCATTTTTTATTTATAGACGCGGACATTCACTTTGATCCAGAATCTGTTGTTCGACTTGTAAAATCTGACAACGACGTCTGCGTCGCAGCGTACCCCAAAAAGTGTATAATGTGGAATCAGGCGTCGGATGAGGTTCTCAAAGGAACGTCTAAAAATCTTTCGCGTGTTTCATCATCTCTTGTAATGAATTTCAAATATGCAACTACACGGGTCGTAGACGGTTTTGCAGAGGTTCTCGACGGACCCACCGGATTTATGATGATAAAACGAAATGTATTTACAAAAATGTTTGAAAAATACCCGGAACTCATTTGCAAGAATGACCACCAGAACAAGGATATCGACGAGTATTGTGCCGTTTTCGATTGCATGATTGACCCTGACAGTAAGAGGTATCTTTCAGAGGACTATGCATTTTGCAGGAGATGGCAAAAAATAGGGGGTTCTATATTTGCAGACTGCTTGACTGTCCTCGGTCACATTGGAAACATAAGGTTCCAGGGAAATCTTGAATCTAGAATTAATTCCAGTTAAAACGTACACCTTTTTTAAATGAAATGGTCCAGACTATTCATCTTTGCATGATTACACGCAACAAGTCTATATCTGCAACTACCCTCCACACCGCTTTGAACCTCCATTCGATGTGCATGCAGAGGGGTATACATCTGAACGTAAATTTCTTTGAAGACAATTCTCAAATTCAAAAAGTTATTAAACTAGGTGACAGAATCTTCTGGATGGATTACGGGACAAATTTAAATATAGAAGAACTTGAACATGTCATAACTCCTTTCCGATCCGGAATCCAGGTTCTAGTGTTCCCATCTGTCATTGAAGGAATAAACTGGGACATGTTTTCCAAAAAAACTCTGGCAGGTTCAAAAGAACCAGATTCACAGAGGGGTCTTTCCTTTGACACTGAAGTTGGAAAGAAGATTTCAGACGGTCTTTACGAATGCGAATCTACTTCTGCGCGGGTTTGGGCAATGGATTCTAAACCTGTCGATAAGAAAATCAGGGGGGGCAAGGTTAATATTATTCTGCCTGCAAATAATCTTGAAATGTTCAAGGTTCTTAAAAATCAAGACATAAAAATTGCAGCATCTACAAAGGCCACAGTCGTGTGCCATTACGTTCACGAATGTTTTGGAAACATTCTAGACACATCAGGTCTTACATTGCAGCCTTAGAGTTTTGAATATTATTTTAAACAAGTAAAATGGAAGAATTCATCGTCAAAACATGTGGAAACGTGTTCCCAGGTCCACAGCCTGTTTCGATCGAGAGAAGGCACTTCCCTTTACTCGATCTACAGCCTTATTTTGTGTGCGAAAAAACAGATGGAATACGCCACCTTCTAGTGAGTTTCTCGGGGGGTGTATACGTGATGAATCGTTCTTTCAGCTACGTGCCGGTGAAAATTCGAATACCAAAAGACACGATACTAGATGGCGAGCTCGTAACAACTCGCAGTGGAAAGAACCTGTTCATCGTTCATGATTCTATAATTATAAAATCTGAAAAATGCACACATATGCATCTGGACGAGAGGCTCGAAATGGCCAGGAAACTTGTAAAAGGTGTCATAAAAACATCTGGCGCGGAATTCGAAATTCGCGTCAAGAAAATGTGGCCTTTAAGTTCTATACGGTGCATGCCTACCGAATACGAATATGAAACGGATGGACTCATATTCACCCCCGTAAATGAACCTGTAAGAACAGGGACACATGAAACAATGTTCAAATGGAAACCACGTGAAAAAATAACTGTAGATTTTTCAATTCACCAGGGAAAAAAATTATATGTCCAAGACAAGGGTGTTCCTTTTTTAGAATCTGAACTTTTAAAACCTGTAGATGTTCCCGATGGGACAATCGTCGAATGTGGATACGGGTCTCTGGGATGGTTTGTAGAAAAAATCAGACCGGACAAGACATATGCAAACAACCGACGTACCTATTTCAGAACAATAATAAATCTAAGAGAATCTATAAGAATTGAAGAGTTTTATCGATACCAAGCCATGTAGAATATCCCTCTTAGATTTGTAGGAGTCGGAACTTCTCTGACATTTTCGTCATCTTTTATATACCACTTGTCATATCTTCTTACCAACAGGGCGTAGTGACCACCCTGGCGGACTCCGCTGTGAATTATACATGAAAACAGTCTGAGACCCTGGAAATTAAGGGGTATCTCAACTGGAAATTTATTCATGTACATTGAGAAAGAAACACCTAGAACTTTTGGCCACTGTGTAACTCGATTCCTGAGAGCCGAACATTCGTGCGTTTGTCCAGAATCGTCTATATAGTTTTCGATGCTTACAGGTTCTTGTCTTTTTTCGACAAGGTTCTGAAGACTGTCTTCGCAATTAACGTCGAGTATGAGTATTGTGAACGGGACATTCGTGCTCTTTTTTCCAGTCTTCCATGCAACCTCTTGTGTATCCTGGCCGTTGAATATCCCTTGTATCAGGTCTTTTCCCAGAGAATTCTCGAAAACATCTAAAAGAATTATAACTACTTCCTGTGCGTCATGTTGTCCATATGAAAACTCTGGAAACTTTTTCCTGAATGCTCCGACGAGTCCCGACGGATCAACCGGGCCATTCTCGTGGACCCTGAAAAGATCCATTGACACTTTTCTGTATTCTTTTGTAATTTCACAATCTCCTTCATATGGATTGTCAAAAAAATATTTTGACAAAGGTGGAACATGTGCTAAACACTGGACTGCTGTTGAAAAGTAACAAGTGTTTCCTAAATTCACTAAACCTCTCATATTATATACTATAAATTTTCCAGCGTCCTTTTTCGTATATTTCTAGGGTTCCTCCTTTAAAGAATGCAGACTCGTATGAAAATGTAGATGCATAACTTCCTATAATGTGCTTCGTTTCTGACAAGAGCATCATTTCGTAAATAGACTGCAAATCAGGGTCGTCCATTTTATCGGGAAAAACTGTTTCAGGATATTTATTTTTTACATAGTCTATAATTTCATCATTATCCGAGCAAAAAAGAAAAGGCGACTCAACGGTTTCTAGCTTTTTCTTAAACACGTCAATCGGAGTGTTTAGAAATTTTTTATTCTTGTCTAGTAAATTATCAGTGTATCTAAGGTGAATCCCTGTAATATTTTTTACATTTTTCATTTTAAATTTTGGAAAATTTAAATTTTTATAAAATTCTAATTTTCTTTTTATAAATTCTGAATCATCAATCCATCCTGGTCGTGTGGCATAATAATGCCCAAACTTAAAAGGATCAGATGGTATTCCAAAATATTCACATTCTACTATAGGATCCGTGTTTGTAGGATGCACGCATGAATAGATTCCAGATTTTAAATTTGGTATTTTACTACTGTTTTCAATGTATTCGGGAAAAAGAATTTTAACAATTTTAGCATCCTTTTCACGTAGCATGAATGTGTCTATTTTAAAAGGTCTTTTCAAATCGTCTGCCAGGATCTTCATCGATGAAATACTTCTGAGACAGTTTCCAATTTCATTTAAAGGGATACAATATATAGGTTCAGGTTTTACAAATATAGGAGAAATGTAAAAAAGTAGAATTAATAAGACTATCAAGGAAATTACATACATTACATAAGTTAGAGAAAATAGTTGTACATTAATCAAGTATGAAAATAGATTCAATGTCAAACCCCGAATGTTCCAAGATTTTCGATGAATGGAATCCACTCATTCAAAAATATAAGAATATTCCAAATGTAGAATTGGAAATTAGGCTCGGTAGGAAAAGTAAGACTATGTTTGATACGAACGTCGGTTCAGATTCTTTTCAGAATATTCTAAGGTCTCTTATGAAATACCCACACTGGGAGACGAGTCGGCATTCAAAGTCTACTATTTATTATTTCAAAAACTCTAGGAGACTCTCTGTTGACGAGGAATCCGATGAACAAGATGGATGTGAAAAGAGACGATTGTGTGCACAAGATTTCAAAATTGAAAACTCTAAATACGATGTCAGACTCGGAATATCGACCGAAGAACCCTGGGATTACGACGGAGAAGAAGTTAGTACGGAACAAAAGGACAAGGAGCGTTGGTCTTTTGTTCGTAAGAATTTGTCAATAGACATGACCGTGATCAAAGGTGCACCCGATGACAAGGATTCAGACACTGACACGTTTTACCAGGTTGAGCTCGAGATTATAAATCCTAAAAACTTGAAGAATGACATCGAGGTTTATAATATTTTGTACAAAATTTTCAATATTTTAGAATGTGTCTAGGTCTTCTTCTTACGAGGAACCTTGCGCTTTACACGACTTGTTGTTCCCGTCGGAGAAGCTTTTGCGACGACGTTAGAATTCCATGCCTTTTTTAATTTTTTCAATTTCGCTTCATCCTTGAGTGCCGCGCGAATTTCGTTCCATGTCCAATTCCCTCTCGAGTTCAGTCCCAACATTTCCATCTTGTTTGAAAAGTTTACTGGAATTTTATACACATAATTACGCGTCTGATTTGGAGGGGCCCTCTCTTTAGGAGGGGATCTCGCGGGAATAGACGGACTCTTTCTAGTTACTGGAAGTCGTGCAGGAATCCTGCGAACCACCCCGGTTATTGCATTTTCTACGTTACGAGCGGGACTTCCCTTGTTAGCGGGAGCCCTCGCGCTGAGCCATGTTTTTGCCGCCTCTTTCAACTTTTTATCCGTAATCTTAGGAACCTTGAAAGCGAGATTGGTCAAGAATTTCCTATAATTATTTTTCAAATTTCCCGATGCCCATTTGGGAGGATTAATTTTAGAACTGTATACATTCCTTTTGCGAATATTCTTGGAGTTCTTGACGAATGTAGAATATGCCTTGTCCACCTTTGTCTTGAGACGAATTCCTCTCGCGCTCAAAGGAATATTCTTGTAAATTTTCATAAAATTAACTTCGTTTCCATTCTTGTAATAATTTCCCAGATTTTGTTGAAGTTGAATTGCAAATTCTAGCTCCTTGTTGAAGTTGCTGTTTGCTGGAGAAGCCGGGGAAACTCCTCCCGCAGATGAAACTGGCGACACGCTCTTTTCGGGAGGGTGAATTTTAGAATAAATTATATTAAATTGTTGACTTGAATTATGCATTTTAATTTCATTTAAATTCATGAATTTTCTTAGTATAGAAAGTTTTTCAGATGGTTTCATAGTTGCCCATTCTCTGGTGGTGACTGCCATTCCGGGTTTGAGCCGCCGGACCCTTTTGTTTTGCAATAATTTATATTTTATTTCCCCAATTTCAAAATCAAATTTCCCCACGCCCTTTGGTGCCACATGTTTCTTTATATATTCTATAATTGCCGGTACCTTCATTTTTTTGTCTACCGCTGCAATGTTAGAATTTCTGGAAATTGCAAGAAGCTGAGTCTTTGTGAGGCGCGTGGCTTGCTTCCCGTTTATTCTTAAAATTCCATTAGATCCCATTAAGAATTCATGTTTTCGCAAAGAATTATTTACTTTTACATTCTTGGAAATTTTGAAAATTTCACGGACTGAATTAGGAATATTTCTTCCAGCCTTTGAGTATGAATCTATGACCGTCTTTCTCCCTGCCGCCATTCCCTTTGGAACCTTGTACCAATAAGGCTGTTGGCCTGGCCCAGGTCTAACGTAAAACCCGTTCTTGACTGCGTTCCACGCCGGAGCTCTCCTGTTTTTTGTGCCGGCGTACTCTTTTTTGTTCGTAACCCTCTCGAGTGGATGGCCCGCTCGGCGGAATATTTCAAGTGTAGACGTTGGAATCGTGACTCCTGCTTCTTCAAAAGCCTTTTTCACTTTTGGGGCTATAGGTCCAAGGTCCACAGTCGACTCTAGAACGTGTCCTCCTCCCGCGAGTTTTTTGTAGTACTCGTAGGGATAAAGACGGGGCATTTTGTTTTGGCCCGGTCGTATGTAGTAGCCTCTTGGAACGGGATTCACGAGACTATTCCACGTCCCCGCGAGCGGATACCTGTCAGTGGTCGCCTTTTTCTCGGAGTTGCTGAACACGTGTTTGGGGTCGAATCCGTGTTTTGTAAAAAACTGTTTGAAAAATTCCACGGGAACTTCTATGTCACTAATTTTTTTAATTCCAGAAAACAAAATTGTACCATTTTTAAAAAACTGATAAGTGATTTTAGGTTTCTTGAATTTTACCGCAAGCGAAGGAGCTCTCAGCTCTTCTATAATTTCTTTGGGTTTTTCTTCAATCATTCCCATTGGAAGAAGATTTACAATAAAATCTCTTAATAATTCTATATTTATAGTGTGATTAACCCTGAATGCACAGTTTATAATTTTGTATTTTGGAGAAGAACGAATTAAAGACTTTGAGATCCATCCGTTTTTTATACACTTTAGGTAAGCCTCCTCAAAGTTCCCAGAACCTTGTACTTCAATTTTACTTGAAGTCATTATCACGGCGAGACCTTTGGTTTTTGCGATAAAGTACTTACATCCCTCGGGATTCTTTCCTATCCATTTACCATCTGAGAACCTGATTCGTATGGCTCCCCTAAGATTTACGTACCCCACGACTTCGTCAAATCCCTTGGGAATTCCTGTATATATTTTTGAAAGATTAACACTCGCATCCAGAGTTGTCGCTGTCGATACTACTCTGGGTGCGGTCAGTTTGAAGCCCGGACCTGAAATTCCTCTTCTTGTTCTAAAGAATTTCTGAATTTTCCGCGCCGCTGAGTCCATTATACTATTTTTATATATTTTAATCTGAAGTTACTATGTCTAATCCGAATACGAAAGGCTGTGAAGAATACAAGGTCCCGTTGTACTCTCGAGACTCTGTTCGAACCTCTATTTCGCGCGAACTGAAAGGCCCCGCATAAAAGTCCTGGTTGAATCGGAAACTTCCAAGATTGTTTTCGCGACAATGCTGGTTGAAATGCGCGACAAACACCTTTTGGGGTATGCAAAATTCCTGGCCAAACTTGCACTTTTCTGACGCCAGAAAGTGCTGAAGAGAGTTTGTGACTGTCGCAATCTGTGTCTGAATCTTCTTGAAGTACGACGGAAGAACGTTCCAAATGTCCTTGTCGGCGTACATGTGTGCATAATTGAGATACGCCCGGATGCATTTGCACATTATTGCCGGAATTTCTTTCTCGAGCTTGTGTTCGAGATGAGGGTCGGAGACTTCGGGTGCAATCTGTCTACAAAAATTCACGGTCGCGAGACGTCGCAGGATTGAACCAGAGTTGTCCTTCCAGTTTGGAACCTCGTTTCCACCCAAAATCCCCGGAGTTTTCCACTGCAAGCTCACGGCCGTTTCATTCTTTCGGGCAATAGACACGTCCTCGCCTGACACGAGCGACTGGAACTCAGCCTGTTCGAGCGCGAGGTCACCCTTAACCTCTGGGCTTATAAACACAAACCCCTTGTAAATGCTCTGGAGACCGAATTTTCTTTCGATATTGTTCGAGAGGGTCGCGACGTCCTCGCATTCGTAAAACTTGCGACAGACCTTTGTGATGAGGGTCGACTTCCCGGACTGTGCAATCCCTTTCAGGAATGGGATAATCTGCCACCCGTCAAGTTCGTTCACATCGAAACAAAGACGTCCTATGAAAACGTAAATCCATCTGCACACAGACTCTTCAAACCTCTGGTAGTCCAAGACGAGCTGCATATTCGGCGTAGGAATGTCGTACCAGTCATCCTTTTCTTCGTAGGGGTCGAACGGAAGGTCAAAGTACTTGCAACTCACCACGGTCGGATCAAGTTCGTGAAATTCCTTGGAGTTGTAAGGGTAAAACTTGATTCTATATTGATCTGTACTAGGATCCCAATCCTTTCCGGCCAAAAGCCCGTTTGCGAAGGACCACACGTGTCTATCTTTTACAATTTCTTGAAACTGAAAATCCTGACAATTCGAAAGATGTCTCTCGAGGTCCGCAACAAGATTGCCCCTGCTCGTGAGCTGTTTCCACCTCTCAGGTTCATCCTCCTTCTGTGTAGTGTCATAAATAAACTTTTTAATCTCTTTTACAGGTCTCCACGCTCGAGTATTTCGGATCTGGACACAGCACTGTCCTTTGTATCGCCTGTACCCTTCGTCGTACGCTTTTGAAAGTAGGTACAGAAGAAGTTTTTGGTACGAACTCGTAGAGTCATCATCCTTCAGGGGTACATCTTTTTCGTCTATATGGTGGGTCGGATTGTTGATTCTTTCAATCCGTCTTTCCCACAATTTAAACTGATCAAACATCTCTTTTCTGTCTGTTATGAGACGACGAACTCGGAATTCAAGTGTAAACTCGTCTCCGTTTATATCCGTGCTCGGCTTTTTTGAAATTCCCATGTACTCAATTCGGGCTAACATTGTCCTGCATGCATTTATGTAGAGATCCTTGTTATCGCGAATCTTGCGCTCTTCGTAATTTATAGGAAACTTTTCGTCGTCTCTTTCCTGTGTCTTGCAAAAAAGAACGTGAACCCATGCCTGTGCGGCAGCGAGTGGGTTTCCGCGTACGTTCAGATAAGCCTCCTTTTCTTTCTTTGAAATATAATTTTCGAATTCTTCCTCAGACCACGTGCTTATGTCATTCGCCTGCTTAATATTTCGAATTGCCTCAATGTGTTCTGGTGTAATATCTTTCTTCATCATGTGAATCTCCATGATATTTTATAGTCTGTACCTTTTAAGCCACTTCCTCTACTTCCTTGACAGGCACTGGCTTAGAAATTGCTGTTAAAATTTTAACAAGAATTTTATTCTGAAGCTCTAGACTACCCGCAATACGCTCGGTTGCATCTTTGACAGAAACTAGAGCAGTTGCAATCGTGTCTCCCTCGTCTGTGGCTAGAAAACTTCCTAGAGCTTCGAATACATCGGGGAATTCCCCCTCCTCATCGAATTCCATTTCTTCCTCATCTTCGTGTACTGTGTTACGTCTGGACATTTATACTAGTCTATATTTTAAGACTGAAATTTTTGCGCGTAACTATTTTCGCATGGTATACTAAATGCCCGGCGGTGGTCTTATGCAACTCGTAGCCTATGGCGCTCAGGACGTTTATCTTACCGGTCAGCCAAAAGTGACTTTTTTCCAATCTGCTTATCGCCGACACACAAACTTTGCGATGGAACTCGTACAGCAGAATGTGTCAGGAGCAGGGGGGAACGGGGGGCTTCAATCTGTCGTCGTGTCTCGGTCTGGAGATTTGGTAGGCGACATGTTCGTCGCAATGACTCCTAGCACGTCTTCAGCGTCTCAGTTGACATCTACAAACAGTGTGGCCGACATGTGCTGGGTAGCCGAGCGTGCATTTGAGTCGGTCAGCCTTTACATAGGGGGACAACTTATCGACAAACACCACAGGACGTGGTTTAGATTGTACTCCGAGGTATTTCTGGATGAATCTATGAAGTACAACTACGGAAAACTTACGTCCCTGCCCATAGTCAACAATTCACAGACGAATACGTCACTCGGAAAGGTTTACCTCCCGCTCATGTTCTTTTTCAACAAGCATCCAGGTCTATTCCTTCCCATAATAGCTCTTCAGTATCACGAAGTCAGGATAGATTTTAACTTTTCATCTATATATTCAAATTATTTTTCTTCTAATCAAATTGAAGTATGGGCAAACTACATTTACCTGGACAAGCAAGAACGTGAAAACTTTTCAAAACTTTCTCACGAATACCTGATTGAGCAAGTTCAGTACGTTGCACCAGACCCTGTAGGCGTGTCGAACGAAAACGCTTCTTCAATTATTCGACTCCAGTTCAATCATCCCGTAAAGGAACTTATATGGTGCTACAAGAATCCTAATTACATGTCAAATCCTAATTCTATGTGGAACTTTTCGAGTTCTACTTCGAACGTAAACGTAACTATAGACACGAACAAAATGTGTCAAGCCGGGTCAATGTTCAGTTCGAGTCAGGTCGGTTCCCCTGTAATTTTCGTCCCTCCCGCTCTCACGTCAACCTCTGGTCCACTTTTCGTGAACGCATCGAGTAGCGTGTCTACAGGCAGCACTATAAGCGTTCAATCTAACGTTCTAACAGGTAACGTGTACTGGACCGAAGCAGGACTGCCTTATTATGGAGTGTCCAATATTTCGTACGGGTACGAAGTCGGACCCCTTCACCAGTTTAAAATTATGTTAAACGGGACAGACAGGTTCGTCCCTCAGCCGGGTAAATACTTTAACATTTATCAACCGTCAAAATATCACAGTGGAAGCCCTTATCCTGGTATATACATATATTCATTTGCTATAAAACCAGAGGAACTCCAGCCGAGTGGAACGTGCAATTTTTCACGAATTGACATAGCTCAGGCAGCTGTGTATCTCAAGACTGGAATGCCCTCTAACCTCAATCAGGACATTTTCGCAGTAAATTACAACATTCTCAGAATTCAATCCGGCGTCGGAGGCGTTGCATTTTCAAATTAATTTTCTCTGCTAATAGTACAAAATGGGTGGTGGTCTTATGCAACTCGTAGCCTATGGCGCTCAGGACGTTTATCTTACCGGTCAGCCAAAAGTGACTTTTTTCCAGGCGGTTTACAAGCGTCACACCAACTTTGCTATGGAAAACATTCAGCAGACCGTCAACGGCACCCCAACGAATGGAGGCCGCGTGTCTGTCACTATTGCACGAAACGGAGACCTTGTCGGTAACATGTACCTTGCACTTCTACCATCGGGTTCCGGTTTTTCCCAGTATTCTACCAACAACGATAAGCCAGACACTTGCTGGATTGCCGAGCGTGCCATTGCCGACGTCGAACTGACAATCGGCGGTCAGCGCATCGACAAGCACTACCAGACTTGGTTCCGTCTTTATGCAGAGGTTTTCCTGGGAGAGTCCGACAAGATTTCATACGGCAAACTTGCCTCTTGCGCACAGATTAACAACTTTGATGCATCCACCAACAAGACATATGTCTACCTTCCACTTCTCTTTTTCTTCAACCGCAACCCAGGCCTTTACCTCCCACTGATTGCACTCCAGTACCACGAGGTTCGTCTAGATTTCGACCTAACGTCTTACTATTCTTCTTATTTCGGATCGAACGCTCTTGAGGTCTGGGCAAACTACGTGTACCTCGACACCGAGGAGCGCCGCCGGTTCGCACAGAAGGGCCACGAGTACCTGATTGAGCAGGTCCAGCACACAGGCGGAGATGCAATTTCAGCTGCATCTTCCACCATCCGTCTCTCTTTCAACCACCCAGTGAAGGAGCTGATCTGGTGCTATTCCAACACTACCTCATCTGCAAACAACAGCATGTGGAACTTTTCAACGTCTTGCCAGAACGTGAACCTGACATGCGGTCTTAACCCTGCATACGGAGTTGGCCTTATGGCCCACGAGACAGGCGTCCCTCGCCTGTTCAGCTCTAACATCAACGTTACCGCAACCACCGGCATGTTTTCTAACCTTGCTCTCGGCAACACGTATTGGACCGAGGAGGGAAGCAACGTCGCCCTATCTGCTACGGGTGCCCTTGCCTATGAGGTTGGCCCCCTGCAGAACTTCAAGGTCATTCTCAACGGCCAAGATCGCTTCAAGGAGCAGGTCGGAAAGTATTTTAACGTGTACTTCCCACTGGTCTACCACGCCGGAACCCCTTACCCAGGTATCTACAACTACTCGTTCGCTCTCCAGCCAGAGGAGCACCAGCCAACTGGCACCTGCAATTTCTCTCGTATCGACAACGCTCAGGTCGCAGTGAACCTAAAGTCTTCTTACACCACCCCCCTCCAGAAGATGTTCGCAGTGAACTACAACATCCTGCGCATCCAGTCTGGAATGGGCGGTCTCGCATTCAGCAATTAAATATTTAAAATTTTTAAACCGGGCTTCGGCCCCAAGAATATTCAATATTCCTTGGGCTCAAGTGATCACTGTCTGTAGAGACGCAATTCTTTTTTTTGCATTTTCTATAATTTCTTGTTCTGCCGCAATAACTTCTTTTACCCAAAACTCTGTGGCAAATGGGCAAAACTCGTCTAACATTTTTCAATTTTTTTACTTCGTTGTCACCGAGTTGAGACCACAAAGTGTATGTCGGTGCCCATCTGTATTCGTAACTTACGTATTTTTTTGCAATTTCCCAGACGCTTTGAACCTCTAATAATTTTTGTAAGTTGTCCCTGAAGTTGCCTGGAACGATTTCCGCTTTTAGGGCCGTCATGGACACATTTAAAAATTTCGTCTGATATAAACACTATTTCATCGGGAAAAAGTAGTCTGTGAATTATTTTCATTTCTCTACGTACGTGTCGCGTCTTTAGTGCACCAGCATTTTGTAAATTACCATGCCTGCCGCAAATACAACGTACAACAGTGCAAAATAGTTTTCACTTTTCGTCGCCTGAGAATTCTTAGACTCTATGAAGCTCGAAATTCCTAAAGCCGCGAACATTGCGGCAAATATCCAAAAAAATATAGAGTTAAGGTCTGTACCCATATACAGTATATATGGATAATCTTTCCTGTTGTGAAATTATGAATAATGTCAAAAAAACATGTCCGTCATCTAGTATTGAAGATATTCTGGACAAAACAAGGAAACTTATATTTGAAAAAAAAATGAAAGAAATTAGTCTCGAGGGGCACACGAACGTCTTTTGGTTTTTAGAGTCTCTTGTGAAATCTGACATGACTCGGAACGAAATAGTAGACGGACTCGAAAAGTACTTACCTGGGTCCAGTGTCAACTTCTACCTGGACGACGCTATAGAATTTATAGAAGACAAATTCAGTACTGATAAGAAGGCGGGGTGTTTCCTCTGGAAAGCTGCTGCCTCAAAAAGAAGACGAGATACAAGCCTCCAACTGTCAAAATAGAAGCCTTTATCATTTCCGATGCAACTTTTCTACGATCTGGTATTAAAAATATCTGAATTCCAAACAGAATCATTGCCAATCCCAAAACTAAAATTATAGAAGCAGGTAACATTTAATACTTAAGGACATTTTTATTAAACCATTAAATGAATTATGCATTCTTGGAACCCGTGATTGACCTTGCCTTCCGAGATAACACGTGCCCCTCTGTAGATTCTATACCGTTTGAATTGGATGAATCCTGGAAAACTTTTGAAAAAGATTTGGGAAAATTCAAGACTGAATACGCAAAGGCTCGAGCTCGTGTCAATATTCTCGGTTCCCAGCTTGTTTTAAAAAATTCAGATATAAATATAATTCAAATTGCTTCAAAAGTTTTAAATTCGGCTGAGTTAAAGGCTACTGTTGCAAGTATTTTAGGGGAACACGAAATTGCAGAAGGGATTCCAGAACTGAAGAAGAACTACGGCGAGGCTCTAGGACGCGTTGATGCCATGAAGAGTGTCTTGCTGGACACAAACCCTGAAAGGTACGCCCGTTTTACTTGTTTCGTGTGTATGGATTCTCTTGTTGACTCTCTCCTTGACCCATGCAATCATGTCATCTGTGAGCGTTGCTGGTATCGTTCAAATTCGCAGGTATGCCCTGGTTGTCGCGCCCCTGTGCGAGAGGTTCGAAAAATGTACACTCTTTCTTGAAAAGATCCCGTAACTCAGTTGGTTAGAGTGCCAGTCTTATGAGCTGGACGTCGCGGGTTCGATCCCCGCCGGGATCACAAGGCTGAGCATCCTGTCTGCTCTGGGGGGAGTTTCTGACTTTGGCGCAGTGGAAGCGCATCGGGCTGGTCGTGTGTTCGAATCACACAAGTCAGACACGACCTGAGAACGTCGTTAAAAGTCTCAACTGCTCCTGTGGCCTAATTGGTTAAGGCGTCAGACTGTTAATCTGTAGATTGTGGGTTCAAGTCCCACCGGGAGCGTAACCATATCATCTTGTCTTGAGTTTTTGTCTGAAAAAACATGAATATGAAAACCATTAGAGGTAAAGAACGAAGCTCGCCGAGCTGCGAATGAATGTAGCCTGCAGTCTTGTCGAGCGGGAATGGTATAATTTTTATCAGCATACGCGAAGAATAAACTATAACTGCTACAATTCCAAACTGAATGACAACTTCTAAGAATGTTATCCACTTTGGTTTTTTCTTGTCTAAATCTGGTGTAATTTTGTTGAGAAGGGTCGATACGAAAAATGCAAAAATGAAGCACGCCATTCCCACCCATGCCACTCCTGCATTGCGTACAAGGTGTATCATTTATTTTAGCCTCAGAATATAATGAAAGACCTGAAAGATTTTATGAAATGGAATTACACTGAAGATCTAGACATTATTCTGGATATATCAGGTAAAAACCTAGTGAAAAACCAGCCAGTAACAGCCGAAGATTTCAAGCTTATAATATCTGAATGGTGGATAAAATGCAGGCACCTCGACTGTGTCATCGACCTTTGTGATGTAAACCTTCTTCATCTCGACATTGTCGGTTTTATAAAACTAATAAAAGAGCTCGAAGACTATAACAAGGGAACCACAATGCTCAGATCTATTAAATTTTTAAACGCTAGCAAGATTCACAAGTGGGTGTACTTTTGTATAAGGTTTGGAATTTCCAGGGAACTGCGTGACATTATTCGGTTTTAATTATGTAACAATACAAGAATGGTCGACTGGCTCAGATTCGACGTAACAGATGAATTCTTGTACGTTCATATACTAGTTGGAAAACTCGTAGAACTTCAGCCTGCAACAACTGAGGGTACAGATGAATTTTGTAATGAACTTTACCCAGTTCTTGACAAAATTCAGGATATTTGTATCGAAAAGAACATAACCCAGATTTGCAAGGCGGACATCAGCAACGTGGACGTTACAAAAATTAGGCCAATTTCACTTTTAAAAATTATATGGAACGTTTACGAGTACACGAAAAATAATATTATGCTCAGCGAATGCAATGTTTCGGGGTCGAGCCCTTTCTTTGTTACGCTGTTTGAAGCGACGAGGGGATTCCTTCCCCCATTCATGCGAAAAATTGTCTCTATAAGTGTGTAGACCTTATATTAATGATCAGGCATGCCTTGATTTTAGGAGCAATCTTTATTATACTTTTTGACATGCTGGCACAGTCCTTGTACATTTCAGAAGATTTTGTAATTCCAGAATATAATGAATTCTTAATACCTAAATTAAATTATTCAAAATCATGGAAGACGGACAAGGTTCCTAAAATCATTCACCAGACCGCACCCTCCGACAAAAGTAAATGGGATCCAATGTGGTTCAAATGCCAGGAGACATGGAGAAAAAAATTCCCTGGTTGGGAATATAAAATGTGGACCGACGAGGACCTGGACAACCTCGTAAAGAAACATTTCAAATGGTTTTATCCTACGTACAGTGGCTACGATAAAACCATAAAAAGAGTAGACTCTGCCCGCTACATTATACTTTACTTGTACGGAGGAATTTATGCGGACATGGATTACGAATGTTTCGAAAACTTTGAGGACGTTATCAAACAAGGAAAGGTTAGTATCGCAGAATCAAAATTTATAAATAATTCAATTTTCAGAGAGAGTCATCAGAATGCATTGATGATCAGTCCCGCCTTGCATCCTTTTTGGATTAATGTTTTTAAAAATCTAGAAATTTATAAAGATTTTGATAACGTAATCTTTTCAACAGGCCCTCACATAATTACAAAAACTATATCAGAAGTAGATGACAATCTTTATAGCTCTATGGATTACAGAAAATTTACAGAGAATGGTTTTGCGAAACACCACGGTACAAGTTCATGGGTAAATTGTTATATACGTCCATTTCAGCGTTTTTTATATTCAAATAATAAAGTGCTTTTTTAATTAGATATGATACCTAAAAAAATTCATCAAATTTGGTTCCAAGGATGGAAAAATTTACCATTAAAATATTTTAAAAATGTGGAATCTGTAATTAATCACAATAGCAAATGGGATCATTACACATGGGACGAAAAAACTCTGAGAATAGAATGCAATAAATTCGGCCCAGAGGCTTTGAAAAAGTTTGACAGTTTCGATAAAATGATGAGGAAAATCTGTTTCGGGAGATATGTTGTACTTTATAACAACGGGGGTATATCTATTGACACTGATGCCGAAAGTATACAATCTCTAGACAATATACCAGGTATAGAAGAAGATGAATTAATAATATCAAAATCTCCTTTTTTTTTCGAAGACTTTTTGAGCCTCAGAGGAATGCAAAAGGGTATCATTATGATGAACTGTGCAACTATTGCATGTAAAAAACATGATATTTTAATGAAGAATTTTATAAATTTTTTAATTGAAAATGAATCATGGGATTCTGATCCACAATTTGAAGAACAGATCCAGACTGGTCCCTTGATTACTTCTATATTTTTCAATCGCCACATCGATGAAATACGTCTCTTGGAGCCGGAGATACTCGAACCTCTCGGAAATATCACAGACCAGACAGTCTTGAATCATAAATACGAACTCTCGTGGGTTCATCCGGTTTTTCAATTTTTAAAAGAGCCGTATTTTTTAATCAGAAATACAATAAGTAAAATTATAAGACATATATGAACGATAGAGCTCTCTATTATGAACCAAACTGGCAGCGTCCTCGAGAATCCAATGTCCCCGTTAATCACAGAGCTGAAAAGCCCCATCAAGGGCGATCCTGACACCTCCTGTGTAACTATGGTGTCTTTTGCATAATACATTTTTAAGGGGGTTTTTGCAATTTGAGTGTCTATAGAGCACCTCAAATCGTCTGGATTCCACTTTGCAAGTTTTTCAGCCCCCTTCCTGGTTATAAGATAGCAATGAGTCAGAAGAGAAAGACCCTCCTGAACAAATTCAGTCTCCCTGCTTCCGTCAATTCTGAAAGGGTACGGACTCGGTCCTAAGTTTACATAGTCCCAATCAGTGTCTTTCAGGTCGTTCATTACAAGCCAAAGTTTTTCCAGAAAATTTTCACTTATATTAATGTCATCTTCGAACACAAGGACTGTTCCATAATTTTGTTCGATAATGTCTCTCCATATACGAATGTGACTGTCTGCACATCCCCACTCGGGTTTTGTCACCTGTATCCCTGGCGGAGATTTCACATTACCATCTGTAGCATTGAAGAATTCTACATTTTCAATTCCATGAATTTTAAATTGATTTTCTGAACTCCTTTTCCTGTCTTTTCTGCGTTCAAGATTAATACAGTAAACGTGTTCTACGTACATAAAAGAATAAGACAAAATAATATTAACGAAATGACAGACCTCTTAGTCTTTTACCCACAAGGTAAACATTTGTACATTGAATTTCTATCTTCAAAATATATAGAATGTCAACCTAAAACCAAGGTGCAGACTGAAATGTTCATGAATACTATAAAACCTGTTATAGAACAGCTGGATGATTATGTAATGAAGCACAACCTAAAAGAAATTATAGAATTAAATTTAAAAAATGTTCCTATATCAAAATTAAATCCTGAAATGGCAATTAATCTTTTGAATTTAATGTGTGAAATAAGACCAGACAAGAATATTTTAGAGAAAATTAAAATTACAAATTCTGGTCCGGTTTTTTCAATGATTTACAGTGGAATCAAAGGAAAACTCCCACAGCGAATAAGAGACATTGTGGAATTTGAAAAGGATTCTAAATTTTTTTAGTGCGTTATAATCAGAATGTCTACTAAATGGGACTCGTCCGAAGAAGATTTTCTCAAAAAACTTGAGCGTCAATGTAATTCGTACAACAGTTATTTTATGAAAGATTATGAATACTATAAAAAATTGTCTAATAAATTTAATGTCCCCATACTTACTATATCTTCCGTGAATGCTCTCTGTGCAATATCTCTCACAAACTTTTTGGAACAAAAGTATGTGAGTATTTTGAATGCAATTCTTTCGGCAGGTACAGGTCTTCTCGGGTCTGTGCAACTCTACCTCAAAATAAATGAAAAAATGACTTCATCTATTCGATCTAGTATAACTATGAAGCGCATAGCCCTCCACATAGCAAAAGAGCTTAGTATAAAACCGGAAAGCAGGGTTACAGATGGTACAATATTTGTACAGGAATGTTTTGCAGACTTTAACGCATGTCTCGAGCAGTCGAATCCTATTCACAGAAAATTTAAAAATTTTATGAAACTTGATCCCGAAATTAACGACCAGACGTCCGTTATTTCGGAAGACCAATCTGTAAGTCGTTCAGACAATATTATTCGATATTTCAGAATGGCCCAGCCCGAATCATAATTTTCGCAGTATAAATATATGAATCCCGTGTTTTCATTCTTTGCCGGCGGCTTTTGCATGTACGTGCTTCTGTTTATACTTTCATACGTGACTTAAAAAATATAATCCATTAATGTATATGGACGAACCAATGCTGACAAAGAGTCTTTCGAGATTTACCACATTCCCAATAATGTACCCCGACTTGTGGAATCTCTACAAAAAGGCTATTTCCAGCTTTTGGACAGTAGAAGAAATTGACTTTTCTGCTGACATGAACAACTGGGAATCCCTAAAAGCCGATGAACAGAACTTTATAAAAATGGTCCTCTCTTTTTTTGCAGCGTCCGATGGAATTATAATGGAAAATATAAATCTGAATTTTGGATCCGAAATTCAGATTTCAGAGGCGAGGTCGTTTTATTCGTATCAAGCTTTTAACGAATCTATACACTCTGAGGCGTATTCTCTTATGATTGACAAGTTTATTCGAGACCCTGTTGAAAAAAATACTCTTCTGAACAGCATAGAAAATGTAAAAGCTGTAAAGCAAAAGGCGTCGTGGGCAATGAAATGGCTGAACTCTGACATTCCTTTTGTAAAACGTCTCGTCGCTTTTGCGTGTGTAGAAGGTGTATTTTTTTCGGGGAGTTTCTGTTCTATATTTTGGCTCAAAAAGCGAGGTCTCATGCCAGGTCTGAGTTTTTCTAACGAACTTATAAGCAGAGACGAAGGCCTCCACCAGGAGTTTGCCGTGACGCTCTACTCTCACATGGTTAATAAATTGTCAGATTCTGAAATCTATGAAATAGTGTCAGAAGCTGTAGAAATAGAGAAAGCTTTTATCACGGAGGCTCTTCCGTGCAAACTCGTAGGCATGGACTGCAAGGAGATGAGCATGTACATTGAGTTTGTGGCAGATCGTCTCATGAACCAGATGGGAGTTCAAAAGCTTTTCAATACTGAAAATCCATTTGACTGGATGGAAAATATTTCTTTAGAGGGAAAGACTAATTTCTTTGAGAAAAGGGTAGGGGATTATTCCAAGCATATAATCTCAGAAGGAGATTCAGTGAGATTCAACGAAGATTTCTAAAGATCAGTAAGAGTAAAAGTAGACCGGTATCCAGACTTTTTAGATTTTAGAACCTTCCATACAAGTTTTGAGAGAAGGACGAATACCAGAGCGTGCAAGACAAGTCCCCCCATCTTGGCAGCACCGTCGCTCGACGCGATCCAGTCTCCTCCCAGAGAACGTGTCAGCTTGTAAGTCTCTGGGCTGGCAACAATTGCAAAAAGTAGCGCACTGACGATGGGGCTCATAGTTAATATATATCAATAAATTAATGCTGGCCGTAGTTTTAATTTTAATCCTAGCCTCTTTATTGATATATGCTAATTACAATACAAGATCTTCGCAGCCTGTATCTGACCGGATCACATTCAACCCTTTCACAATGCCGGCAGAGTGTCCCCCAGACTGTAAGAAATATTCTTTTCCAGACGACTATCTGACGCCATCTTTACTGATGACGAGAGAATGCGGATACAAAAAAGACTCGCTCGTTTTTCCGTGTCCTTCTACTTGTTGTAGACTAGGCGCCAGACTAGGTGAGCGGTAACCGCGTAGACGAGAGCATGCAGAGCGACGCCCAGCTGAGTGGGCCGTCCTGAGGTTTTATCTGCAATCATAGGGCCTAGAACAGGAAGACTTCCGGTGAGTTTGTACATTAAAGGGTTTGCAATTATAAAAAACAGAACGACTGGAACAATCAGCTTGGTTGCTTTCATTGTAATATATGATTATATAATTAATTTTACCTGAACAGATTGCTCTCGCTCAGATTCACTGCTTCCCGGATAGTTGGATTATTTGAAAGTCTATTATTCAAATTATATTTTTTAGAATTGTAATTGTTTTTGAAATTCCAGCGAGCAGAATTGTTAGCGCGCATTAGCATTACATTTCTTCCGTTAGGAGCCTTTATTGTTTTGTAAAGTCTGGTATTTATAGGGTGACTCTCTGGTTCCTGTGCTTGTCTTAGAAGACTTTCACCACGGGTGGGACCTAGTATACTTTTAGCTCTTGCCTTGAGATTATTTGAAGAAAACGGATCCGACAATATGCGTCTAACAGTTGAAAGTTGTTTATTTGTTGGATTATTTCCTATAGAATTTAAAAAATTCATGTTTATCCTGTTGGGACTTTTTCCCGTTGCATTAGATACCAAATTGGAAGCCTTTTTAATGTTAGGAACAATATTTAGAGCTACTTCGGAAGCAACCTTGTTCGCCTCTTGGGCTGCAACTGGGGGAGGGTGGCCAATGGAAACTGCATGCTGGAAAGCAGCGTTGTAAGCAGCCACAACGTTTTGCCTCGAGTTTCCCCCTTTTTGATTTGTCAGCCTCGCTGCCATTTTTCCAACATTTTCAACCGAAGAACTAGGGGTGGAAGAAAGAACTGCTTGCCCTGCTCCAAGTGCCACTATTTTATTCGCCCCCGCGTTTTGAACCGCCGCGACCGCTGCGCCCGCCGCACCCGCCCTTTTATTATTAATAAACCTTTTAAGATTTCTAATCATGTTTGAATTTAAAGGGGCGATCGTGTTCTGGTTCCCTGAATTTTTCGCAGATATGTAACCGTTTACATATCTTTTTACATTTGAATTAAGAGTGTTGTTACTCGACATGCTTTTAATTATCAATGAAAAAAAAACAAGTCATGATATTGCCAGGTAAAGAGTACATACGTCTTATACGTATAAGAAAAATGGCAGTCCGTATGTTCAACACCTTTGATGCGTCCGATGTCACCTTCAGCGAGGTTCGTAAGAATGCAAAGGGTGGCAAGGCTGTGTACCTTAATTCGTCTCTAGGGGGGAAGTTGATTTTCCAGTTGCCTCAACTTCGCGCACCTTTTGGCCTGAGTGAGTACAAGGACGAATCGACGGGTCGGATGAGTTACACTCTTCCCCTGAGCATGGACAAGCCAGATGTTCTCGAGAGTTTTTCGAGACTAGATTCACGTGTTCTAGACTTTATTTCTTCAAAGTCTGAAGAGGTTATCGGAAAGAAAATGTCCAGAGAGGTGATTGCAGAAGGCGTGTACAAATCGTGTATCAAGCCGAGTCAGAAGGATGGATACGCTCCAATCCTGAGCCTTAAGATTATCACGAACCCAAAAGATGGGTCTATTGCTACAGAGGCTTACAATGCCAAGCGGCAACCTGTCCAGCTCACAGAGCTTGAGAAAGGCCAAGCACTGAGCGCAATCATCGATATTAACCAGATTTGGCGCACTCCGGCCGGAGTAGGAATTTCTATACGTGTTCACCAGGTTATGTTTGCACCCACGACAAAACTAAAGCCATGCGCTTTTCTGGCACCAGCCGATGACCCCACAGACGACGCTGAATCAGTCGAGTACGAGACTGACCCCGACGAATGAAATAAAATAATGTATTGTAATATAAATGAGTTGGATCAAATCCGGAATGTTTCGTCTAGTCTTAAATCGCCCAGGTAGAAGATACATATTTCGTCGTAATAACAAAGGGAACTCAGAATACAACGTTCCAAATTCTGTAAAAACAAAAAGAGATGCTATACAATGGCTTTCGTCAAAACGCGCATTGAAACCTAACAGATTCAAACCTGTCCTAAAGCCTATGATTATCAATCACAAACCCATAAATTTTTCAAGGAAAGTGTCACCCTATATACACGGAATTCAAAACTGGTTCACTAAGGAACGTAAAGAATTCATAAGGTACATGGCTAAAAAACCGTATTCTAGATCCACGGGGCCAGAGACCCCTACTATGAGATTTATGAGACGTGCCGCGTACAAGTCAGAGGGTCAAAAAGTTTCTCCTAGCCCCCCTAAAGTTGTAGCCAAGTTTAGTTGCACAAACAAAAAAAATCTCAAGCTCCTTGGAAAAGGTAGGCAAGGTATAGTATTTAAAGGAAAGGGATTTGCGGTTAAAGTTTGCCCCCGTGATCTTCAAGCTTCTCGCCGCGGTGAAAAACAGCCAGCATTGGTCGAATATGACATACACACTGCGGCATTCGGAGCATGCCCCGAAGGAGTCGTTCAACCATTCGGGTTTGACAAATGCATAAACTTTATAAATCCTTCTACGATGAACATGTCAAACGTGCAAAATTCTAGTAAATATGACAAGTCCAAGCAGAGTATAATATTTATGGAATATTGCGAAGGAGGATCTCTCGAGGATTGGCTACAAGTCAAGGGTAAAAGTGATGCCGTAATGAGAGACGTGATATCTCGCGTGTTGAAAAGCCTGAATAAAATCTACAGCAAGTATCCAGAATTTAGGCACAACGACCTGTGGCCCGCAAACATAATGGTTTCGAGTCGCGGATTCCTGATAGGAGACTTTGGATGGGCCCGCCTTGAAAAGAATGGTACAAATCCTGCCGTAAACACCGCAAACGGAACTCAAACCGCGGGAATATGGGGAGTCGGTCCTTCCACTGATCCAAGGTACGACTATCATTTTTTTCTCAATAATATTAGAGATTTTGTTAAAAGAAAGGGGGGTATGCCAATTACATTAAAGTTTCTAGATTCTGTAATACCCCCTGGATACAGGGGTCACTCGGACGTTCATGTGAACGAATGGAGACTCAAATACAACGATCCGTGCATCGGCCTTCCAGCTTTTAAAGAAGTTCTTAAAACAAAGTATGTATCCGGTCGATTATTCACGTCACCTGATCTCTTGAACGCTCGTGCAAAACTTCGAAAAGTCTCTCGCCGTTTCCAGGTTACGTCTAACCAATTAAAGGCCGGTAAACGTCGTCTCAAACCAGTTAGGCCCAGACAGGTAATTTCTCCTTCTCAGCTGATTGCCAAGAAGGCAAGGCTCAGGCCAGGTAGAAAAACTGCGAAAATTACAAAAGACATTTTAAAGAGTTCTAAATTCGATAAACTTGTTGAGAAGATTTGGGTACAAAACGGTGCAAAATCCGGTGATGACTACCTGGAAGCATGGGGCAAGGCGAGAAACAAGGCTATTCGTATGATTGAAGTTAAATTGAGTTACGGAAACAGGCCGTTCACACCCAGTCCTCCAAAACGTGTCAGCCCTCCAAAACGTGTCAGCCCTCCCAAACGTGTCAGCCCTCCCAAACGTGTCGTCATAAGTCCAGGGTCGAAGAGGGCAAAAATGATGGGAACAAAGGGTCGCATGGTCTACGTAAATTTGCACATGAGTGTCAAAGAATTGAAAGATTTAGCTGCTTCAAAAGGTAAGAATATAAAAGGGCTACGATCTAAAATAGAAATTGCTCGTAAAATTTTTAGTTGATAATATAAATGAAAAACAATAAGAATTATCTGATTATGATAGTTATTATTGTTATAGTTATAGCTCTATTATTTGTTAAGAAATCTACGTTTGACGGGTCTGGTGATTCAGGGACCGTGACAAACAAGGGGAACCTCATAGTCTACGGATCCAAGACCTGTCCTTGGTGTCAAAAACAAGAAAAATACCTAGAAGATAAACATATTTCTTATACGTTTGTAGATTGTAAAAGCGAAAAGTGCCCGGATTTTGTAAACGGATACCCAACTCTTTTACTGAATAACAAGGTGATTAACGGCTATAGCGAAATTTAAGCTTTTAGAACTGTTAGAGCCAGAGAGAGCATGAAGGTGTGCCACAGTGAATCAACTGGTTTAAATATGGTAATGTACTTTACAAGTGTCCCGTTCCACAAGTATCTGAGTATAATTGTCACAATTAGGAGATAAATCATGAATACAAGGATGTTGTAGATTGCATCCTGACGATTACGTGATCGAAGAACTGAGTACATCTTTTTATTAGACTGAGAAAAAATTACAGGCTAATAATAAGATGAGTAAACCCAATCCGCATGCGCCAAAATACACATGGAAGCCTTGGGGGACTACCGGAGTGGTCCACGACAACTGTTACGATTATGCATTCGGTTCATTTTCTTCGAATAGAAAGGCAAAGAGTGTCCCTGGGAACAGGAGCGGTATAAGCTCAAATTCCATGACCTTTAGAAATTGCAAGGGGATTGCAAGAAGAGTCCTTGCTGATAACCCTGGTAACGTTTACAAGATGAAGTCCGCTTCTCAGAAACCTAAATCTGGATTCTACAAAGTAATGTGCTTTGTAGCTCCTTCGAACGACTTTGGAGACTCTACTGGAGATTTCCACTGGTACAAAGAGATTAGCTCCATCAGGTACAGGACTAGACCCGGCGATTCCGTATCTGCAATTGCAAAATTTTTTCACGTCTCTCCGTCTATAATAAAGACGGCTCTCATGAAATCAAGAATTACTGCAGACAGAAACGACGGAAGAGTCGCCAACAACAACTCTGAACTCAGAGTCCTTAACAGATTGACTGCTAGATCTCCGGATAAAGTCCCTGTCGGGAGAGTACTTGACTTTCCGGTGAAGCTCTGGAGTCACAAGACCGGATGGGCTGGAGGTCCCTTGATAGTTGATGCATCTGGAAAAACTATAAAAGATCCTAGAAAAGCAGACAGAAACTATAAACCAGGTTTCCATTACACGAAATTTTGTTCAGCGTACGGGGTCAGGCGAGGATTTGCCAAGACAGGTTTAAATTCTAATAGGAACGGTGTCAATTCTCGGGCAAAGGTAAACCGAGTTGCAATAGTTCGTCGTTGAGGTCGTCTTCTTCTCCCACGTCCCAGTGAATTTCCGTTCTCAGCATTTCCTGTCCCCTTTCTATAGTCACACCGAAACTTTCAATCATAGAGAGCATGTTGCTAGTTTCAAAATCTCTCACATTAAGGTTTCCGTCCGATACACGCTCTATTATCAGTCGGCACCGATATACTGGAACATCGAATGGAGTTCGACACATTGGACATGTGGGAGTTTCTCTGCAAGAACTTTTCCACCTTTCTACACATCTAGCGTGAAAAACGTGATTGCATGGAAGCTGGCGCGTGTCCCTGTTCATGTGACCGAGACAGACTGAACACTGTGGTCCCTGGTGATGCCAGCAGTGTTCCTGGTTTTCCTTTAAAAATTGCTTACAGGGATTTCCGGAAATTGTCTGAGCTCCACATCGTCGCTCCATTGGGGTATACGTCTAAAAGATATTAGACTCGGTGGCGCATGGCTCGTTCAAGGTCATTCTCGAGCGACCTGATTGCGTCAGCGTATTTTAATCTCATATTCTCCTCTACATTATTGCGAAAAATAACAATTGGGTCATCGTCTTGCTCCATGCGGCAAGTAGGGCATTCGATAGATTCCTCGAACCATTTAATTATACATTCGCCGTGGAAAACATGCTTGCATCTCAGCTTCTTGTCATTTCTTTTAGTAGGTTCTAGACATATAGTGCACGTATTTTGAATATGAACGTGACAAAGTCCATCCTGGGCTGCAGTGTGTCTACATTTCTTTCCCGTACGAGTCACTGACGAACAATTCATTCTCTAAAAGTATCTTACAAATTTCTTCGTGGATTTCATTCTCGCTCAAATTTGCGTCTACTTTGTATATATTCTTGAAAGGAACTTTTTCTAAAAGTTCGTTATACTTTTTATCAAGTTCTCGAAGGTACTCGACTGAAATTGATTCATCACCGTCCTGACATCTGGTCTGTATATGCTTGTGCGCAATTTCAGGATTCTTGCAAAGATAAATGTAAACATCCGGGGACCATTGTGAATTTTTGAAAAAGTATTCGTAGCAATCAGCCTCAATGGGATGGACTAAATTCTTAATCATATCCCAGAATACATATCTTGAGCTCCATATACATCTTTCATATATTACATGACGTTCTGTAGGAATTTTACAAAGAGTCTGGAGAATTCTCATGTGAAGAAGAAACCCCCATCTTCCCTGGTTCTCGTAAAATTCTTTTAATGGCCATTTGTGAATCGGCTCCCTGTGAACATGCCAACCTTTCGACTCAAGCAAACCGAGTTGTGTCGTTTTGCCTGCACCGATATTTCCATCGATGACAATCTTCATTACTATTCTGCAGCCATAAACTTTAACAAGATCCATCCGACTGTGAAACCAGAACGCTAGCCTGACTGGTCATGCATGCTCCGTTCCTGAGGGGCAGATTAAGGCTATCAGGTCCGTTCTGTTGAAACGTTGTTCTGAATTTATAATTATCGTAAATATTAATACTGTTATTCTTCATCAGTTCTTCGTGGAGAATTTTTGATGCTGTAAAGTCAGTTATGCATCGTCCGTCTGCCATACCGATACGAGTCGACATTAGTAATGTCCTAGATTTTATTCTTAAGAACTCGCTTCCATTCTTCAAACTTGGCCCCCATTATAGTATCAAACGTTCTGGATTTGGGAGATTTTGAAATGTACATGCTAGGATCCATGCATGTGAGAATAATGTCATAAGCTGTAGAAAGTTCCTCGAGCTTGTTAGCTCCCCCAATGAGTATTGATCCAGATTTAAATACACTAACAGTAACCTTTTTCATATTTTCAGCTGGTTTGAATTTGATTTTAACAGCGCTGTATCTGTCCGGTTCATAAGACACTTTAAATCCGGTCATTTTTGCAAACCTGTCTCTGACCTTGTGACTGTTTACAACAATGTTAAAATCAAAGTTGGAATTTATCATTGATACTTCGAAAGGATTGAGAACAGGCAATTCTTCCAGTTCTAGAGTCTCTTTCATTATAAACGAAACCTGTTTAAGAATTCTCTCACCGTCGCTGGGAGAATTTCCACCGGACAAGTGAACAGTCCCGTTGGGAAATATTTTTACACTCTTCTGAGAATAAAAGTCTTGAGTTCGTATGGAAATCTGATTGTAAAACGCAGTGTCGTCCATCTTCCACGCAAAACCGTCTCCGTTCGACCCTTCTGGTCGAATTGTAATTGGGGTGAATCGTTCTCTGAACTTTTTTATGTCAATTTTCATGTCGTTTCGCGAATGCATGGTCATTGTTGTAATCTTGAGCCACGACGGCTCTGGCCATTCCGGTCGAGATCGTATCACCCGTTCTCTAATTCCTGTCAAAGTCTCAATGTACTGGTATATATCCATTTCATTTAATTTAAAATTGTAAATTACATTCTTGAGCCGTGCATCACTCTTTTTTTTGCTGCATTTTTTGCAATTTTTGCAAGTGGAGTTCTGAGAATGTTAGCCTTGATGACTTTCTTGTAGTACTTTTTGAGACGCCTGTTATTTTCGTGGATTTTTCCAGTTTTCGTGACGTCGTGGGCAACGAGTGAAATCAGTTTCTTTTTTCTGACCGCGTTGATAACCCTGTTGAGCTCGGCTATTCTTGGGGTCTTCATTTTACTTCTACGAAGTTTTTTAACGGATGATAACGTGTTCAGGCCTTCGAGAACCAGAGGAGTTTGTTTTGCGGCGACAAGAAGGGGAGAACCTCCGCCAAGTTTTCGTACCGAATTAATCGCAGCCGGTGTCACACCGTGAGCCTCTATGGCTTCGGTCGCGTTTCCGTTTGTAAGACGTAGAGCCTCTGCTGTGCGGGCAACCTCGGATGCTCCACCGGGTAAAGTCTGTATTTCATTTATAGCCCTGGGTATGCCTCCCGCGTAATTTATGGCTCGTTTCTGATTTTGCGGTATAGGTGCTCCTTTCAGGGCACTTCTCCAGTTTCCAGTATTTGGAGCAGGTCTTCCAGTTTGCGTAGTCGTCTTTCCGATGAGTGCATTTCTCCAGTTCTCTTTTGGTGGACTTGTCTTGCTTATAAGTGCCCGGGTCCAGTTTCCGGGACCGATCATATTAGAACCAGTCTTCCCGTTCCTGGTTGTGAACACGTAACCTGGTTTAACATTTGTATTGGGACCTATCATATTAGAACCAGTCTTCCCGTTCCTGGTTGTGAACACGTAACCTGGTTTATCATTTGGTTTGGGACCGATCATCTTAGAATTGTTACGAGGAGGGGGTAGAAGAGGTTTAGGAGGTAGAATAGGTTTAGGGGGTAGAAGAGGTTTAGGAGGTAGAATAGGTTTAGGGGGTAGAAGAGGTTTAGGAGGTAGAATAGGTTTAGGGGGTAGAAGAGGGTTAGGGGGTAGAGGTTTAGGGGGTAGAAGAGGACTAGAAATTCTAGAAACTATTTCATTCTTGATAGGGGCGGAAATTGGTATATTTTTTCTGACAATTTGAGAGACCGATTCATTAAATTCTTGACGAGGAATTTTGTTTATAACTTCAATTGCTGTTTTTTGGTTAACAGCTCCCCTCAAAATTTTAACAATTGCAGGGACTATATTAGAATTTTGACGCAACCTTTCGATATCTTTTTTTGTCGTTGACGACTTTACAGCCCTTGTAATTCTCTTGACAATCTCGTCATCCATGTAATAATGAGAGACAAAAAAATGAGTGATTATTTTGTCAAATTTTAAAATTTAATTTCATTAAACAAAAATGGCAAGTCTCCTGAAGACACGACTTATATCGCCTTATCAGCACATTGGCGTGAGATGGTTAGTCTCTAGAGAGGCTGACCCTGTTTTCCCGGGTGGTTTTCTTTGTGACGAAATGGGACTCGGAAAAACAGTGCAAATTCTTGCAGCCATGTGTGTGAATCCGCTCAAAACTCTCATCATAGTTCCAAAGTCTATAGTAACGCAGTGGGGAAATGAAATTTCACGTTTTACACCCCACATGTCTGTAAATATCTTTGACGGATCGAAGAGGGCATTGACGGACGCGGACGTCACAATAGCTCCTTACTCTGTGCTCATTAACAGGGTCAATCAGCCTATGTCACCCCTTCTTAGGGTAAATTGGGGGAGGGTAGTGCTAGACGAGGGTCACGAAATTCGAAACAGGCGCAGTAAGACGCACATTGCTGCATGTGCCCTCAATGCAAAGGTGCGTTGGATACTCACCGGGACTCCGATTTTCAATTCTATTGCAGACTTTGCAAACTTGTGCGGTTTCATAGGGTTAAATCGCAGAGATGTCCAGGCTATGCCACTGGCTTACAGAGACAGGTATGTTTTGAGGAGGACAAAAGCTGATGTTTCTGAACATAACAAGAGATTGGAACTCCCTCCTTGTGATTTTCAGAATATTGAAATTGAAATGTATTCAGAGGAGTTTGAATTGTACCAAGATGTGTACGATCGGGCTCAAAATTTCATTAGAAATATAAAAAATTCTGGAAATCATGCAATGCACCAAATGGAAATGCTCGAGGCCCTGATGAGGACCAGGCAGGTTATGACGTGGCCTCAGACGTATCTCAGTGGAATCGCCGCAAGACTAAATATAAAACCTGAAAAGTGGACAGGCAGGTCGAAAAAGATTGAAACTCTCATCGAACTTATTGAAAGTCACCCGAAAGAAAAAACGCTCGTGTTTTACAATTTCACCGGAGAAATGATTGAAATAAAAAAGAGGCTGGAGGGAAGGGAAATTTTCAGAATAGATGGATCTATTGACAAGTTTCAGAGAGACACGGGTATACAAGCGTTCAAAAAGTCTACAAAGATTCCTGCACCTGTATTTCTTATTCAAATAAAAGCTGGCGGGGTTGGTATAAACCTGCAGGAGGCTACAAGGGTGTACTTGACCGCTCCGAGCTGGAATCCTGCTACAGAGTTACAGGCTATTGCAAGATCTCATAGAACGGGTCAGACTCAGAAGGTGACTGTTCGAAGATTAGTTTATATAGGCAAGGAAACCACCCCCAGCGTAGAGCAAAGTATAATGGCTCTTCAGGCAGGAAAAGCGACACTTGCTGCGGGTATTCTGAGGGACGAGAGCTTGGAAAAACAGGTTCCAAATTCGACAAGGACAAAATTAGATATTAGAGCACTTTCAAAGATATTCTCATTGTAATATAAATGACAGTTGGTTCACGTGCCCAAGTCTTTCACGGAAACGCAGATGTTACACCAGGTGGATTAAAGAAAAAAGACTTGAAGATTGTCAAGGGTGAAATTGTCAGCAAGGCAAAGTCCAAAGATGAAAAGAAGAACCCATGGATAAAGGCGGTTGCAAAGGCAAAAAAAGAATTGAAAATTACAGGGTTTGCGCTTCTTCAGGGCAAGCTTCTCGAACGTGCAAGAGAAATTTATAAAAAATAAAATAAGATGGTAAGTTATATGGAACTCCAGCTTTTGATGGCAGCATGTCTTCTCATGTGCATCGCGGCAATGTCTCTCGCGTCTACAGGTATAGCCCAGCAGTGTTACGACGAGAATCCCGGTACAGCCAATAATCACAAGTCAAATAAAAATTACTTAATATACATGTTTGTAGCAGGAGGGCTGGGTGTTCTCCTTTCATTTCTACTGATTTATCTGAGCGTCAAGGGTGGAAAGTCAGCATCACCTGCCGCGGCGGCTAGTTAAAAGCACATACACCTTTTAAAACAGGCGTATAATATCTCACCTGACTGGCCCTTACGGTTAATCCGTAAACTCCGTTATAAAAATAGTTTGATCTGATTTCAACCATGCACGTGAGTTCATGTCCACTAAAAAGACCCTCCTTTATTTCAGGAGAAACCTGCATTTTTTCATTATCAAAAATATACGTACTTTCATCTATTTTGATTCTCAGAGAATCGTTGTTCATATTCGAAGTAAAATTATCATTATTACAAAGAATATTTTCTAATTTTTTCCACCAATTTATAAATTCCTGATTTGATAATTCTAAATTAAAAGACTTGTATGCAGAAACTCCCCACGTGCACATGCCCCTCGGAATTTGAAAACGAAGTGGATCAGAATTTAAATTATATTTTAATTTATCTTTTGTCATTTGTGAAATTTCAATTTCATTAATGTCAAATTCATTCCACATTACCATTTAAAAGTATACAATATTCTTTTTTATCTTATCGTTTTTGCTATACCAGAACCTTTTAATAAAACTCTTGAATACGTAATCCAAGAATCTGTCTGACCAGGTAACGATATATATTCTCCATTAGATCCGTAATGTTCTACATTATACATGTCTTCGTCCAAGTTAAAATACCATATACCCTCAGAGTAAAAATTCAATTCAATTGGTCTATAAATTATATGATACCTGTTAATGTTAAAAAAATGTAATGACGATGATTCTAAATTATATATTATTCCATCATGAGAATTTAAAAGATAATCTAATTTCCATATACGAGAATCTGAAATTCTTTTAGGAGGAATTTTAAATGAAATTTTTACATCAATGTCATCAACGTACTTTAGAATTTCTCGTACCATATCATATGGTAAATTCATCCATAAAGACTCCATAAAATTAAAATGTATATATCTTTTAAATGCCCAGAAAGATTAAAAAGAAATTTGTACCTGTTCTTTCTACGATATTCGAAAACAACAAAAACCTTATTCAAAATATAAAACGTGTCATCAACGTAAATAATTATAATTTTGTAAATAAAAAAGGAAGATTTGAAATTCTGTCACCGGCTCGATATGATGCCCCGTACAAGAAGGGCAGGTTTGAAGTTAAGGAACGTCTGAGCCCCGAACCCAAATTCGTTGGCAAGAAGGGAAGGTTTGAAATATTCGAACGTTAACCCGAGCACATTTCACAATTACCAGGGTTTGCGAGAGAGCAAGCCGTAACGGGCACGGTCACCTGTATAGGTTTTGCCTTTGGCCTGGTTCTCAGGTAGTACATCCCTGTCTTCAAACCTTTTTTCCACCCGTACATGTGCATGGAACTCAGCTTTGCTATACTAGGATCTTCCATGAAGATGTTTAGAGACTGCGACTGGTCTACGAACGCGCCTCTGTCCGCGCTCATGTCGATGAGAGACTTTTGGGGAATTTCCCAGGCCGTTCTGTATATGTTTTTCAGATTGTCAGGAATATCTAAACTTTGAACACTCCCACCTGATCGAATCATTTCATTCTTGACGTTTACGTTCCACTTTCCAAGTCTCTGAAGATCTTTGACCAGGTGCTTGTTGACCATGACAAACTCTCCGGCAAGAGTCCTTCGCAGGTAAATGTTCGTAGTGTACGGTTCGAACGCCTCGTTGTTTCCCAGAATCTGAGCGGTGGATGCGGTCGGCATCGGACCCACGAGCAATGAATTTCTTAGACCATAATTTTTAATTTCAGATTTTAATAATTTCCAATCGTACATTTCACTCGGTTCAATTCCCCACAAGTCAAACTGAAGTTTCTGAGAATCTGCAGGCGACCCCTTGAACGTTTGATACGGCCCATCCTCTTTTGCCAAGAGGCACGACGCCGTAAGAGACGAATGGTAAATAGTTTCAAACACTTGTTTATTAATATCCCGTGCCTCTTTACAATCGAAAGAAATGCCGAGCATCATGTACACGTCTGCAAGTCCCTGGACCCCTATAGCTATAGGCCGATGTCTCACGTTCGATTTGCGAGCCGGTTCAGTCGGATAATAATTTTTGTCGATAACCATATTCAAATTGCGAGTAACAACCTGTGTAACATCGTGGAGGCGCGAGAAATCGAACGAACCGTTTTTTACAAATGCAGGGAGACTCAGAGATGCCAGGTTGCAGACGGCTGTTTCTTCAGGGGTAGAAACCTGGTACACCTCACCACATAAATTACTGGACTTGATTGTCCCCAAATTTTGTTGATTCGTTTTTGAGTTTGCGGCATCCTTATAGCACATGTAGGGAGTTCCTGTCTCGATCTGGCTCTTGAGAATTGCGTCCCAGATCTCACGAGCCCTAACCTTTTTCCTGAACATTCCTTTCTGTACATACGAGTCGTAAAGTTTGACAAACGACTCGCCCCATGCATCTTGCAGGCCCGGACATTCGTTGGGGCACATGAGATGCCAGACCCCGTCTTCTTCGACCCTCTCCATGAACAGGTCAGGAATCCAAAGGGCGGTGAACAAATCTCGGCATCGAGCCTCCTCGTCACCCTGGTTGAGGCGCAGCTCCAGAAATTCGAAAATATCTGAATGCCACGGTTCCAAGTAAATTGCAAAAGATCCCTTTCGCTTACCACCCCCCTGGTTCACGTACCTCGCAGTATTGTTGAAAACCCTGAGCATAGGAATTATGCCATCTGCCACGCCGTTCGTGCCCTTGATTACAGAACCGTTTGATCTAATATTTGAACAGTGGATTCCGATGCCACCCGACAACTTTGAAATGTGAGCACATTCCTTGAGAGTTTCGAATATTCCGTCGATAGAATCGTCCTTCATAGCCACTAGAAAACAGCTAGACATCTGGGGTCTCTTTGTTCCGGCGTTGAAAAGGGTGGGGGTGGCATGAGTGAAATATTTTTGAGACATTAAATCATAGGTTTCTCGAACGCGGACAAGGTCCCGTCCGTGGATTCCCAGTGCGACCCGCATGAAGAGATACTGTGGGGTCTCTCCCTCATTAAGGTATCCCTTCTGAAGAGTCTTGATACCGAAATACCCAAACAAATAATCACGAGAGTGGTCAATCCACGTGTCAATATCGAGTACGATGTCCTTCATGAAAGAATACGAGACTATACCGTTTGAATACAATTTTAACATTGAGTCACTGAAAGTTTTTGGACACGTTTTTTGAAGATTTGAAACTGTAATTCTCATTGCTAAAATTTCATAATTTGGATTTTCTGTAATCATTCCGATTGCAACCTCTGCACTCAGTATATCAATATCTGACGTGGATATTCCGTCGTACATTGAAGAAAACACCTTTTGAGCAACCTTTGCGGGTGAAACACCTGGGAGGGGCTCGAATTCTGGTGCATCATTCAACTTTTGAATCCTCCGTGTAACCTTGTCGAACAACATTTCTCCCGATAGACCATTTCTCTTAATGACTTTCATTTGAGATATAGAGCGATTATTTTTTTATCAGACTATTACAATGTCTACGCGCCTTGTTTCAACTCCGTTATCAAATGCATTTTTCTCAGATTTCAACAGGGAAACAATTCACAATAATTTAATTTCAGTAATTAAAAATAAAACAGGGTATACGATTGACAAACAGAACGATGCAGACATTCAGGGTCTCATGCGTAAGGTTTACATAAACATGGCCAGCAACGAGTACACTGGAGTTCGAGAGAACGTGGATCAAATGAACAGCAAGGTGGTCGATGAGGCAAGTCAGTTTGTTCTTACCGGTGTTCTTCAGCAGATTTCATACCTCCAGGACATCTCTACGAACCCTGTCCCGCTAAAATCTCCTATAAATACCAGTACGTACGGAAATAAACTTCCTATAAACGACAGGTACGGAATTAATCCCAGATAACTATAGATGCGATCTCTTGACGATATTTTAATTGGATTTTTAATTTTTTTTATTCTAGAAAGGATAATTAAATTACTCGGAAGTGCAATAATCGAGCCATGGGTTGCAACAAAAGTGAGAGACGAAAAAAACGTGAAGAATTGGGTACAGGGTATAGACATTCTAATGTTGTTCGCTTCACTTTTACTAGTTATTAAATATCAAAAACCTCTTGCAAGTATAGCTAAAGTAGCTTAAGGGTTTACATCATTAATATTCCAAGATGAACCGGTACCGCGATGAAACTGCGGAAATCTGCAAAAAGAAAGGATGGGACAAGGCTTCTATAAGCAACGTATGGATGCTGTACACCGAGGAGAACGGTGAGCTAGCAAGCGCTATTCGTCAGAATCAACATTTATACAAAAAGACAAACATAAAAAAGGATAGGGGAATTGATGTGGTTATGGAAATGGGGGATGTTTTCAGTTACCTTTTTCAACTCGCGTACATGTTAAATGTAGATCTCGATGAAATGTGGGAACTTCACAAAACTAAAGTTCATAACAAAAAATATTCAGCGGAAAAAAATATACGAGTTTATTAATGGCAACAGCCGCGATGATAGATGACAACCTTCACATCGATCGCATTAATCCATTCACATCTACGGGGACATTTGGGACGACTTCTAACGGCGGATTTTACGGCGGCCCGGATAACACGTTCATAGTCGAGCGCGACGAATGCCCAACATGCCTGGAATCAGATCTCGACCTTTCTCATTTTACCCCAGACCACGTTAATAGGTCAGGTCCCATGATTGTTAACGAAGTAGCCCCGAGCACCGCCCCGTTCATGGGATTTCCCGCGAGAATGTTCGAGTACCCAGACACGGTGACAACGACGTGGTATCGCCCGGGTCTGAATATGGTTAAAGAAGACGCACCGTCCGGGTGTGTTGCAACGACAATATGGGACTGGAACGGTCACGCGAATAAAGACCAAGATTTTATGATTATAATTATAATCGCAATCTTGGTTCTGTATTTCATCAGATGGGTTGAATTTTAAGAGCAACAACCTTTACTAAATTTTTTTCGAGAATTTCTCGTTCTGTTTTTATTTTATTATCCAAAAAAGAACATTTGTGAATCTCAAGTTGAATACAAGATGGACAAAACATTCCATTACATTCATTACACTTGAGAATTTTCATTTTGTGACGACACATCGTCATCTTTTAAATTATACACGACACTTTTCTTAATGTAAGGTTCATCGTCTTCCAATTCGCAGAGACCAGTTTCCCTAGCTTTGAGAATTCTTTTCCATACTTTTTGCAAGAGTGGAAGTTTTTCTTTAAACCATTCCCTATCTCTTTTTACCCTAACTACTACAAATTGTTCAGAATTATCAGGAGTTAAATTTGCAGGCTTGTATTGTACGAAATCGCAATCCTCAAAGTCTAGAATTTCTAAAAGGAGTTGTATCTGGGGCATGTAATATTTTGGAACCTTTGATTCTATTTTTCTTGTGAGGGGACATTTAATCTCGACGAGAATACCGTCATCCGTAATTCCGTCGGCGGATCCTCCCAGAAAAGAGTGCTCCCTGTGTATCACTAGTCCAATTTCCGTCGTATTTTTTTCAAATTTCTGGTCATACATTTTACGAACAATTGGTTCCAAGAGCGTCCCGTGTTCTGTGGCAGCGTTTCCCCCCCACTTTGTTTTTAAAACCTTTTTTTTTATAAACATTTCTATGCTTTCGTAATGATTATCACCTGTCGCGGACGCCACATCGCTTGCAGTTATCATTTCTTCTCGAAGTTTCAACCACTCGTCGGACCTTTGTTCGTCATATTTCGCATCCTTGAGATCCCTTACTCGTTCCAGAAGTAGGGACATTCTTTCCCTTGAAACGACTGTCAGTCTTAAGTATAATTTCTGCTGCATTCTGTTCAGCCTGTTTTTTTGTTGTCGCGTAGCCAAAAGATTCTATAGAATTGTTCACCGAGACTGACATGCAAAAAGTTCCGTTTATTGTTTCTGTGAGGGTATAATCTGGGAGGGGGTACTTTAGAGCCTGGCACCAGCGCATGAGCTGATCTTTGTAGTTGTCGTCTATGAGAGACATTTTAACTTTTTTAAAACTTTCGAGAATGAAATTTTTAGCATGAACCATTCCAAGGTCAATGTATATTGCACCTATAATAGCTTCGAACACGTCTTCCATTATGTGTTCGTTCGTGTTCCATCCGTTCCTCTCGCCCTTTTCATCCATGAGAATCATTTTATCGAGCCCAAGAACCTTGGAAATCTCGCAAAGCGTCTTTCCCCTTACCATCTTTGTTCGTGCCTTTGTCAGAAACCCCTCCTGCTCTTTTTCGTAAAGGTCAAAAAGATGCTTGGTCACAATAAATCCGAGAACCGAATCCCCCATAAACTCGAGCGTTTCATATGATCCGTCGAGGTCCTTGTAACGTTTCAGGGCACTCTTGTGAGTGAAAGCGCGCTGATACGTTTTAATGTCATTTATTTTTGTCCCGACAAGAGAGTCAATAAATTCCCTTGATATTACGGGTGCGTTTTCCATTTTCACTATAAAATAGTCTACTGTTTAACTGCAACCTTTGGGCGCATCTTCTTCTCTTTAGGAACCTCTGCTACGACGACAGGCTCGACGGTCTTGGTCTCCTTAATGTAATGAGGATTGATAAACTTTTGAATGTTCAAAAACGTAACATCAGTTCCCTCTGGAACTACAAGTAGATCACGGAGGCTCGAATCTAGACTAATCTTCTGCCCGTTCTTCAGGCCCTTTGCCTCTACATATTCATTAATCTTACGAGTAACCTGCGACCGGGACATGAGCTCGTCTGGGCCCAGAGAAAGGAATGCTCGGAGCTTCTCAGAAATCTTTTGAGGCTTGTTGAATCCGTTATTCTTGGAACGCTCCTTAGCCTTCTCACCGGTAGGATCTTCCAAAGTTTGGCGAATCTTGCGCATGTCGCGGCGAAGCGCCTTTATCTCCTTGATTAGATTTGATAGGTCGAGCTGATCCATTATATTCAATATTACGAGTATATCTTTAAGTCACTAAAACAACCATTAATGAAAAACCTACTAATAATGCAATTATAAGTTTCCAAATTGGTAAATCTGCGTGGGCGACTGCAACGGGAGGGCTCGGAGCTTCAGGCTGTGGAAAATTTATATTAAATCCAGGAGGTAAAATGTCTGAATATTGGGTCGGTTCAATTTTAAATCGAACACCTGTCAATGCCTTGTTGCACTTTCCCTTGCAGCACCCAGGGTCGCACGGGTACACGAGTCCATTTTGAATGTTTACGTACCCGCAAACGTGATCAGAAGGGTCCATCGGGTCTGGGAGGCACTCGCAATTTTTAATTACAAACTCTGAGCTGCACGTAGTCATTTAAGATAAAGACTATATTATTTATTGGTATAAATGGAATACGGAACTCCCCAAAAGTTACCAAACGGTCGTTATTTTCTCAAGATTGGCCCTGTGAGGCATCAAGTAAACGGCGTTGTTCTCCAGGAATCTCTCACAAACAAAAATGTCACATTCAAAGTGAAAGACGTGTCCGTTTTTTCAGCTGTTGATTCTGAAATAATCGAAAAAGCAAAAGAATGTAAAACAGAATGGTTCCGGAAGGAGCTCCCAGACGACCTGATTGCATCTGCGTATCAGGAAAGCGTTATTGACGGATCTCTCGATGCATCCCTTCTTACCGTGAAGGGACAGGTGCGAACGATTGTATTTGATACACAGAAGAATCAAATGGAACTTCAGGCGGTTGAAGTAGATGCTTTGTGTGACGTAGTTCTGGAGCTATCAGGCTTGTGGTTTCTGAAAAAATCATTCGGTCCTATCTGGAGAATCGTCCAGGTACGTGTCAGGGCGCCACCAAAACTAAATCCGCCCCAAGCATATCTTTTTAACGATGAACCTGTCGATGAACAGGAGACCGACGAGCCATCTGATTATGTCGACATGGACTAGTCTCAAAAAAATTATCGCCATCATATATAAGATGGAAAAAAAGCGTCTTGCTATAATTTTACTTGCCGCAATATTCTTCATCCTTGTTCTACTTCCAAGGGGAAAGTCAAGTTCGTACTCGACATCGGCGGTTTCAGGAATGAACACGATGTCTAATGTTCCAGTTGCTAACCCAGCACCTGTACCCCCACCCACTGCTCCTCCTACAGACACTATGGGAATTTCATCAGCCGCTCTCATTCCCCGTGAAGTGGTCTCGACCGATGACTTTGGACAGTACGATCCCAGTGTTATTCTCTCAGGCCAGAATTATCTAGATCCTAGAAGTCAAATTGGATACCCAGAAACTCTGGGAGGTGTTCTGCGGAATGCGAATCGCCAATATCGGTCTGAGCCCCTGAATCCTCGCGATCCGGTTAGTATATTTAACCTTAGCACAATACCTCCCGATATAATGCGTCCACAATTTGACATAAATAACGACTATCAGTGAGTTTTTTTAACCAAAAAAACCTCAAAATTAATATAAATGGAGTTTAAATCGGCAACTACGGAGTGGATTGCTCTTAAAGCTCAACTTGCTTCAGCTCGCAAAGATCTAACACTGCTCAACGAGCGTGAGAAAGAACTTCGCAAGTTTGTAACCGAACACATGGCCAGGAACGAAATAGACACGATAAAAATTCACGACAAAATAAAAGTAAACTTTAAGAAAACAAAGAAGAAGGGTTCTCTGACGAAAGATGTCATTAAAAAGGGTCTAAGCTCATTCTTCGGTGGAAACGAGGCCCAGGTAGAGGGCGCATTCCAGGCCATACTAGATGCCGCCCCAGTTAAAGATTCGCAAGGTGTTACAGTTACAGGACTCAAGGTTTGAAAATGGTTTTTAAGAGTGAATCCTTCGGGCTTGATACCCCCAAGCCAAAACTTTGGGATGTATACGAACTTTCGTACGATTCTGATGATTCAGACGACGAACCAGAAGTTCTTCACCCGGAAGACTGGCAAGACTGGTATTCTGAAGAATTGCTGGATGCGTGGGAAAAAATAAGAGATTATGCAAATTCAGAATACATTAATTTAAAAATTACATATCCTTTATTCGTTGAATTTGTAATGTATCCACCTTACACGCATTCGCACACGAGCCCTACACGCGTCGAGCGAGATTTGTGGATTATTGTTTCGAACATCTCAATAGTAGCCGAGAGAGTAGAAGAGCAGGTTTTTTACGAATGGATAAGAAAAAATATAAGCGTTCATTGTAATGTTTGACGTGACAGGGCCTAAAGTCCTTGTTCCATCTATACTTTTCGCGATTATGACCCCCGAGCTATCCGGTGGTTTTCCCAGAAATGAAAACATCAGGGTGCAGGTCGGGTTTCATGCTCTCCTTTTTTTAATTTTTTATATTTTAATATGTAAATTTGTAACAAAGGTTACTATTACGCGGACTGATCTCATAATGACCCCGTTATTGTTCACGGTTTTATCTCCGGGTGTATTTTTTTCGTTTCCTACGAGCGGGGGAGCTTCTGCTGCACTTGTTCACTCTCTTTTTTACGCAATTATTTTTGCGTTTATAAGGGGAATATTTCCAGAATACTATTAGTAATGATAAAAAACCTTGTAATAGGCCCAGGAGCAATGGGGTTTTACATGTACCTAGGAACAATTGCCAAACTGAGAGACACTGGAAAACTGAATGACCTCGAAGAAATTTCCGGAGCTTCAGCCGGTGCTCTTATTGGTCTAATGTACTGCATGTACAAGGGTGACATTAAGAAAATTCTAGAAGTTTCATTAAAAATACCTATAAAAAAACTCATGAAACTCGACATTAAAACATTAGTTACCAAATATGGATTAATCTCCCTGTGTCATGTTAAAAATCAAATTTCGTCAATGTGCACAGAGGAATTGGGAAAGAGTGACATTACTTTTAAAGAATTATTCAATTTTTTTAATGTAAAATTACATATTTCATCGTATTGTGTACAAATAGGAAAGACAAAATATTTTAGCGTTGACTCTACTCCAGAAATGAGTGTAATCGAAGCTGTCTGCGCGTCTGTGGCAATACCTTTTTTATTTTCTAGTATAAAACTGAAGGATGGGATGAATTACATAGACGGGGGTGCAATAGAAACAGCACCCGGGGGGCCCTTTATCGGAAAGTTGGACGTTTTAGTTATAAAAATAAGTTATGACAACTGTATAGTTAACGTAAAGGACATTAAGTCCTACGCGCTCAGTCTATTGTATGCAAACATGCAACTTCGCTACACGTACTCGTTCCCTACTTTTAATATAATTTGCGAGGAAAATATCTTTGATTTTGGAGCATCCGTCGATAATAAAATTAAAATGTACACTTCAGGATACATGCAAGAATTTTCTCATTAAATATAAATGCATTCAGATCTTCGAAAGAGCCACATTCGTCACCTGACTCCTAAACGCATTGTCGTCAAAGGAACGCCCGGTCGTCCAGGATATTCTTACATGCGAAAAGCCATGAAGACGAATGTCAGGGGGGTACCAGCCTACGACGTGGGGACAATCGGAAAATCAAAGGTTCGCATAGGTTCCCTCAAACACGGGATGTTGACCAGGTTCGGGTATCATCCAGTCGAAGCAATGACCAATAGGCACATTGCATTGATGCGCGCGATAAAAAAGGGTGGTGAAGCGCCCCTCGCTGTTTTTCGGCGACTCATGGCCATAAGCACGTTCACGAAAAGGACGGCTCCACGGGCCCATAGGATTTACAGACAGGATGCAATGTGGATAAGGAAAAAATTTGCTCACTGGTTCAAAACTGAAATAAAAAAATAGAATAATAGTATGGTTATTATAACTCATTCTTTCAGGGATGATAAAATGAACAGGCTTATTTCACTTGCTTCTAGACTTAGAAATGCAAATCCAACGGGGTCTAATAACATAAATTTTCATTCGAGAGACGCTCATCCTTGGTGGAGGAAAAATCACGAAAGTACAATACATGAAATTTACAAGATACTTTCTGAACCATTGAAAGCGTCTACGAAAACCCAGATTGTAAATGCGAGAATTTTAATACGAAAAGTGAAAGACATTTCTGCCGGTTACATAAACAAACAACAACTTCACGTAAATATAACGAAACTTTTCCGTCGCGGAGAGGAGGGTTTCATTCAAGGAATTTATTATCTTGACAATCCAAAAATAACAAGCCCAAACGGATCGATTAGAAACGCCCCAAATTCCGAAACTGGACAACTTTTACTTTACAATAAAAGCCATAATTCACCTACTTTACTAGTGCCTAAAAAGGGTACTGCGGTTTATTTCACACCCGATGACACGTTCCACGAAGTTGCAAACCGTCCGCATGAAGTAAAAGGTCCAGTAACCCGGGACATGATTATTATTCAATTTTTCAAGAGTATGAACAAACAGAACAAGGAAAACGTGAATCAACAAAAAAGACTTTTTGGGCCTTTCGCGCCGGCTGTTAGGGTCGTCGCTGGTCTAGAGAAACGTTCGAAAGCTCCCGGGACCCGACGAGTTCCTACTCTAGAGGGTCTCATGTCTCGACTAAAACTCAGTGAAAAAAGAAAGCGGAATTCCAACGTAACCCTGAGAAATATGGGTGAATCATCTCTTAAAAGACGACGAACAACTTAAAACTCGTAGAGTCTTTATAATCATGTATTATTTAAATGCATTTACTACTCTCGGACTATATCTCACTGCCGATAAAACACTTGAAATAGTTCAGACCGTGGCCCCTATGGCATGGAGCGTGATATTCCTACTTTTTATTAGAACTTTGACAGAAATTTACAAATGTAGGATTCATTCAGAAATACTTAAACTTAAACACGCAAAGCTTTTGATAACAAATGAATGAAATTCTGGTACCAATTGCAGAAAAAATATGGACGTCTCTCGGCCCCGGCTACTCCGAATCAGTGTATCATCGTGCGTTCGAAGTGTCTCTTCGCAATTCTGGAATATTCTACGAGACTGAGCGAATAATTCCTGTGTTCTACAGTGACCAAAACGTCGGACACGTTCGGGCGGATCTAATAGTAGACAGAAAATGTGTCGTGGAACTCAAGGCCGTGAGCAAGCTCAACGAATCTTATAAAATTCAGACAAAAAATTATATGAAATTGTTGGGGCTCGACAAGGGTCTCCTAATAAACTTTGCAGAAAAGTCTGTCGAAGTTATTGAGTTTTAATGTATTCCCACGAAAGTTCCATGCATATACCTTTCCAGATTTGATCCTGTATGTAGAGCTTCTCTTTAGATTTCAAAAGGGGGAAACAGGGGAGGTATTTATCCTCTCCTAGAAGTTCGCACAGTTTATAAAGAACGTAGCTGTAACTCAAAAAATTCTTTCTGTTTACCGGTTTATGTTTCTCGAAAGGCGCCTGAATTTTATGAAACATGAGGCGAAGTTTGTCCTCGAGCTCCTGTGACATTGTGGGTGGCTGAATCCCGCTAATTATGGTAGAAATGTAAGGGGCATGTTCATAGTATTTGTTCTTGTCTAGCTTCTTGAGAAGACCGCGTACCTTTTCATGTGTAATTTCACATAAATCCTTAATTTTTTGTTTTTTAAATTCTGATCTTATTTGATTAAGAAGTTCATCCGGAACGCTCGTAGATTCCTTTGCCTGAAACTGTGAAATCCACTCGTTGAAATGGTTTTCACGTTTATAGGAATATATAACGTGCTTTTCGGTTTCTTGTTCTTCTTTGTACCCGAGTTCATCTTCATGGAACCTGACAGCCCTCCCACATTCCATGCATATTTCATCTGCTGTTATTTCGTCGATAATCTTGGTAAATGTTTTTCCACACTCTTCGCATGGTTTTCCATAATTTTGCACACTTATATAGTCTTCAGGGTCATACTCGCCCTCGACTTCGTTCATGTATTTTTTATAAATTGATTTACGTTGATTCCCCTTAGACATTTTCACTTTTACACCTAATGCAAAATGATTCGTATGTATTTTTTCAGTCTCTTCCGTGTACTCCTTTATATGCGAAAAACAAGATAGAATATATTCAGACATTTCGTCTTCATTCTTACATTCTCTCAATCTGTGTTCGTACCTTGCCTCCATGTACAATTATATAATTAAAACTTTATTCAGAAATATTAGGAGCTAAAAAGAATTTCAATTCCCCTAAATTTGCAATTGTGTATTTGAAAATTATAGGCATGTCTTTGTTGATAGAATCTTGCATAATCTGGATACTCGAGCACATGTTCGTAGCTTTTGTGTACAGGCTAATGTATTTTAGACTGAAGGACCCACCTGTCTTTTCACAGTATTGAGAGTCTGGGTATTTTATAATAGTATTCTGACTTGCAAAGTCTCCCACGCAGTTCAATTCAATATCATGGCCCTCCCTCCAAATCTGAATTTCGTTTCCTAAATTTGACATGTCACGCACAATCCTCTGAAAGTCAATACTAGGCATTGTCGTTATTACGTTCATTTTTATATCCGGAAATTCAATCATATCCTCGTTAATGTCCAAGAGCTTGAGTTTAAATTTCGTGACTGAATGTTTATCCTGATTTTCAATCATAAAATCTATCACATCTCTTCCTTCCACTGCTATAGTTAGCATGTCAGACGACGTAACAGTCTTGAGAAGTTTATATACGTTCGACATGTTGAGACCTGCTATAATCTCCTCGTTACATTCGTATTCTTCAAAATTTTCGGCAAGAAGAGTCATCTGAACAAGTGTAACACGCGCCGTGTCTAGCGTCAAAATTTTAACACCTTCTTTTGTAAAATATACATTCACATCGTTTATAATTTCTTTTAGAACCTCGAACACCGACTTTATTGCGGCAGACTGTATAGTCTTTAATTTCATTACTAGTACAGAGAATGTACCCTTTAAGCCCTCTCTTTAGCGTTTGCCAATGCCTCAGTAACAGACATTGCAATTTTTTCTTCTAAATCTGGTGTAAGCTCTGGTTGGAGAGATTCTCCGTACCTTTCCAGCTCAAACATGTTTTCATTGCACTCTGACCCGTCCAAGTTTGAACAAAAGTCAGGGCTCGTGTCCCAAGAAGTCAGCTCGACAGGAATCATAGATATGAGCCAGTTTTTTACATCTCGTCCCACGTGCATTTTACCGTCGTTTGTTACGAGAGTGGGTGTGCGTGTAATCTTTTTCGAGGGAACTCCCAAATGGACTATGTTGTGCAGCCTAACAATATTCATTAAAACTGGATTTGAATTTACAATTTTTAAAATTTCATTTGAAAATTTGCACATATCCGAGTACACTAGGAGTGCCATTAATCGTAAACAATCTTTTTCGTCTGAAATATTTTCGCACCGAATGCTAATGGAGGAAGAAATTGTATTTATATTTCTCCTGGGAATTATATTATTTTTTATATTTAATTCAAAATCAAAATCCCCTGTCCAAGCAAAAACAGTCCCACAGTCTTCGTCAGTTCCCGTAAGCGACGGAACTGCGGTTCCTTTGGATGTTATTCAGGCAGTAATAGAAAAGTTTCAGTCTACACAAGAGGATATGGTACCAATAGAGACTCTTTCGTTCACCCCAACAGGGGGTGGTAATTACGATGCAAGTATTATGTTTATGAACACTCGTCATTTTTTTGGCCAACAGTTTCAAATACGTGCCAATATTGACAGCAACGGACTTGTTAGAATACTAGACACAAACACGACTTCCCAGCCAGTATCCTATCTAAACTCTTACCAACCCGATACGTACCAGGGCTACGACGATGTGACAGCCAGTCTCAGCGGGCAGCTTCAATCGGCGCTCACGGAATCAAAGAGCAACTCGTTTACGACAAATCTTTCTAATTACTTTAATACCCAGGGTAGCCTGATGAGCCGCGCCTCTATAAGTTCTTAAAATATAAATATTTAATTTAGGAATGAAAGCGAGCGAAGTTGTAAATCGTGAAAAAAAACGAAAAGACGTCAAAAAAGACATGTACAGGGCTATGCTTGATAGCTTCTCTCGAAAAATAAAAACGTCATCAGATTTGGGTAAAAAGGAGGCTATTCTGACCGTTCCCCCTTTCATAATAGGCTTTCCTCGTTATGACATAGCAAAGGCAGTTTTGTACATGTGTAGACAACTCGAACGACTGGGGTATATCGTAAATTTAACAGGCCCCCTTGACATAAAGGTGGAATGGACAAAAACGAGAGAAAACGTTCAAGAAGAATCTGATGCACCCGACATGTACTTTCCGAGCCTCGTAAACCTTCACAAGGCCGCGGGTAAAATTCGCGTTCAAAAAAAAGGAAAGTAATTACAATGGACCTTTTAAATGAATCAGAACGCAGGTTTACGAAAAAACTGTGTCAGGCTATGATTCCTGTAATGATTGAGGCATTTTGGGAAATTTGGCTAGAAGCCAAAAAAATTTCACAGGGAAAAAATACGACTCGTGTTTTCCAGGAGCTGCTGAGAGACGTAAAAACATGGAATTCGTCAATTTCCAACAAAAACACAGAGGCTATTATAAAGTCAAACTCCCTCTTTCCCAGTCTTCTCGCAGCTGTTTTCGTAATACAGGTTAAGATACTCAGTTCTATTCGGATAGATAAAAAACAAAAGAAAATATGTATAAAACTTCCAGCAAACGATGTATTTGTCCAGAGGTGTTACGAAAATTGCGCGCGTAATTTGTACGATGACCCTTTGATAATTACAGAAAATACCACAGATGAAATTCGTAAAAAGGAATTGTTCAATAGATTTTCTATTGAAATTGCAGAAGTTATAGACACACTTGTCCCTACGGCTGAAATTTTAAACACGTATCTTCAGATTCCTAGCTCTGGAGATTTTGACATTGACGACGAAGAGGAGCAAGAACCAGAACCAGAGCCAGAGGAAGACTTGCCTGCGAATGTTCCAGGAATGGAATTTGGAAAAACTCCAGAAGGAGTCGATACCACAGTAACTGTAAATAACTCGATGACACCGCCTTCCGTGCCGGGTTCCACGCCCGTAAACACAGAGAGTCAAAACCTGTTCGATGACGATGACATACCAGAGCGCGGGACACCGAGTCGTATAAATAAGGTTGAGTAATTGCATATGGAAGAACTGCTCAGACATCCAATGAATGCCGCACTTGTAGCCGCCGCTATTACAATCGGATACGTTTACATGAAAAACAAACTCAACGGAGGAGAGAAAATTAAGAATTCAGAATATTTTAAACCTGCTTTTCTGGTAGCCATACTTGTATACTTTCTCACAAGTAAATCACATGGAAGTCACGAATCTCGATTGACCGAGCCTTTCTAGTTAAGGAATATATTACCTTTTATAATACAAAATGACAACTATTAAAGCATTTAATGAAATGATGGGCCAGTTTATCGAAGATATACTCAACGTCTGGACGGACGATCCGGAGATTAACGCAGCAAAGGCCAAGGTACGGGAAGGTTCCGATTCTTATATGACTTTCGTTTCCCAGGTGTCTCCTTTTTCACAGAAGCTCATGGCGAAGGATTCTTCATTCTTCTGTGAAGAGAATGAGTTTGCAAAGAGTCTTAATCTTCACATTCACTGGCACGAAGAGTCATGCAAGGATTCTAACAAGGCGGCAATCTGGCAGTGGCTGTCGTCTCTTTACATGATTTCTATAACACTAAACATGTTCCCCCCAGAAGCTCTTTCTCAGATTGAGGCTGTTGCGGAAAGTTGCGCTAAAAACATCAAACCAGGAAACAATCTCGATATTATGTCCGGGATGAACAGCATGCTGGCGTCAATGCTTTCAGGAGGCTCTGGTTTCCCCGGAATGATCCCTCAGACACCTCGGAAAAAGGGAAACAAAAAATCTCGCTAGAATATAGGAATGGATGTAAAACAAATATTTAATTCAGACAGGCTTTTAAATTTCTGGCCTACTTCTCAGCAGTCTTCGACCGAACGAACTCTTTCGACTGCTAGGTTCATAATATACGCAACAGTTATAATATATTTAATTCAACAGGATTCACGCGTTATCGCATTAGGTATATTATTTATGGGGGTTCTGTATTATTTACAGCAAAATAATATGATAATTGACGGGACCAAAAGCATTGCAAGCGACCGCAGGCCAGGTTTTCTTCAGCCCGAGGTTCATCTTCCCACCAGAGACAACCCCATGGGGAACGTGTTGATGAATGAATATGTAGATGACCCGGACCGTCCATCGGCCGCTTGGTACCCTAGCGTACGCACCGAGGTTCAGCAGCAATGGAGTGACATTCATCCGTTTGAAAGAATACGTGACGCCGAGCGTAACTTTTATACAATGCCAGTTTCAACAATTCCAGGAGATCAGACGGGGTTCGCAGAGGCTTCTTTTGGAAAAAAGTTTTCACCAATGTGCAAAGACCAGGGGGGTATGGCATGTGATCCTGACAATTTCAACTTCCATTTCCCAGAAGTTACACAAATGCGAGGAGGACGAGGGGGGAGCGGAGCTGGTGGTTAAAAATAACTTCTAACCCTATGATAATGGCACCTACTCTTACGACGAGTAGAAATATTTTAGAACAAGGAATTTGGCAAGGACCCGCCCAGATTACACTAGAAGATATCGGAAATGTAATGAATGAACTTGTCCCAGAACCGACTACAACGTGGAGAAAGGATATGACCGAAAGGTCGTATGATTTTCCTAACAATTATTACGATATCGAAAAAGTTCCCATACAGTGGATGCGATGGGACCCTATAAGTACATTTGTAGAAGATCAGAATACTAGATTTACAGAAAGATATTTCCGTGGAAAAACTTCTAAATAGATAATATATGGATCCACTCGCAATAGCGGCAATAGTCGGTCTTGTGTTTGCAGGTAAGAAACTGAGTGAAAAGGATCCAGATTCGATCGTTTATCCAGTTTCGGTGCCTTCAACCACCCGATCATCCATAACCAGAAAGGACGTGGACATGATGTCCAACCCTAGAGATCACGAGAAGGATGCATTCGATCTGCGAAACACAAATCCTGACTTTGGCAGACGAGTTGGAGACTGGCGCCTTGCCCCGAAAGAAGCCGTTCCGTCCCTTCAAGATTCTACAGCAGATAACGGCCGGTTTCCTTACGGACAGCCAGTTTATAACATGTACGAGCGCGAATACATTACGAACAAGATGAATAATCTTCAACCCATAGAAAGGATTAACGTTGGACCGGGACTCGGCTACAGTGCAAACGTTGCAGCAGCAGGTGGATTCCATCAATTTTTTCGTGCACTCCCAACTAATATTAACGAAGAAAAACTCACGACGCTCGAAGGACGAGATGGCACCCCGTCATTCTTTGTCCCCAATGGAGGACCCGTTCCTTTGGGATTGGTTACCCAGGAGGCAAAAGACTCGAAGACGATATTTCACGGACCCATGCCGAGCAGGGCAGAGGGGCAAGGTGGGGCTATAACTAAACCGGAAAGTCGCCCGGAATTTTCAAAAACAGAGAGGTCCACAAAAAGACAGCAGACGGGTGCCAGATCTGACACTCTTTCAGACGGTCCCGCGCAATACAGAATATACCAGCCTTACGCAGAAGGAGGAGAAACGGCGTACACAAACAAAAGTCTTACCCGTGAAAGCGGTGACAGGTCAAAACCAGACAGGGCGGGGAACGGGGGAATGATGAATGTTCGAAATGATCCGGTCAATGTAATAGGAGCAATGTCCCAGCTCCGTTCAGAAACAGTGCCCTTCCCGCCAGGTCCTATTAATGGAACCACAGGCGGACGAGTTCAGCAATACGTGGACTCTCGATTTTATAAATTGAACGAACGCAAGTCTCATGCCAACCCTTATTCTACACCTCATTCACTCGATGTAGCAATCCAGGAACTTGAAAACAATCCCGTGGCGTTACCACCGCTCGCTATTGTTTAATAAAAAAATATAACACCAATGATAAATGAGCGGAGGTGTTGTGAAACTCGTTGCAACAGGTGAACAAGACACGTGGCTAACGGGAAAACCCGAGATTTCTTTTTTTAGGTCAGCGTATCGCAAGTACACTCATTATGCAAATTCAGTAGAACGTCAAATAATCCAGGGTTCCCCTTCAGCTGGAGGAATTTCGACGATTCGATTCGAGAAAAAGGGAGACCTTCTCAGTTACGTTTACTTTACAGCAGTCGATACAAACGGTTCTGTAATTGCAAACCTTGACTGGACACAGGTTTTTGATAAATTCGAACTCTTAATTGGGGGTCAAATAATAGATACCCACGATATCGAGTACATGACGGACATAGAGCCTGTAACAGGGGCTTACTCTTATTCACAGCGTGCTCTCAATTCAGTTTCTACTGTCGTAAATAACCAGAAGGCTTCTTTCCTCCCCTTAAAGTTCTTCTTCTGTAAAGATTGGTCAGTCTGCATTCCCCTCATTGCACTTCAGTATCATGACGTTGAAATTCGCATAACGTGGTCAACATATCTGAACAACTCTATAAACGTTAACACCGGTACTTCAACCGTGTCCCCAGTTCTGAGCCCATCTATAGTTCCAAATTCTTATGGTAACGTTTCGGCTGTGACCACGTTTTCCTCGAACTTGGCAAACGTTTCTTTTTCACAGACGACCGGGCCAATTTTCCCAGGAATGATACTTGCCAACCAAACGTCATCAAACGTGTACTCTAACCTGGCAGTCGTCCAGTCCTACTCCAACGCGTTCGTGCCATATACCGGTGAAGGATTCCTTTCGAACGTGATTGTGTCATTTTCAAACACTGCTGCCGCTAACATAGGGAGTGCTACGTTTACGGGCCCACTCGCTGGTATAGCACCTGTTGCATCTGCTCAAATCATAGGAACAATGCCAACGATAGTTAATGCCACGAGTGCATCGTTCACAATAGGGGGTGTCTCGAGTATCTCGGGGTCTTCTATTGTAGCCGGTCAGTACGTGATTGGTCTCCCCGTGCCCGGTCCGGTGAGTGTAACGTCTTGGAATTCTCCAACCCTTACCGTAAGCTGGCCTACCGCTGCAAGCACTGTCACCGTTATGAACACTACGATTTCTTTCGTAAACAACTTGGGAACTGTATCGTACGCCAACCCGTCGTACTCGTCTCTCCAGTTGCAGTGCTGGACAAACTTTGTGTACCTTGATCAAGCCGAGCGCGACTGGTTTGCAAAATCCACACACGACCTGCTCGTTACCCAAGTTCAGCGCGCCGTCATAGCTAACACTCCCACCCAGGAGTTTGCATTTGCCCAGCCAGTTAAATTCATAGCATTCCCATCTCAAAATTACATGCAGTTGTACTCGAACGGTACAAACTCTCTGAATTCTTCTAATTTCCAATTCAAAACTCAAATTAATGGCGTGGACGTGGGCGAGTCCCGGGGCCTTCCCCATTGGGTCGACCTGCCTCAATACTACAACACCCCATTCGGCTACATGCACAATAGTACTACCTCAAACGTCGCTATAATTTCTTACTGTCTAGATACATCGAAACTTCAGCCAACAGGGACTCTAAACTTTTCCAGGCTCGATACGTTCCGTATAGTGACCCCTCCTGTTCTCCCTAACGGAGTTCTAGGCCTCTGCCCAACCATAAAATACCCGATGACTTACATGTACGCAGTCAACTACAACGTCTTGCGCATTCAGAACGGGACTGGAGGAATTTTATACGCGAGCTAATTTAGGATGCATTGGATATTCTGGGCAATTCTTGCATGTTTTATATTTTTGTCAACGTACGAACCAAGACGAGGAAAACTTCAGAATTTTTTTGCTCCCGAAATTACAGTAAATGTCAACACGGGAAAGACACAAAGCAATGGCGATCCCAGTGAGTACAATTAATGGAGTTAGACATTTCTTGGTCGTGAAAGACAAAAGGTACAAGGAATGGACTTTCATAACAGGAGGGTGTCGCAGACGAGAGATTCAAGATCCGATTCAATGTGCAATCAGGGAACTTGAAGAAGAGACACGCGGAACTATAAATTTAAAGAAAGGGTACTACTCTTGTTTTAAATTTGTTACTGACATTCCTGAACAGAGGGACATTGACGACGGCGTAGCGTCTCTCAGTACATATAATGTTTATATTTTCGATCTTCCCATTACAGAAATTGAACATTCGGCAATTGTCCAGCAATTTAAAAATGAAAAAATGAAAATGGAAATGAGCAAGGTTCCTTACCGAAGGAATTACGACGAAAACGACGAGTGTTCTTTCGAGACCCTAGAAACGATTTCAAAATGCCCGAGCATGTGGCAGATGATTAGGACGAATGTACTGGACAATCCAGATTTTTATGCAGCCCTAATTAATGAAAAAACATATTTTAATACACAGGAACGCCTGCGGGATAATTTATAAAATTAAGATGTATAAATTTATAAATGACTCGTTCTAAACTTGATCTCGCAAATACTCTAGTGAGTCTTCGAAAGGATGGTTCCGACCCAGAAAAACTCGCAAAAGAAATGACACTTAGACGCCTCTGCTTCGAAATTGAAAAAATTGAGTCAGAAATTTCACAAAAACCTAAAAAGGAAAAGAAACCTTTTTGGTCATTCACGGCAAACGATTCAGATGAAGAATAAATAGAGAAATAAACCATCTATAATGTAATGGTTTATAAATGGAGAGTCCCAAGTGGACAGGCTACACATTTGCTCATGGACGGGGGAATCCTGAATGTTCCTCGCGAAGAAACAGACGACTTTTTCGAAAATTACGTCTCTACAATTAATCTACGAACTAAACTTTACGTAGTCGAGCAAAAAACACAACGTTTCAGATTTTTTATTGATTTTGACTATAAAGATGCTGAAAAGTTGAAAGACGATGACGTTCTAAAATTTTGTTCTATAATTAACGAATGTATAGGAAGGCCTTCGCGGTGTCTCATTGCCCGTACAAAACCTAGGCCCGTGAAAGAAGGAATAAAGACTGGAGTGCACATTCACTGGCCAGACATTATAGTGGACAGAACGGAAGCTCTGAAACTGAGAACTACAGTTATAATCGCACTCGGTGAAGGACCGTGGGAGAACATAATCGACTCTTCGGTATATGCCGGATCTGGTCTCAGAATGCTCTGGTCCCACAAAAAACCGTCTGGAGATCCGTACATACCGTGGAGAAGCCTCGACGGTCAAGAGTTTTCAAAAGAACCAAGCCCGCAAATACTCAAACTCTTTTCGATCAGAGTAGAAGACTCTGAAGTTTTAAAAAAATCTGAACCAATTCACATTAATGGAATTGAAGGATTCATAAATAAATACATGTACGGTCAGAAGAATTCAAGGGTCAAGAAGATACAGAGGCACGACCAGAATGTCTGGTACATACAGACCGATTCAAAGTTTTGTGAAAATATAAAACGTGACCACAAGTCGAATCATGTCTGGTTTTCTATAATGTCAGGGCGTATCTGCCAGCGATGCTTCGATGATCAATGCTCAAAGTTTACGGGTCAGGAGCATAATCTTCCTCCTACTATAGTAGAACAATTGAAAAATGTCGATATTATGGATAATACTATTTCTGATTTTTTTATGGATGTTCTTCCCGATAGGCCCGAAGAAAACGTTTCAGAAGTACGAGAAGGTGGTTCACCCGTATTCGGGTCTGGACCCGGTAAGTTGGAGTCGTTTTCTGAAAAACATTAACGGGTTTGAAAATTTTACAGATTTAGAAAAGTCTGTAAAATTTCTGTACAATGCAATTGAAAATATAAGAGACATTGGTCTTGCCTCAACAGACGAAAATGTTCAAGAAAAACTTAATAAAATTGCAAACGATCTAGGAATTGAAGGAGAATTGAAAATAAATCAAGTTTCAATTAAAAATGGAATTAGATTCTTTCCAAGGTACTTAAACGAAACGTTTGATGATTATCCAGAAGATGGATACTTCACTCCAAGCACAGTCAAATCTCACGGTCAATAGAACTCGATACGGAAGAATTTCAAAACCCCCTGAAAGGTACGTGCCCGTAGAAAAGGTCGAAGACGACTACGGAATGGGAGACTACGACAGTTCAGACTCGTCTAATGTAGATTCTGACGTTGAATACGAATCAGAAGAATACGATGAAGACGACGATGCCGATGCCGATGAAGATGGGAATTTAAAAGATTTTGTAGTTCCAGATAAAAGCGAGAGCGATAATGAAAGTACAAATGGAGGAACAACCGCCGGAGGAGATTCAACCGACTGAACAGAATAACATTCTTAAAAATGTAAATCCAATCACAATCCTTTTAATTGGAATTGTGATTGGCGTGGTATTCGTTAGTATGAGACCAATTGTAATTCAAAGAGGGTAAACGCGGACTTTAGTCGTCTCGTTACCTGTGAAATCTCCGTACGAACCACCGGACGTGCGATGAACGTCATCTTGTAAAAAACCTACCCATGCATTCTCCCTGATTTGAGAAGACGGCTCCATGTCCCTGAATACATCAAACTGACTGCTACTTTTAGGTTGATTTATTACAGGCAAAAAGTTTATTATTATTGCATATATCAATATCGAAATCATAATCACCGATATAACTGCGAGTACTATCATTTATATTATTGTTCATTATTTACTGAACAGTGGGAACGTCCTCGCCTTCTGCAGAAATTCTGCGACGCATCACCTCTGCTGCTACGCGAATGTCCGCCTTTGCGACAAGCTCATTCATATTTGCATCTGGAAATTCCTTCTTTAGGTCTTCCAGAAGGTCTGCTGGGTGAGGAATAGGGGGAACATCTGGCTTTGTATAGTATTTGCTGTTTTCATCCGAAGGGTCTATATACGGAAAATCTCCGGCTTGAGGCTTTGCGACCATGTCACGCTTTCTCTTCTCGAACATTGAAGCAGCCGCAGATTGGTTCTCTCGGTACTTTGTCATGATTTCCTCCAGCTTGGCATCCTGATAATGAACGTCATCGATAGAGTCGCGGTCTGGGGGGATTAGAAGCCACTTGTACATGTCAACGACGTAAATATCAAATGTAGCGTCTTCGCGCTGAAGTCGCTTCGCGTGAGTCGCCGCCTCTTCGCGCGTCGGGAAACATCCTCGAATCTTTAATCCAAACTTTTCATTCTTTTGAGGGCAATCGGGGCCGACGAGTGAAATACATGCAAAATACTGGCCAGGAATGCAGGTCAAATCACTCTCTAGAGTAGCCATATAAAAGGAAAGGACTCTATTCTTTTAAGTAATGGAAGAACTTAGAAAATTACACAACAATTGTAAAAGAGAGTTCATAACCAAATGGGTGAAGCCAGGTTCGTCTGTTCTAGATTGCGGGTGTGGTAGAGGCGGGGATCTAAAAAAATGGAAAGACGTCGGGGCTGTTTTATATGCAATCGACCCAGACCTGGAATCAATTCAAGAGGCTTACCAAAGATCATTAGACATTAAATATAATGTAAATTTTATGGAACCATGTGACATACGAAATGTCAAAGGGCAATGGGACGTAATATGTTATAATTTTTCAATTCATTATATATTTTTAGACGAAAAGACTTTGGATGAATCTTTAGAAGCAATTTCGAGAAATGTAAAACCAGGTGGAATAGTGATTGGAATTGCACCCGAGAAAATCAGGATAGAAACAATGTGTCACCCAAATGGAATTTTCAAAGATTCATTAGGAAATATAATTGAAAATTTTTCCAGTCATGCAATGATAAAATTAACAGACGGACCTTTTTACAAGGGAGAATTCAGGAAAGAACCGATAATGGACGGGGACATTTTAATTTTTAAATTTTCAAAATTAAAATTTAAAAATATTTCATGGGAACCTATGATGATACGATCCAACGGATTAATTTCAGACATGTACACGAAATTTGTCTTTCGTAATGATAAGAATGTGGAAAATTTTGGCACCGATAGTGGCATGGATAATTATTGTAATTTTTAGTCCTATAAATTCTAATCTAGAAAAATTAAAAGTAAAATACTGGTCAACCCTTGACATGCTCAGGGCTACAGGTGACCCCGTGTGGCACCCAGTTTTAAAACCTGCTATATTAACAGGTATTTTTGGAAAAAGAGACGGTGTCATAGGGTCAAACATAAACAAGGGGTATGAAATTTACATCTGCCTTGATGGAGACGATATAAACTCAGCAACATACGTTCTTCTTCATGAATTAGCTCACATGACGGTCGAAGAATACGATCACTCTGATAAATTTTGGGAAAATTTTAAAAATCTGAAAGAACTGGCCGTTAAAAACGGGATATACGTGAAAAACGGAAAAAAGAATTACTGTGGAGATGTCATTAACGATCCTTAATAAATTGTTTTGCGAAATAAAATACTATTGCAGCAACGAGAGCCGATACAATCATTCCTGTAATGCTGTGCTTTCCTGACTCGCTAAAAAATTTTGGAACGAACGAGCTCAGTTTCCCTTGAACGGGCTCAGAAAATGTAATTACAGCTGACACGCCAGCGATGAGAGCAAGAAACTGATCGTCTGTCAGACCAAAAGGGTTTCCGGACTGCGCCTTTTTTTTAGGAGCCTGGTTGCTAGGGGCTAGCATGCTAGGGGGGCCCATTATTTCATTTTGAATCATCTGGCCTGGGCCAGGAATCACTTCGTCGATAGGACTTGAAAAATCTGCCATTTGATCTTCATCAACGTTTTTTTCTGGAGACAAAATCTCCACATTTTGAGGAACATCGGTTATAGGAGTAGACTCGCTCATAGGATCGTATGTTTCCATTTATATAAATTATTAATTTTAGATTCGGAATCACACGCATTAATTCTTTTTTATGTTTATACTTCCACCCTTTCTCTTCACAGCAATTTCGGGCTTCTGTGCAGTGTGCCTCGGGTTGTAAAACCTTTGGTGATATTGCCAAAACGACGGAGATCCCACTCTAAAATTTTTTCTTATAGGCGCCTTGTACCAAAACACACAATCTGATATTTTATTAGACTTTGAAGTGTTGTCAAGAACGAGGCATTCGTAGTTTTCAGTGCACGAATCCATCACCTGTGAAAAAGTGTCGTAGTTTGGAAAGACTCCGAAAAAAGCCTTGTAAAGATTTTCACGATTTTGTCGGACATTGTCGCGAAGAGCAAACACATAGTCCACGTTCGTTCTAATCATAGGGGTCATGTCCATTACATATTGAGTCGTCATCATGAAGAATACTTTCCAGTGCCTGCCGTTCATGAAAAGTTGTCGAACCGCGACATCTCTCATGAAAGATCTATCGTACATGCAGTCATCCATTAGAACAAAAACGGGGCTCGCCTTTCCTTGTATAGTGAGCTTCTTTTGACGTTCTATGAGTTTTTCTAGTGCACCTGCATTATAGTCGGAATAAACAAAAATGTCAGGGATAAACTGCTTGTAATGTCCGTTCCCGTCTTCAGTACCTGACATTGCTATGCCCGCGGGGAGGTTTCTCTTGTACCATAAAATGTCAGTAACAAGCGTAGATTTTCCAGTCCCTCTCTTTCCTATGAAAATGCAAACCTTGTCGTCGCTCATTGTACTAGGATCGAATTTCTTAAGATTCAGTGTCATTAATGTATTCAATATATAAATGAACAGTGCGCGGGGCGCAGTCTGACAAAAGTATATGCATTTATTAGACATGTCATCTGGATTCATCCAGTTGGCAGCACTTGGTCAACAGGATGTGTACCTCACTGGAACCCCAGATTTAACATATTACTCGGGTGTTTACAAAAGACACAGTGCATTTTCATTAGAAGCATTCGAAATACCTTTTAAAGGGAATGGAATAAACATGGGTCAGACAAACATTGTAAATATACCCGTCAAAGGAGATCTCATAAGAGCCACGACCCTTAAACTGTCTCTACCACCTTTGGCTGTTTATGGAGGTGATTGGTTTCAACCATTTTCACTAGACAAGATAACTTTTGTAATTGATGACTTTAAATATAGTCTATCTACATGTAAGGCAAATCAGCCGTATTCTTCGAACGTGTACAGTATGCAGCAGTGGGCATATGGGCTTTTTATGTCATACGATCAAAATTCCAACAAGTTTACATTTCAAGGAACGCAAATTTTCACACAAGAATCTACTGCAATTTTTCTTGGTTTTGATATTTTAAATCCAGTCTCAGTAGACTTTGAAAGTAGTTTTCCTTACGAGTTTGGAAACGTTCCAGATTTCACGCTCGAACAGGCGGGATGGATAAAGAGCCCCGGGCTTTATGTAGACACTCAACAGGATTTGATTTTACGGCCACAAAATAATACATATCCTCCACCAAAATACGTTGATTTGAGCAAATTTATAAAAGTAGATGAACCGACAAATTGGACGATAACACCCGGTGGCAGGTTTAATGTAGCTAACAAAGGAACATATACCATTCGAGCAAGTTTTAGATTCGGGGTAGGTAGTTCATTTAATCCTTTGGACGGAGACCCCATTGTTTATGATACACTTAAGAACTCTATAAGCGGTGTATATACAGATTATTTCGATAATACTTATCCATGTTTTTATATTTATTCATATGGTAAAATCACCCCTTCCGATTATATTTTTATAGAACAATGCGATTCTAGCCTTTATTCACAGAACCCCTTTACTTATAGTAAAGGAGATTACCTGGATTTTACAATATTTTCTATATACGGTGAAGATTTCCAACCAGATACCAACACTTCTTTTAATGTCCGGAATGACGGATACTATTTGATGTCTTGTGTATTTGAGTCTGACGTTCCTATTATTTCTGTAGATCTTTTGGATTCTTCTGAAGTTGTTCTGATGAGCATACCGTGCTACAATACAACAATAACAAATGAACTATTCTTTCCAGTCTCAAATTCAATAACATTTCGTTATAGCATAAGAATAAATACAAACAACGATTATATTCTGCAAGTATCATCTTTCATAAACCTGAAATACCTCGCACTTGCCCCTGATGAACAATATCCAAACGGAGGATTTATTCTACCTCTCAACGGGTTACTATTTCAAGGATTTATATATGAAGGTAGGATAGATTTCAATTCTTTACGTCTATCAGGAGTTGAAAATTTTATCAGTTACTATAATTCTTACATAACATTTAATCAACCCGGGACATACGTTCTCACAAGTAATATACCTGGTGAAATCGGTTTTTCAAACGTTCAATACAATTTTTTACTAACACTTCCAGCACAAAGTCAAAATTTTTTAAGAATAGATACAGCCCCTATTACACTTTTTACAAGTTATACGGGTAGAGAAGGGGATTACTTTTTATGGTTTTATCCTGCAACTTCTCCGTCAGTTCCCAACGATTACAAACAATATCATTATTACGATTCGGTCGGCACATGGGCAATCGAAAATGCAGAACTCAAAATAGGGGGACAGACTATACAGAAATTGGAGGGTGAGGCTATAGAAATATGGAACGATCTGAACGTTCCGTACGAAAATCAGCCCGCCCTGTCGCTTTTGACTGGAAAAAATGACACATCTATTGCTTACGGGAGAGATTATTATGTAAATTTACCTTTTTATTTTTATGGAAATTCTGGATCATACCTGCCAATATCAATCCTAAACAGGCAAGACGTAGAAATATGGGTAACTCTGAGACCCCTCCAATCCTTGACTTCTGTACAACTGAGCGACAGCCCCGTCAACGCGACTCTCATAGTAGAATACGTGTACCTCACCGAATCAGAGATTAAATGGATGTCGTCTGCTACTCTGGAATATGTAATAGATCAATATCAATATAATAATTTTGAAATTATTAATAATGGAAATTTTGAAATTATATTTGAGAATCCAATCTCTACACTGTTCTTCGTCATTCAGGTCGAGGGGAGTGTCCCGTATGATTGGTCGAACGACAGTCTTAAAAATTTCGGAATAAAATTCAACGGAGAAGATATTGTTACAAAACGCCTGACAGACTCTACGCAGCTTGGAGTCATCGAACCTTTTGAAAATTTTGTAAATTTTCCATCTAGAAATTTTTACATGAAAGTTTTTAATAATCCAATAAACTTTAGTCGCATAAGACAGGTTTTGCTGGATATAGATTTTTTTAATTTGTCACCCGTAAAGCAGCTCAGAGTGACGGCTGTATCTAAAAACGTCTTGAGAATATCAGACGGGCTAGGGGGCTTGATGTTTATTTCTCCCTAGAATATAGAATGTCGGGTCGCACAGCGCTCGCAAGCCTTGGACAGGAGGCTGTTTACCTTAGCAACAATCCAGAAGTTACTTACTTTAGAGAATTATACAAAAGGACGACAAAGTGGTCTACAAGAATAGACGAGGTTATTTTTGACCCGGATGGCCAGTATTTTGGAGGTGAAACATTTGTACATCTTCCAAAATCTGGAGACATTATTTCAAAAATTTATTTAAAAATTCAAAATCCAGGAGTGTTTGGAACATCAAACATTTTAGATTCAGCCGGGACATTAATGGTAAATTTCGCAGATCTTTACATAGGAAATCAATTGGTGGATCGCCAATGGGGAGAGTTCATAGAAATGAAAAACGATTTAGAAATTTCAGCGAGCAAACAATTTGCACTTTCAAAATTGGTTGGCAAGAATCTTTCAAATGTTTATACAGGTCTTCAGACATATACAATCGAATTACCTTTTTACATTCTTAAAAAAGGATTGCCGGCATGTGCATTTGATTCACCTGTAATTGTGAGAATTGGATTCAATCCAGTCAGCAAGTTTTGTCCGTCGGTGACCAAATCTGTCCCCCTAAATGCATCACTTTACGTAGAATATGTATATCTTGATAAACCTGAAAGAAATTTTATAAAAAATAACAATAGTATTTATCTAAACGAGCACTGTCAGTTGGAACAGTTTTTCGTTCCAGCCGGAGTCACACAGGCAATGTGCAAAACACAATTTTCAAATCCTGTAAAGGAAATATTCATTGTTATTCAGGAAGACTCTGCATTGGGATACGATTACGGAAAAGATGACAAGCTTGTGAGCATGTCTCTCGATTTTAACAACGTGACTCACATTTCTTCAGAAGTTGGGACTCCCACGTTTCTCAGGATGATTCAGCCTCTCGAGTTTCACACCCGACAACCCGATCGGCTTTTCTACATGTATTCTTTTAGCATAGATCCTCAATCAGATCAGCCAACGACTCATGTAAATTTTTCGAGAATTATAAATCAGAATTTCAATTTCAAACTCGTAGAAAATTCTGGAAACCTGTATATACGAATTTATGCACTGGCGTATAATTTCGTAAATGTAAATCGTGGAAATGCAGAGGTATTGTTTTCTAATTATGAATCATAATGGACGACGTACTTCTACCAGTGATTGAATCTGCAACAGTACTAGCAGCTCACTACGCGAACGCATGCGGGAGAGAAGAGGTGACTGCTCGTGACATTCGAATGGGTCTAATGTTTTCAGCGAGAAATGTTCTAGGTAAACAAATTGGATCTCTTTACCCCGAGATTTACGACGAAGAGGACGAGGAGGACGAGGAGGACGAGGAGGAGGGAGAGGAGGAGTGGTCTAGATACGAAGGAGAAGATGAAACGGCTACAAAGATGAACATATGCGAAGAAACGTGGGCGGAATGGGAGCCGGAAACTCCTGCAGAAATAATAATGAAAAAGGCTATAGATGAGTCAGATTCAAATTTTTGAAATTGAAATTGAAGATTCTGAAGACGAAGGTGACTATAGAGTTTCAAAATACTCGACGTTTGTTTCAGAAGAAGAGTATGAAACAGACGACGACGAACCAAAAGCATGGGAAGTCGATAAATTTTGCAAAGTTAATTAACATTTCGACGTGACAAGTTGAAATACGCAAAGAACCCCAGAAGAATCAGAACGGCTATGAGAGTCCACGGTATTCTCCTCTTTTCACGAGGTTTTTCAATTTGAACAGCTTCAACAAATCTCTTCATCTCAACCTCTTCTATTGGTGGTAAAGTAGGAAGTCTAATTTCCCTTTCAGTGTGAATCCGAAGAACAAATGCATTCGTTTCTAGGCCTCTGAAATTTAAAAGAGACCCGTTCCTGTCGTACCATCTAACCGTAAGACGTGACAGCGTCCCTATGGGTTCAGGATAAGTCACAGAAATTTTATATTCAGTCTCTTTGAAATTTTTTATACATGCAGAACCAACGTCCATAATTATGGGCGCAAAGGACCTTCCCGCATTCGAGCCCGTCACGGTATCAGTCCCTGCAACTAAAGAACCTGTAGAAACATGGGAAGGGGTTCGCAGTTCATCAATGTCAAGATATACAAATTCGTTAATTGATAAATTTACAATTTTATCAGACCGTAATATGTATTGTCCGTTGTAAGCCGGGTCAGTAGAGGTTGCCAGTGTTCCGGAATAAATGTAATTTAAATTCATTCCGAGCATTATTGCAAATTCTAAAGATGTTACATTGATATTAAAAGGAGAAACAGAAGAAAACATAAATTTTCCTTCACTGGAAAGATACGCGGTAGTCAAACCGGCGCTCGTAAGTGCCATAGAAATTCCACCCGCACCGTAGAACCCTGCAGTCAAAGAAATGTTCGAGGTCCCGACTGTCATAACATTTGATGTAGATGTAAGGTTGTATATTGTATTAGGTAAACGTGCACTCACAAGGTCGACCCGAGAAATGTTCTTTATATGTGACGATAAATGAATTACATAATTATTTCCTTCAGGATAAACATTCATATCCCTGTCTTTCGAATCTACAACTACTAGACGCTCCATTATTTTATCACAATATTATATATGGAGGGAAATTCAACGGTCATAATCATAATTATTTTGCTAATATGTTGTTGCTGTGTTTCTCTGATTGCAGCGGGTGGCTCGTGGTACGAAAACTGGACGTGTCCCCTTGGTATAGGCTACAGTTGTTCTTCAAGTTCTAACATTACTTCTACTTCTACTTCTACCCCTCTTCAAACACTTTTGAGTTCTGCGACTCAAATTCAGATTCCAGAAGTTGATCCGACTACGCTTTCGGGAAGTTTTTTAATAAGTCCCCCGAAACTAACAGGGTCAAACGTGTTCACGTTCATGTTCGATATAAGTCTGTCGAGCGCATGGACATCGAATGCATTATGCTGGGAATATAATTTGTTCGATCATTCTGATTTTATGGCCTTAGACCTTTCAGGAATGAATAGTAATGGCGAAAAATACTCAATTGCTATACATTATTACCAAACACTTGTAACCGACCCTGATAACGACTGGTTTGTATATCAAAGTCAAAAGTTAACGGCAGACGGGAGCTGGCACAGAGTTATAGCCACGTTCAACGGTGCATTACCTGTAACATACTTGGACGGGGAACCAGATTTGTCATATTCGTCCTGGCAACTTAGGACCAGTCTAGGAATAAAATGGCCATCTTCGGGGTCATGGAAATGGGACTCTCTTGCAGTTGCAGAGACTGGGTGTACAACAGGTAAAAGTTTAGCCGGTGCATGCAAGATTAAAAACTTTTATTGGTGGTCAGATTATTCGATATCTACAGCAGAACTGAAATTATTAAATAATATGTGATTAAATTACAATTTCTACACGATGACCGACTCGAATAGTTGTATCGACGTAGACTTCGTCAAACTCGGTTGAATCGTTTGCTTCAAGAACACCCTTTCGAATAAGTGTCCACCCGAGTGCACATTTTTTAACTTTTACGTACTGTTCGGATCCCACGTCCGAAGGCCCTACATTTATTCCCTCGAAAACGGGTTCATTGAATTCGGCAGATGGCTTTTTGAGGTACATGCCCGACGTGACATCATGTGGACTTTCGAGAATTGAAAAAAAGTCTTCTGGTTTGAACACAATGTCGGAACCGATAAGCATCGCCACATCATAATCCGACGAGACGACAGGCTTGAGACATTCTGACAGGGTCGGCTGTTGGCTGACTATAACTTGGTGACCCCGTGACGCAGTCTGCATGACGAGGTCAGTCCATGACAAGAGAAACTCGCGAGAATAGACGCTTCCAGGGAGACAGAATATAACTTTAACCATTTATAAATAAAATGTATGTAATCTTTAAATGGAAGCCGTTTTAATAGTATGCGCAATCTCGTGTTGTTGTTCGTCTATGTTGGGATTAATTTATGCACTGCCAATCCCTGCTTCTAACCCGAGTGACACAACGTACGAAGGATTCAAAGAAATTGCATCTGGAAGGACAATCTTGAGCAACGAAGGAACGCCTTTCAAGCCTGGACTAGAACAAGTATGCGCAGAAAACTGTAAGGCGGACTTTACATGCAACGCATTTTCTGTTTGGATGCAGAGCGGAGACTATGAATGTTTAAAATTAACTAAAAAACCTAATCCGTGGATGACTATTCCTCAGTATATATCAAATAAAACTCATGCAAAAATTTATATAAAGAGTGATTAAGATGGATGATGAAATTACTGTAATACTTGTAATTGCTGCACTAGTCTTTTGTGTAGTGTCTCTTGTTATAGGATTGGTGAAATGGTCTTCTAATCCAGTTTCGAATACTTTTTCATTTTCGGGTGTACTAGGTTCGTGGAGTTTCAATGATAATAAAGATATAGTAACAAATGGATCGACAGACGGGACTAATAATTCAGGAGTTTATTCTTATGGATTATACTCAGACTTTAAGGCTAACGACCTTTATAAGATTGGAACATTCATCTCCGGTAAAACGTCCGATCAGTGCAGGGTTCTCTGTTCTGCCACAGAAACATGCAGGGGGTTTTCAACAGATAACAACGGATGTCAGCTTTATAATAACGTATTGATACTCGATAGAAACAAGGGGTCTTCAGTGTACGCATCGCAGGACATTGGAGCAGCGGAATATTTTCACGTTCCTTTCGGCGTATATTCATCGAGTTTAACAACCCTTAAGGAGACGGTAAACGGAACGCTCGCTGAATCTCTCGGGGAGTGTCACGGGGCCAGGTCGTCATCTTCCCCGTGCAAGGGTTTTGATTTCAACGGAACCAGTGGAAATTTATACAACTCTATAATCGCACTGGACTCGACCGTATCTGGAAATTCGTACATTGACATTGACAATCCTCCAAAGTTTATAACGGAAGGTAATTTCAAATATCAAGATACTCCCACGAGCACTAATACACTCGATGCAATGTTCATAATGCCCTCCAATTTTAATCCTGTAACCAACTTGGACAAATTTGGAATATGGGGAACCGGGTGGGATGTAGCCAACGACAATCAAGGCCAGTTGAGTTCGATAACCACCCCTCCAGGAGCTGAAAGTTGCGCGAATGCATGCGCTTCAAACTCGTGGTGTCAATCTTTTGTCGTTGGAAAGGAAGGTGACAGTGGATTGTGCTGGCAGAGACACGATCTTTCGAGAGATCATACACATCAAGTCTGCTCAAGTCAAACTTTTGGATGCAGTCCAGAAGCTATCTCTTTAGGTTTAAGTCACTATAACACTGTAAACTATTCAACGCCTAGTTCAACGAGAGACAGTTACTTTAAATATCAATACCCTATGAAACTCTCTTGTCCAATGGCATGCTCAAACGATTCTGATTGTAAAATGGTTACATTCAATTCTACTTCTTGTAATATGTACAACGTAAATCCAACTAATAAAGTTGGAGATTCCAGTTATTCTAGCGTGTGGATGTTTAATAATTATCCGAGGTAAAATTAGATGCAACCTTTTGTATTGCTAATAATCGCAGTAGTCGTGTGCTGTGTGATGTCTGTACTGGTATTCGTTGCATATGAAATCATAAATAAACCAGCTCCTACAGAACAACCATTGTTTTCTGACAATGTACTCGCGCAACTAAGAGCTGACCAAGCAAACCTGAAGAATAAACCAACATATACAATGTTGTCTGGTTCGTACATGGGTCTCGCCCCGTTCCTCATAGAGCAGACAGTCCCGGTCAACCCTGCAAACTGTGCACTTATATGCAACGGGGATTCAAATTGCGGGGGATTTCAAATTCACCCAGACGGAACAACCTGTGATATTTTGGCAAGCAGTAATATTAGTGGGTATCCTTTCGAGAATTCTGGGTGGACATATTATCAACTTTCTCCTAAATACACGCCCACCAAAATGCTGTCAAAACTTGAAAACCAGTCACCAGGTGGCCCTACTCTGGGAAATTCTGTGTCTACGAGTCTAGAAATGTGTTCAAGTAATTGTCAGGGTAACAGTTCGTGTACAAACTTTTCGTACGATTCGGCAGGAATATGCAGTTTGTGGAATTCTAATGCGAACGGGTATGTCCCACCTCTCGCAGCACCAGGAACGAATACATATACTGTAATTAATGCAAATACAACACAGGCTTTTACATCGGCCTCATAATTTTTTAATTTGTAATGTAAATGGGTAATACTTCTAGCACTCAGAATTACATAAGAAATGAAACAAATCTTTCTTTGGCCCAAAGGTTTGTCACCAACAATTTAATACAAACTGATAGCCAATCTACAAATGTTCAGGTTATCAAAATTAAAATAGATACTGCAATCGGGTGCCCTATAAATTCAAGCCAGACCATAAACAGTACACAAAAGTTAGTCACGACTCTGAACAACAATAGCAACGTTCAATTTTCGTCGGAACTTACAAATAGTTTACAGTCGACTGTGACAGCGAATGCATCAATGGTCAACGGATTTGCAGCGGCTACAGGTGGTAATTCTGCAGACGTTACAAATAATGTACAAAATATAATAAAGGAGGTGGTTGACCAGCAGCTCACAAATAACAATATTATGAATACTGTACAAAATTCTTATAATTCTCAGTCACAAGAGCTAACTATGATTTTGTGTCAAAATTCGCCAATTATTATGGATCAGAATATAATTTCAAACGTAATTTCTGAAAATATTTTGACTAACGTAACTCAGGCTCTTATGCAAAACGCGACAATCAGCAGTCTGATAAGTTACGCTGACCAACATGCGTCCGTGCAAAACCAAGGACTCAACGACGTAATAGATTCGATAGGTAAGGCTTTGTCGTCTATAATAGGGGCATTCACTGGCCCGTATGCCCTTGTTGCGATAGGTGCGTGTGTTTTATGCTGTGTGTGTTGCATAGCACTACTCTATTTTATGTTGAGCCCAGCAGGTCAACAGTCTGCAACTACTGTAAGTCAAGCGGGTGCAAATTATGCCGGGAGAATGCCTCCGCCTGTTTAGAGAGCAAATAACGCTAGAGCTATCAATGTTGCAAAAATCAAGAGGAAAATAATACCCCCTCCTACAATATAAGGAATCTTTGAATTACTACTAGAACTCGAAGAACTCGAAGAACTCGAAGAACTCGAAGAACTCGAAGAACTCGGAGAACTCGAAACACTCGAAGTACTCGAACCGTTTACTACTGTTACCGATTGAGTACACTCGTTAATTATCGGGGAGTTTACTAAAATTTCCGCCTGATTTACAAAACTGCAAATCTGTGTTATAAGCGTTATGTTTTGGGCGTTAGGCTGATAAGGAATTACACATGCTGAAGAAGAGGCTCCACATGCTTGACGAGCAGTCTGACAGTATCCAGTGAGTTGACCTGGATCACCTACTGAATTTTTAAATTGAGTTATGCCTTCTGGGGTTGAATAGTTGATAACGTCCTGTGTTTTACTTACAACTTCTGCACATCCGTACATATTTGGATACGTGTAACAACTTACTTCATTCGTGCCACCGAGTCCAAAGTCGTGTGCGTTCAGACACGCACAAAGAAGATTACCTGTCCCTGTCAGGCTTCTCCCGGGTCCTATGCCTTTTGGATCCGAGCCGTCACCTCCTCTACAAAACTTCTGGAGCAAACCTAGAGCCGTGGAAGCGTTGGTATTGTTTACATTATTCTGAATAATGTTTGCAATTTTTGATTGGCAGATTGGATCTCCTTGCCAATTTCCTCCAGAACTACACACACTAAGTAATTTTGCATCAAAAATATTCTGAGAATCTGAATCATACAACGCATTGTACGCACCGAGACAATCCGACCCGTCACTGCTCATACCGGCTTTTATTTGATAAAGATCGTTTACGGTCGACACGTTGTTACAGTAGTTTACCCTTATGCGTTTTGCATCGTCTGAATCGACCCCTTTGTCCTCCATATCAATCCAATGGGCCTTGATGTCGAACCCTATATTCTGCAATATTCCGGTACTCAATTTGTCATTCATACCCAGAGTTGATGACATTTGCAGGCAACCTCCCGCGTCGTTTCCAATTAGTCTTGTACCTAAGGTTCCTTGATAACCATAATCTTGAAATTCTCCATTTTCATAATATCTATTTGCTGCAAAAGTATATTTCCAACCGAGTGGAATGAAATATCCGGATATAGAATTATCTGCAAAACCTTCGTTTGTTCCCCCATTTCCCCAATAAGGGGTGGAAACATAACTTCCACCGTCATAACTTATAGTTCCAGGTTTGGTTAAATCATACTCTGTTCCCCCACCTCCTGAGTAACACGAAACACCGGTTCCGTCAGAGGGGAAACCATCTACATATAGTCTAACATTTGTCCTACTCTGCAAAAGAATGCTCGGGTCGCTTGTGTCCGGATCTTGGGCCTTTCTCCAATTATTATTATTTTTACGATAAGTCTCTCTCGAGTTATTATTTTGAGCCATGTTTGTATTTAAATAGTTAGTATTAGCCGAATCTCTAATTATGTAAAATCCTCCATTATTATTATTTTTTATATGTGTAAACCCCCAACAGTTGTCACTTTGATTACATTTCCATGCCATTAGTTCTGGTGTGTCCCACGAGACGCCCGAATAATGAGTACCATCGAGACCCTCTATGCTAATATTATCGGATCTGGTATAATTAGTAAGCTCGTTCTCCGGATAGCTCCAATTTGAAGAATTTGGATCTGGCATTATACCCTGATATAAACAAATAAATTTTTAAAAATATATGATGTGTAAAATATCTAAACCGTATTACGATTGGGACGGTCGCAAATATATTAATGTAATTTTTAATTCTAAAATTTTAAAATTAAAAATTCCTTTTAGGTACGGAAGAGTAATGTGTAAAGTTTTGGGACTAAGAACAATTCAGGAAATGAAAGAAGGGGAATTTGTGGATGTAGAATTCAAAAAAAAGAAATGGGACGGGATAGAGTTTTTAGTTCTTGAATCTATAAAGGAATGCTGACGCGCAACGGTCTTCTGTTAGACGCGAGTCTTGAACTGAAGAAAAATCTTACTGTAAGACCAGTGGAGAATGCACTGGGTATTCAGGCTCCCTCTTTCAAGGTTTGGAGGCAAGCTACCAACGGCCGGATGCTTGTCCCCCGATACTTTTGGGAGTCCCCGGTCACCAAGGATGCCAGGAAACTTCCTGTTCATGCTCCCGGAATTGTATTTAATGGGACTCTTCGAACAGAAACTAGACAAACAGACGCATTCGATGCAGGTGTCACCGCTTTCACGGAAAAAGGAGGGGGTGTCCTTTCTCTCCCATGTGGATTCGGTAAAACTACGGTAGCCCTTGCTCTTTCTGCACATTTGAAAGTAAGGACTATGATTGTGGTCCACAAGGAATTTCTCGCCAACCAGTGGGCCGAAAAAATCAGGGAGTTTTGCCCGGGTGCGACAATAGGCAGGGTTCAGGGTGACGTTTTTGATATTGAAAAAGATTTCGTAATTGCCATGATCCAAACACTCTGCATACGTCCGGAAGGAGAAGGCCCGAAAATGTTTGCAAAGAATGCATTCGATTCTGTGGGTCTCGTTATCGTCGACGAGGCGCATCACATAGGGGCACCCGCATTCTCACAGTTTATGTTCAAGGTTTGTCCACGATACACTCTCGGTCTCACCGCCACACCTGAAAGAAAAGATGGACTCACCCGAATCCTTTACTGGTTTCTTGGTCCCGAATTTTTTAGAGTCGAGCGTACGAATCAGGCCCAGACACGAGTTGTCACAGTTCATTACACGTGCGACGCCTTCAAAGAGCCCCCACCCGTAACGCGGTTTGGAAAGATTAACATGGCCGGAATGATTACCGTTGTTACCGAACTGCCGGAGAGGAACTCTCTCATAGTCAAGACTGTCAAAGACGTTTTGAGACTCGATCGGAAAGTACTTGTGCTTAGCGACAGACGGGAACATTGTTTTAATTTACATGAGAAAATTGGCTCTATCTCGGGACTGTACATAGGAGGAATGGACGAGAACCAGCTCAGGGAGACGAGTAAGATGCGTGTAGTAATTGCTACTTTCCAGCTTGCACACGAGGGTCTCGACATTCCGGCTCTAGACACGGTAATACTTGCGACTCCAAAATCTGATATAAAACAGTCTATAGGTAGAATAATGAGGGAAACCCCAGGAAAAAAGAATCACCCCATGATTTACGATTTTGTGGATCACTGGTCTGTTCTCAATTCAATGTACATGAAAAGATGCGTGATCTACAAAGAAGGAGGTTTTCTTTTTGATGAAGAAAAAGAATCTCCGAAAATTTTTGGAAAAGGAAAATGTTTACTCTAATTAAATGCAACAGAAGCCGTGTGACATTACATCCCATTGGTGGGATTTTCAGGTTCACGCATACACAAAGAGTATAGAAGAGTTGCTATCAGTTGCGAGCGTCAAGCCTTGTGTTTCACAAGGCTCAGCATGAATACGCCTATTATAAATATAAAAACAAGATAATTACATTCTGTGTTATCTGTTCCTGGTAAAATGTTAATAGAGGGAGGAACGTAAACCGGTGGAATTGTCACAGGCGATCCATATGGAGCCATGGGTACCCCCATTCTTATTTTATGTCAAAGAAAAAAACTATCAGAACGATACCTCCTTTTTCTTTGATTTTTTACCACGAGATTTATCGGTTACTGAAACTTCGCGAGTGTCTCCTCCAGCGTCTACAGAAACAATGTCAGAAATGTCATCGTCGTCTGGTCTGGGTGGCCTAGAATTAATAGACGGAGGAGGTCCCATCATGTTCATGAGAGATCCGAAATCCATACCCGGGCCACGCATTTCACCAGGTTTTAGCCCTTGGGTCGGTCGCTCACCCGCTCCAGGGCCTGCTCCCTGGGAACGTTGAACCGCGTCCATCATGTTACGCATCAAGTCTGGGTTCTGTTTCATCACTTGAGATGGGTTTGGAACTGCCGCCTTGAACATTGAGTTTGTCAAATGGAACATCATGGCCGATCCCCCTACCATCATCAGGAGCTTGACCTCTGGAGCGACGCTTACCTTTGTCCTGTATTTTGCGTACAGCTCTTCAAAAACTCCGTCGTAGTCCTCGATATTTTCCATCGTGTTCTGTGACCATCCGTTCAGTTCTACATCGAACGGGTCAAACTTATCGTTAAGAAACTCCAGACCGGTCACACAGGCGACGAGCATTCGCCTCTGAAACTTGATAGACCTTTCAACCTCGATTGAATACGTCATGCGCTTGTACTCTGTTCGAATCTCCTCAATGTCTGAAAAAATGCTCAGGCGCTGACTCGATTGAATGCCCTTTTTGTTTAGCCTGGAAATCTTGTTAAGAAGATCAGCCTTTTCATCTTCTATGGTTTTGTATCCTTCAGAAGGAAGCTGCTCGCCACCCACGCCTCCCTGCTGTTGCTCGTACATTTCCTCTTGATCTTCACCGCCGTCGTACTCCTCTGCCATAGGGGGTGGAGGCACAGTTCGCTTGTCTGGGTTCATGAACATGTCCATTCCGTCGTCTTGAACCTCATTAGGCGGGGGCCCGGGAGCCTGTTTAGAAAAAGGACTCGGCCGAGATGGCTTGGGCTTCAGTGGAACCCTTCGTGCTGAAGGCTGGATGGAAATCTGATCCAACAGTGCACTTTCATCATCGTTCAAATTCATAGAAGTTCCTTCATTAGTATCAAAAGTAATGTCCATTATAAAATATTTAAAGAAAGAAGCTGGATAGCTTTAACGCAACAAAAATAATATTTACCAAATATAAATGAAGAAGGCTGGCAAATTATTCTCTCGCGTAATTATTTTCGCACTTTTGCTGGTTGTGATTTACGTACTGATGAAGGGCCGATCGAGCAACTACTACGGTGGTTCTCCTCTCGACATATTGATGGGACCTATGGCAAGCTCAGGGCCAGCTAGTATCTTCGATATAAAGAATGACATGTCGTGCGTTCCAGGTCCAGGCCGCGATTCTGCGTATTACACAGAGGACCTGACCCCAGGAGGTTTGTGCAAGGATCAGGACTTTGTCAGGAACCAAATGCGCGACTGGACAATCACGAGCGGCATAGGGGGAAGCCTACTTGATCGCCTAGGTTAAATCGAATTCCTTTTTCAGCTCTTCTAAATCTTTATAATATCGCGCGACGTCTTTTTTAAATCGTGCATCCTGCTTGGCCCCAGTTTTTACGAGCCACGCGAGATTCGCCTTGCTATACTTTGTGCGAATTTGGTTATCAGTCGGCCTCCTAGGGGTCTGCTTTTTTTTCGGAACTTCTTCGGCTCTTTTTTCTATGAAACTCAGGGCCTGCATTACAGTGTCAGCGAGATCATCCTTCTTCTTGTGCTTATCGAAAAAAGTTACCCATTCACTGTTTGTTTCGCTTATGAATTTCCTCGCTCTCTCAATAGAAGCCTTTTTACGAGCGTCGTAGCGAGCCTTTCCGGGGCCCGCAACGTCAGGAATTTTGTGTCTCGCGTCCCAAATAACGACACTCTTTCCTTTTACGAGAAAATACGTGTGAAGAAGGTTCTCGACGCTTTTCATGGACCTGTTGCGGTCCGGCTGCTTTTCTATAACGACTACGGAAGATTTAAGAACCCATTCACGTTCGTCTAGATGCCTAATGAGGCACGGGAAAACCCCATCAGAATGGTTTACGGGAACACCTGACACGTCCCATGTGTGAATTTTTTTAGAATCCCTGTCAATCAGGCACATTGCTAGGTTTTTTATACCACAATCTATCGACAGAATCATATAAAGGTTATTAAGTTGTATACTTTAAATGGAAACAGAACTAATTTGCTGGTGGTGTGTTCACAGTCACTCCAGTGGACTTCCTTTTCACTTGCCGATAAAATACGACGACAAACTTCAAAAGTTTGACACGATTGGAAATTTTTGTTCTTGGAGCTGCGCAAAGGCGTACGCATTGGCAATGGACTCTGCTCGAAAGTGGGAAATACTATCCATACTTTCCCTCATGAAAATGAAAGCATGTGGGAGGATCGAATCAATATGGCACGCTCCAAAACGAGAAGCTCTCAAGTGTTTCGGGGGGAAGTTGTCAATCGAAGAATTTAGATCGTACGGAGGAAAGGTCGAACCACCCGTTGTCAACTGGCCATTCGAAAAAAAATATATACCCACAATTGGACTGGAGCACAGGGAGAACTCTATGTCATCAAATTCGGGTAAATTAAAGGCCATAGAAGACAGTTCGGCCGTCAATGATAATTTCAAACTGAGAAGAGAAAAGCCTCTAGCTAGAACGACATCAAAGTTGGAAAGTGCGCTTGGAATTGTGCGAAAGATAAAATGATGTGCTGTGATCGCAGAAAAAGAGTTTTCAATTTTGAAAACGGAACTATTGTATCTGCATCAGATTATGGATCTGCAATTGATAAACTTTTCAGGGTCAACGAAAAAAGGTTTTCAATTGAAAAAATGGATGAATATAAATGGGTGTGTAAATTTTCTTCGGATGTTCGTGTAGAATATGAAAGTTCTAGCAGATCTAAAGCTGAACTGCATGGGCCGTGGTACCTTCACCTCGACCGAAGACTAATTGTCTCTGACGATGCGTAGGTTTAGAATCTGGCATGTCTTCGTCTGTGCTTTTGTACCAATGATTCCCAATATGAGCTCTCCATTGTATAGACCAGCGGTCCAAAGTTTTACGACATAACACGCACGGTATAGACGTTCCAAGTTCTCCCGTTCCACGCATCCTTTCAATTTTTACGTCTCCGTACTTTCGGTGTATCCACGTTCCTAAATTGTGAGACTTTACACCGGACTTGTTAGCGCTTATATTGACGTATTTGAAAAAAAGTCTCTCTGCGCACATTACATAGTTATTAGGATGAAGAGTACTGTTCGTGTAACAGATTACATATGTTTTCATTAATTGTTTTAGAACTTTTGCCCTTAGCTCATAATTCAGGTAATTTAAATGTCAAAATTAATAAATTATAAATTTATTTAATGGCGCACAGATATCGTCTTTACGTTCAGGAGGAGTTTGCAAAGGCACTAGGTCCAGGGTCTACGGCTAAAAATGCAGAAATATCCATATTGAATTGGACGAGAGAAAACATGTCACGTGAAGAGTCGTCGTGGGAAAATTCAAAATTTAGGACCCTCTACAAGGGGAAAGCTGTAAACATTTTGAGAGAGCTAAAAAGATCTCCAACTGCACTCGTTCCTTTGATTTCAGTCACAGAAGAGAGAGTTTCTTTCGATTACAAACTTGTCCCCCAACTGATTAGAAGACTGCAGCTCAAGAAACTTGATGCAAAAAAAATTGCATGGTATTCCGCGGACGTGCTCTGGCCAGAAGGTCCTTTGGCAAAGGCAATTGCAGAAAACAAGAAAAAGGACATGAGAATGGAAGAAATCAAGGCACAGGAGAATGATTACGAAGGAATTTTGCAGTGCAGAAAATGCAAATCTAAAAAGACAGATTATTACCAGCTTCAGACTCGATCGGCGGACGAACCCATGACCACATACGCAACGTGCAAAAACTGCGGACTCAAGTGGAAGTGTTAGTAATTAAAATATAGTCAGAATGTAGTATGAATACGTTTCAAATCCATGTCGACACAGCGTCTCTCGTGAACATAGGCGGTGCTAACACGTCTCCCGTAGTATCTAAAACAAATTCGAATCCTTTTCAGTGTTCGATACTTCTTGGAAATAGGCACAGGGCGATACGATCCGCGACCCTGAAAAACGCACAGATTCCAGCGGGGTTTTTTAACATCCGTCCACCTTACAACACGCTGACAATAGGTACAACTGTTTATACCGTCCCGCAGAATAATTACACCCTGACATCGCTTTTGGCCACTCTGACCACGCTTACGACTTCGTTAGGGTCAACAGGATTTGCAAACTATGCAAATAACTTTGTTTCTTTCGCTCAGACCAGTTCAAGTAATCCAGTAGTAGTTCCTAACAGTTTCGGAATTGCCCAAATTTTGGGGTTCAGTTCTTCTCAGGTACTTTCGGGTTCCACTGTTTATTCAAGGTATCCTGCATTCGTAAACTTTGACACGTACTTTAACATTTTCATAGAAAACATCGGACAGTCGTCGCTTGAACCTTCTCAGATTACATATAAAATTCCATTGAATACAAATACGAGTAATGTAATTTACTGGAATGAAAATACTCATTTTTCACAGACTGTAAAAGTTACTGACAGAAACGCACGCATAGACCGTCTCAACGTTTCGGTCACAGATAGGTTCGGAAACATAGTAGATAATAACGGGCTAGACTGGGCTTTTACACTTGAGGTCGAAAGCGACACTTAAAAACTTTGCAGTAAATAGAAAATAATGATTAGAGTCTGGACAAAAGTTGAATCCAGGAGACCAGTTCCACTCCTTGCAAAAATAATTGATCAAAAAGGACCAGTTTTCATCATCAAATATTTGACAGAATGTGATGATAAAATTTGGAGATACGAAGAAGACGTGTATGAAATAGAGGAAGAGTCTATAGAGAATGACTTTTGCACAAATGAAGAATATGATATCGGATTCAGGAGAACATTGGATGGGTTCATAAAAATTGGAGAAGAATCAAGTGACGAAGATTAAAAACTAATTTATATAGTATATGAATAAGCTATTCATATTCTGTCTTATTGCATCTATATTAATAATTATCGGAACAGTAGTTTACGTCAGCTCGGGTCCAGCAGAAGGTGTTGTAAGGCCAGACCCAATACAAGTAATCCCCCCGCTTCCTCCTCCTCATGAACTGAGCGAACAGGAAAAGGCTCTTGCAAGATACTGGTAAAAAAATCTATCATACAATTATGGAGAATCAAATTCTGATTGTTCTCTGTATTATAATTATTCTAACATTGTTTGTAAAATTTGGAACAAGTAAAAGTGACTATAATCCAACTACAGATCCAGACGGTTCAAACTTTGCAGTGTACTATAATCTAGGATACGACGTTTCAACTTTAGGAGGTGTCGCAGTTGACTGGACTTCAACAAACAACGGAACGTATTATAAAACTGCAGCTAGCACGATGTGGACAAAATCAAGAGAAGAGGTGAATTATACAATATGGACCGCCGCAAGTTTATCGCTTAATGACGGTTCGACCATATCTAATCCAAGCATGACAGTTTGGGGGTTCCATAAAGAATTATCGACTTCAGGGGGTGGTAGACTTTACTATATTTTAAATACTATCTCAACATCAGACGTTTCAGGTATACAGGCAGGATCAGCGGGCTCATTAACTTCCACAATTGCAGAATACACAGATCCTATTACTAATACAGTCTACGAAATCCCACAATATGTAATTTGTCAGAAAAGTTCCGTGACGCCGGTTCTAAGCTGCAATGCAAACGCTACATTAACTCCCCAGGGTTCAGATGGTTCAGGGGGGGGTTGTGCATGTAATGCAGGATACTACGGAAACGGATATACATGTGTTCTATGCGGGGTAGGTTCATATTGTACCGGTGGCACGAATGCCACTAATTGCCCTTCGGACTCTGCCCGGGGAGGCGCAAATATCCAAACAACAGTGGGACAAGGATCAACTACTCAGAATGCATGTTACAATTCTTGTTCTGCGGGAACTGGTGGTTATACCGCTGCCACGCAGAGCGGGGGAAGTACTACAACTTCTAGCTCGTGTACTTGTGGAACTGGTTCATATACATCAACATCAGGAGCTTTATGTACAGCATGTTCTGTTGGAACATATCAGGGATATGCAGTAAACACGAATTCATGTACTCCATGTGCAGCTGGATACGCAACCAACTCAACTGGTCAAGCTGCATGTACTTCCTGTAGTGCCGGTAATTATGCAAATGGAACTGGTAATGCAACATGTACTCAATGTGCAGCTGGATACGCAACCAACTCAACTGGTCAAGCTGCATGTACTTCTTGTAGTGCCGGTTATTATGCAAATGGACTTGGTAATACAGTATGTACTTCCTGTAGTGCCGGTAATTATTCTCCAGCAGGTGCAGGTTCATGCACTCAGTGCGGTGCCGGTAATTATTCTGGAGCAGGTGCAGCTTCATGCACTCAGTGCGGTGCTGGTAATTATTCTCCAGCAGGTGCAGGTTCATGCACTCAATGCGGTGCTGGTAATTATTCTCCAGCAGGTGCAGGTTCATGCACTCAGTGCACTGCCGGTAATTATTCTGGAGCAGGTGCAGCTTCATGCACTCAGTGCGGTGCCGGAAAATATTCTGGAGCAGGTGCAGGTTCATGCACAAATTGTCCAGCAGGATCGTCATCTGGAGCAGGTGCATCTTCATGCGCTGTCTGTCCAAGTGGCCAAATAGCAGCATCAAGTGGAAATACATGCACCGCATGTCCAGCTGGTTCAACTTCTTCTGTAAACCACCAGGCATGCAATGCAATAGCAACATCATTGCAAATAATTGGATACAACTTTCAGAGTATTACGTTTACAAGTACCACTTCTGGGAATATTCCTCCAACATCTGCTCAAGTGTCCACATCAACATCCGGAAGTGCTCCAAATTATGGTGTAAGCAGCGGTATAATAAGATGGATTGTCCCTGTTTCCAGAAATTATACCTTTAATTTAACCGGAGGAGGTGGAGGGGGGGGAGTTTCATACTCTGGGTATAATGCTCAGAATATTACCATGTCAATGTATATCGCAGCCAACACACCGGTTTACATGATAATAGGTCATGGCGGCCAAGCGGGTACAACAGCTTTCACCTCAGGAGGAGGTGGGGGAGGGACATTCGTTTTCGTAACTAACGGAACGAGTACTAATCAGAGCCCCCCGTTAAATCTATCGTCTAACGTAGTTGCTGTTATAGCCGCGGCCGGTGGGAGAGGAGGGTATAATACCAGTGGTATTATTGGTTATACCTCTGCATCACTTGTTACTAATACTACGTTCACAAATACTACTATGAATACAGTGATAAACAAATACCAGACTTCTGCTACAAACTGTTCCGCCACCACGGCTAATGGTGGATATACCGGTACAGCCGGTGGAATTTACGGCCTAAATTGTGGGGCATTTGGGAACTTTACTAACGGGTCTTTCTCTGGAAGTTCTGGTTACAGTGGAGGATGGGGGGGTTTTGGTGGTGGGGCTGGGGGGAACTCTGACACCTATGGTGGTGGTCCTGCGGCGGGATTATGTGCACAACCTCCGATTGTTTCACAAAAAATTAATGGCGGGACTACAGAAATTCTTGCCCTTTCAGGGTACGGTTTTCCAATGTCCGGTGTTCCTTCATCTGGAACTACGGGGTATCAAGGTTCAGCTACAGTTACTCTTGTAAGTTCTGGGACAGCAGGAGTAGCTGGGGCGACTGGAAGTAACGGTGCAAACGGTCAAATAGTAATATCTTAAACGACACGCAAAAATAATTCAAAAAAAAAGATACAATTATCAAATGAAGGCATGGATCTTTCTTCTTCTTCTGATAATTGTAGTTTTAAAACTTTGTTCAAAAAAGAGTGACTATGCTCCAGGGATAGATCCAGACGGTTCAAACTTTGCAGTGTACCTTGGTCTAGGATACGACGTTTCAACTTTAGGAGGTGTCGCAGTTTATTGGACTTCAACAAACAACGGAACGTATCATAAACTTGCAGTTAGCACGATGTGGACAAAATCAAGAGAAGAGGTGAATTATACAATATGGACCGCCTCAACTTTATCGCTTAATGACGGTACGACCATATCTAATCCAAGCACGACAGTTTGGGGGTTCCATAAAGAATTGCAGGCTGGAGGGGGTGGGAAACTTTTCTACCTTGTAAATCTCACAGGGACCTCCGATGCTACAAGTATACAGGCAGGATCAGCGGGCCCAACGATGACACCAGCACCTACGTTGACAGAATACACGGATTGCATTTCAAATATTCTTTACGAAATCCCACAATACGTGATTTGTCAGACAAGTGCCGTGACGTCGGTTCTAACCTGTGCTAATCCAGGTGCTATATTAACCACTCCCCAGGGCCCAGATGGTACAGGGGGGGTTTGTACGTGTAATGCAGGATACTACGGAAACGGAATAACATGTCAACTATGCCCGGTAGGTTCATATTGTACCGGTGGCGCGACTGCTAGTACTTGCCCTCCGGACTCTGCCCGGGGAGGCGCAAATGTCCAAACAACAGTGGGACAAGGATCAACTACTGTGAATGCATGTTACAATTCGTGTTCTGCACAGGCGGTGCTTAGTGGGGGAAGTACTACAACTGCTGGCTCGTGTTTGTGTCCCGTGGGTTATGCAAGCTCTACGAGCGCTGGACTTGCAGCAAATGGCGCTATATGCACCCCATGCCCTGCTGGGACCGCTCAAACGAGTAGTCCTGTCGTAAACGTTACAAGCTGTCCTTCATGTAGTCCAGGGTATTATACAAGTACATCGGGTAATACATCATGTACTCAGTGCCCTGCTGGATACTCGACCAATAACGGTTATACAACATGTACTTCTTGTAGCGCCGGTTATTATGCTGGAGCCGGATCGTTGACATGTACTTCTTGTAGCACAGGGTATTACCAGGCAAACACTGGGCAAAATAGTTGTAATCTGTGTGGTTCTGGATCCTCAACCAATGGGGGTATAACATCATGTACTTCTTGTAGCCCAGGGTATTACCAGCCAAACACTGGACAAACTAGTTGTAATACATGCCCTGCTGGATCCTCAACCAATGGAGGTACAATATCATGTATTCAGTGTACTACTGGTTATTATTCGACGGTCCCATCATCGACGTGTTCCCAATGTCCATCTGGTTCAACTTCTTCCAGCCCTTTTACATCTTGTATAAGTTCCACGAATTATCCTATTACGTTTACAAGTACCACTTCTGGGAATATTCCTCCAACATCTGCTCAAGTGTCCACATCAACATCCGGAAGTGCTCCAAATTATGGTGTAAGCAGCGGTATAATAAGATGGATTGTCCCTGTTTCCAGAAATTATACCTTTAATTTAACCGGAGGAGGTGGAGGGGGGGGAGTTTCATACTCTGGGTATAATGCTCAGAATATTACCATGTCAATGTATATCGCAGCCAACACACCGGTTTACATGATAATAGGTCATGGCGGCCAAGCGGGTACAACAGCTTTCACCTCAGGAGGAGGTGGGGGAGGGACATTCGTTTTCGTAACTAACGGAACGAGTACTAATCAGAGCCCCCCGTTAAATCTATCGTCTAACGTAGTTGCTGTTATAGCCGCGGCCGGTGGGAGAGGAGGGTATAATACCAGTGGTATTATTGGTTATACCTCTGCATCACTTGTTACTAATACTACGTTCACAAATACTACTATGAATACAGTGATAAACAAATACCAGACTTCTGCTACAAACTGTTCCGCCACCACGGCTAATGGTGGATATACCGGTACAGCCGGTGGAATTTACGGCCTAAATTGTGGGGCATTTGGGAACTTTACTAACGGGTCTTTCTCTGGAAGTTCTGGTTACAGTGGAGGATGGGGGGGTTTTGGTGGTGGGGCTGGGGGGAACTCTGACACCTATGGTGGTGGTCCTGCGGCGGGATTATGTGCACAACCTCCGATTGTTTCACAAAAAATTAATGGCGGGACTACAGAAATTCTTGCCCTTTCAGGGTACGGTTTTCCAATGTCCGGTGTTCCTTCATCTGGAACTACGGGGTATCAAGGTTCAGCTACAGTTACTCTTGTAAGTTCTGGGACAGCAGGAGTAGCTGGGGCGACTGGAAGTAACGGTGCAAACGGTCAAATAGTAATATCTTAAACGACACGCAAAAATAATTCAAAAAAAAAGATACAATTATCAAATGAAGGCATGGATCTTTCTTCTTCTTCTGATAATTGTAGTTTTAAAACTTTGTTCAAAAAAGAGTGACTATGCTCCAGGGATAGATCCAGACGGTTCAAACTTTGCAGTGTACCTTGGTCTAGGATACGACGTTTCAACTTTAGGAGGTGTCGCAGTTTATTGGACTTCAACAAACAACGGAACGTATCATAAACTTGCAGTTAGCACGATGTGGACAAAATCAAGAGAAGAGGTGAATTATACAATATGGACCGCCTCAACTTTATCGCTTAATGACGGTACGACCATATCTAATCCAAGCACGACAGTTTGGGGGTTCCATAAAGAATTGCAGGCTGGAGGGGGTGGGAAACTTTTCTACCTTGTAAATCTCACAGGGACCTCCGATGCTACAAGTATACAGGCAGGATCAGCGGGCCCAACGATGACACCAGCACCTACGTTGACAGAATACACGGATTGCATTTCAAATATTCTTTACGAAATCCCACAATACGTGATTTGTCAGACAAGTGCCGTGACGTCGGTTCTAACCTGTGCTAATCCAGGTGCTATATTAACCACTCCCCAGGGCCCAGATGGTACAGGGGGGGTTTGTACGTGTAATGCAGGATACTACGGAAACGGAATAACATGTCAACTATGCCCGGTAGGTTCATATTGTACCGGTGGCGCGACTGCTAGTACTTGCCCTCCGGACTCTGCCCGGGGAGGCGCAAATGTCCAAACAACAGTGGGACAAGGATCAACTACTGTGAATGCATGTTACAATTCGTGTTCTGCACAGGCGGTGCTTAGTGGGGGAAGTACTACAACTGCTGGCTCGTGTTTGTGTCCCGTGGGTTATGCAAGCTCTACGAGCGCTGGACTTGCAGCAAATGGCGCTATATGCACCCCATGCCCTGCTGGGACCGCTCAAACGAGTAGTCCTGTCGTAAACGTTACAAGCTGTCCTTCATGTAGTCCAGGGTATTATACAAGTACATCGGGTAATACATCATGTACTCAGTGCCCTGCTGGATCATCAACCAATGCGGGTACAACATCATGTACTTCGTGTACTACTGGTTATTACTCGACGGGCCCATCATCGACATGCAGCCCATGTCCACCTGGTTCATCTTCTTACACCCCTTTTACATCTTGTATAGTTAACGTGAATGCGACTATTACTGACAGTTCTGTTGGTTATTCCGGAGGGAATAATTCTAGTATTTTGGTTACCGGTATTTTTCCTACAAGTAATGTTATCGCTGGTATATTTATGTGGGTGGCGCCTGGTTCGAGAACTTATACATTTCAACTAACTGGAGGAGGAGGCGCGGGACCTCCTAATAATGGCACTTGTTACGCTGGACAAAGTGGACAGACTTTCACTGCAAGTGTATACTTAACTCAAGGAACTCTCGTTTATATGGTAATAGGTCACGGAGCGACCGCACAGGGAACTACATATACTACTCCCTGTGCGGTTAGTGGAGGCGGTGGCACATTTGTTTTTATAATGATGTCCGGTACACTAAATAACCCTTCAGCACTGGATGTGACATCAACTGGTTCTTCTACCGTTTACACTGTACTATGTGCAGCTGGGGGACGGGGAGGAGGTGGTTACTTGGCTAATAATTCAGTTACTTCTACTATTGTTTATCCAGGTGCTTCTACTATAAATTATTCAGGAAATTCAACCGTGGGATTTTGTAAAGGCACTTCAGGTGGACTTGCTATTAATACTTCAGCAGGAGGGGGTCTATTCGGTTTTTCAAAACCAACTCCTTTAACAGGATCAGCTATTTTTCAAGGTGGAAATTCCACAGTGTCTGTCGGAGGTTTTGGGGGAGGAGGTAGTATATATTATTCTTCTGCAAATCTAATCTACGGAGCAGGAGCAGGAGGATTGATGGGAGGACCGGGTGGATCAAGTATAAATGCAGTATCTGGAGTTTTTTATCCTACTACTACACCCGCTAGTGGCACAGTTGGTTATGTTTCTAACTATTCTACGGTTGGTTTTGTTTCATCTGGACCGGGAAATGGGGGAGCTGTATCAGCAAGCTCTAAAACTGGTACAAGTGGAAGTAATGGCCAAATAATAATATCTTAATTTAGCATGGAAAACATTGTCATACTTTTTCTAGTAATATCTATTATACTTGTTTTACGGTCAAAATTTTCTAGCAGTTACCTAGCTTCTGACAATTCGGGTTCTAATTTTGCAACGTATGTAAATTTGGCATATGACATATCCACTATAAATTCTGTAAATCAGACGTGGTCAGGGAATAATCAGTCGCCTTCGACTATTTACTGGGAGCTTGCACAGAGTTCTGATTTCACCGTCTCTCGAGAGACTATAAATTATAATATTTGGAATAATAATTCAGTAACTGTTAACTCTGGAACGTCTTATGCTGCAAGTTCTATATGGGGATTCAGGAAACAACTCCAGATTGGCGGGGGAGGCCCTGTTTGGTATCTTATAAATATACCAACAGGCGATCAAAATTCGATAACTTCCATACCCCCAGGATCAGACCTAGTGGCGACTCAGAGCATAACGACGTATACCGACCCTACTACTTCAGCAATTTACGCCATACCTAATTATGTAATTTGTAAAAAGAGCCAGGTTTCAGCAGTTTTATCTTGTGACACAAATGCCACTCTCACTACGGCACAAAATAGCGACGGGTCGGGTGGGACATGCACTTGTAAAGCAGGATACTACGGAAACGGGGCCACGTGTGCGATTTGCCCGACAAACACGTACTGCACTGGAAATGGTACTGCATCGCCGTGCACTGCAAGTCAAATTACAGTAGGCCAGGGTTCTATATCGTCTGGTGCATGTTTTGCTCCGTGTCCTGCAAATAGCACTCCTATAGGGGGGACTACGTCTACTTCTGCCACATGCACTTGCAATGCTGGATTTTATGGAACAGGTTCATGTACACAATGTCCTTCCGGAAGCTTTTGTACCGGTGGAAACACTGTGGTAGCTTGCCCAGCGAATCAGACGTCCCCTGCCCAATCTACGACTTCTTCAAGTTGTACGTGTAATTCGGGATACTATTTCAGCAGTTCAATTTGCACGAATTGTCCGGCCATGACTGCAAAATCGGGAGCAGGAAATTCTCAAAGTCTGTGCATTTCATGTCCTAATGGAAGCACGTCTGACCCCACAAACACGTCATGCATTCTGAGCGCTACACCTGGAGCTATAACCTCGTATTTATCGTCTTCTTGTTCAGTGGGTACATATTCACCGACTGGTTACTCTGTTGGAGGTGCAACTTGTACTTCCTGTAGTGCCGGTTATTATCAGCCAAACACTGGACAAACTAATTGTATTCAATGTAATGCCGGGTATTATCAGCCAAACACTGGACAAACTAGTTGTAATCCTTGTCCATCGGGTTTAAATTCTGGCGCGGGTTCCAGCATCTGCAATATTTTTTATCAACTTACGTGGACCAGTTCTGGTTCCGGAAATGGTGCTCCTACATCTGGTCAAGTTTCATGCACTGGAACTAGTCCTCCCGCTGTGGTTTTAAACAATGGCATAATAAAATGGATAACCCCTATTTCTAGATCGTATACTTTTAATTTAACAGGGGGGGGAGGGGGAAAAGGTAATTACGCTGGTTCTAACGCTCAAAATATAGTAATTTCTATTTACATAGCTGTAAATACACCTGTTTACATGGTAATTGGCCAAGGCGGGGTAAGCGGTACACCTTCACAAGGAGGAGGAGGAGGAGGGGGTACATTTGTTTTCGTAACCAATGGAAATTCTGGAAACCAGGATCCTCCCCTGAACATAAATTCTAGTGTAATTGCAGTTATAGGGGCAGCAGGGGGGAGGGGCGGATGGATGACTGGTACATCTCTTAATTCTGGAACACTTGTTACTAATTTCACTTTTTCAAATGGAACATCGAGTTTAAATTATTCCAGACAAACTCCCGGAACACTCTGTCAAGCTAACTATTGGGGAAACGGAGCTGGGATATATGGATTGAATTGTGGATCCACCCCTTTTAATGCTTCATCTTTTCTTGGTGGATATGCATCACTTGATTATCCGGCAGCAGGCGGTTTCGGGGGGGGTTCGTCTATTTCGGATAATGGTCCAGGTGGTGCAGGTGGTTTAACGGGGCAATCAGATGTTTCTTGGTTAGTCTCTAATAATAGCTCAAATGAGGTTTACGCCCTTTCAGGGTACGGTTTTCCAATGTCCGGTGTTCCTTCATCTGGAACTACGGGGTATCCAGGTGCAGCTTCAGTTTCTTTTGTAACAAGCGGCCCCGGTGTCGGGGCAAGTGGTTCAATGACAAGCGGTAACAACGGTCGAATAATAATAAGTTAAAAACAATTGTCGTATATTATAAAATGTCTACAACTTCAAAATTTATCAAGGAATTCGATCCAAAAAATTTGAAACACGTCGGCTGGCTCGCTCGCATGATGGACCTGGCCGAAAGAATGGGCGATCCAGTCAAAAATGTCAACATGGTCCTAGACATTAACGACAACCCTTTCGGAATAAAACTCGAGAGCCGAGACGCTCTGGACTGGCCTCACATCCATTTCGTAATTTGTGCGGTCTACGCAAAGGCTGTTCTGACGGGCAATGCTTACATTCCCATGAATTCTTCGAACCTTTCTCTGTAAAAATCAGTATCTGCGTCAAATCTGAAAATGTCTCCCTGAACACTGTACCCTTCACCCGTGTCTATAATCCTGTCGACAGAAACCATGTCCATGATGTTCCGGACGCAAAGAATTTTTAGATTTTCCATTTCCCATTTGTGAATGTGTAACATTGAAACCTCTTTGACTTCGGACTTTGGCAAAAATTCCAAATTTCCGGTGGGCCATTCGTTATTTTGTATATAATACGTTTCAATCATCTTTCCGAACATCGTGGCTTCATTCATATTTTTGAATCCTACGACTGTCAGTCTAGCTTCTTCATTCAGGCGAACTGTAAAAATATCGTTCCCGCCTGAATGAAGAGTCCAGTAATTTTTTGATCTACCTCCGAAACCTTTGGGGCGAATTATAGGGGGGGAAATTGCGTTCATTTATTTAGGACCTGAAAAAAATCGAGTGATATTTTCCCCAAATATATCTACATAATGTAAAAGTAAACAAAAAATGGAGTGCTCAATCTGCTACTGCGAGGGTGGAAACACATGCAAGCTCACATGCGGACACGTGTTCTGCAACACCTGTGTCAAAGCATGGTACAGGAAAAGCGATTCTCCAACCTGTCCAATGTGCAGGCGTCCAATGTACTTTAAGGGTTTCCACAAGATTCGCGACCAGTGGGACGAAGACTCATGGGAAGAAAAGTGCTCAGACATTTTCGGCCAGGCGATTGATGAGGCGTTCGAGCAGTCATCCGAACTTGCAGAGATGTTCGGGCGCAGGACCGGGCGACAAATAATGCTCAACCTGGTCGAAGACATCAAAGAACTCGAAAGCACTCTGAATGCGCTAAAGTCCTGGTCGGTCTCTAGTGAAGAAATAGAGTACATCATCCTCGAAACAGATGACTATTACAGTCACAGACGCTCAAACAGGTCCAAGTGGGAAGACGAACCGGTCAAAGAGTTCCTGACGAGGTACCCTATGAGAAAAGATGGGAAGAAGGGAGGGAAGAGATGCAGAGCCCTAGAAGACGAGTGGGCAACCTTGAATATTGTGTTTGTTCTCTAGAATGGTATTCCTCCAGAGTGTAACATAAATATGCCAATAACAATAACAGCTAGTCCTGCCCACTGTAGAGGTCCCTTTAGTCTTTCACCTAGAATTAGATAGGCCAATATAGACTCTATTGCGGCAGAAACACCGTCCCACATTCCATTCACGTAAAGAACGTTCCCCTTTTTTAGACTTTTTATCAAAAAGTATATTACTCCCACGTAACCCACAGAACCCTGTGCAAAAGATTTAAAAGTTCCTGAACGTGCAAAGTCCTTGAATCCAAAGTCTCCTATTATTTCAGTACCTGAAAGAGCAACAATATCAACAAGACTCATTTAAAAGGTGCAGAGATTATAATAGAAATGGAGCTTTACGAGTCATGGTTTTCTGAACTCGTCGGAACTTCTTTTACAATTTCTAGGGGAACGAGACGTCACAGAAAGTTTATAGATGTCGAAATAATTTCATTCGAATATGATTACTGGAAAGCAACAGACGAATCCGGACACGAGATTAAATTATACTGGAACGACATTGTGGCAAAAGTCCTCGAGTGAACTCATTATTTTTTTCCAGTCATTGTCGTCTCGGCAAATGTCGTGACTCATAATCTGCCCACTGTATTGCTCAACGAGTCTGGCCTTTTGGAGATTCAGCATCTGGAGATACACCTGAACCTGGACATTCTCGTATTCGGGAACCTTTCTAAAAAGTCTTTTTGTCCTGTTTTTAATTTCCACAAGAATCTTAGAACCGTCTTCACATTCTTGTATCCGATCTACACGCCCTACAATTTCAAAATCAAATTCATCAAATTCACAAATTGAAATTCTATAAAATGTTTCATCCTTTTTTAGAATCACATTCTCATCATTTGCAAAACGATCAGATGTAATGTCCTCTGTTCTAATTCCATGACCCGTATATATTTTTGTACGAACAAATTCTGTAATTTCATGTTTTTGAATTTGTGATAATTTTTCATCGGAATCAATTTTTAATTTTGATTCTTGGAAATCATTTTCAGGATTCAAGGTTGGGGAAATTTTTAATTCAAATCCAGTTTCGTTAATTGTCCTTTGGGCTTTTTCGTTTTTTGTTTCCCCTATGTTCCAATACTTTTTCAAAAGTTCATTTTTTATTTCTTCCCGATCCTTGTAAGGGTTTCGACCGATAATAGCAGCAACGTCGCTCGCCTTTATGACTATAGTACGCGTCATTTCATTTTAAAATGTCTTTAAACTTTATATGAGTAGCATTCCGATATTAATTGGCATAGGTTTTTGCGTTGTGTCAATAATCGTCATAGCTTTAATATATTTTTTAAAACCTTTTTGTCCTAATTTCGGTTACAAATGTTCCGAATCCACGTCGGGGTCGTGTTCAGGCCATTCTCGTCTTGTAAGCGGTTCATGTGTTAATTGTGTTTTACCATCAGGAAACTATTGGACCAGTTCATCGGGGTGTGACAGTTCTCCGTGGACGTCATGTTCAGCAGGTAATACTCTTACAGGGAACACTATCACGAACCCAGGAACGTGTGTAGCCACGTCGTGTTCAGGCCATTCTCGTCTTGTAAGCGGTTCATGTGTTGATTGTGTTTTACCATCAGGAAACTATTGGACCAGTTCATCGGGGTGTGACAGTTCTCCGTGGACGTCATGTTCAGCAGATACCCCAACGACCGGATATACTCTTACAGGGAATACTAGCACGAACCCAGGAACGTGTGTAGCCACGTGTAAAGCGGGCCGAGGAACTATAGGTTCTGATAACGTATGTTCTAGAAATTGTGGAATTCTTAGTCCAAATGAATTTTGGACCGATAGTACAACGTGTTCTCAGCAAATTTTTACAAACATTACAAACTGTAATGCACCCTCTAATTCAACGGCTACTATTACAAGTGGGTATACAGGAAATGATGTGACAGCCGGATCTGATTCCATATGCGGATTCACGTGTAATTCAGGATATTCCATAGTAGGAGGATCTTGTGTGTCAAATTCATCGTCCGGGCCTGCTCAAAATTCATCGTCCGGGCCTGCTCAAAATTCATCGTCCGGGCCTGCTCAGTGTACCCAGTATCAGAGATGGAATTCTCAAAACAGTTATTGTGCTGATCTTGTAACTGGAAAATACTGGACTTCTTCTTCTGGTACGGCACAATCTCCTTTTATTTCACAGTCGGATTGTCCTTCTACGTCAACTTCAAACTTTACAGCAATTCCCGGAAGCCCTGGAACTCAGACAACTGCTGGAAATGCGGGATATTGTAGCACTTCATCTTGTAACGGAAATTATAGTCTTTCAGGGGGTTCATGTGTCGCGTGTCCCCTACCCGGAGCAAGCTATTTTAATTCTTCTAGTGGGTGTGACTTTACGACATGTACAGGGGGAAATCGCCCTAATGGTAGAATTTGTCAAGCGCCCAATAATGGACAGTATTGGACTAGTTCTAGTGGTCTTACGACGTCGCCGATTACATCAAGTTGTCCGAATTCTGTTTCGACGAATTATACAATTTCTGGTTCATCTGTCGGAACGCCTACGGCAGCTGGAAGTGCCGGAACATGTGTTGTGTCGTCGTGTAACGGTCGTAACCAGCTTTCAGGGGGGACGTGTGTCTCATGTGCTCCTCTGGGTGCATCTTCTTACTGGACAGGTAGCAGTGGGTGTTCTTCTCAAACTTTTAAAACAACTGCAGACTGTAATGTACCTTCTGATTCAACGGCTACTATTATTACAATTGGGTCTCAAGGAAATGATGTGACAGCCGGATCTGATTCCATATGCGGATTCACGTGTAATCCAGGGTATACTAATTCTGGCACGAATTGCATTTTTAATACAATTACGTTTACAAGTTCAACTTCTGGGCCAAATCCTCCAACATCTGGTCAAGTTTCCGCATCAACAACCGGAAGTGCTCCAAATTATGGTGTAAGCAGCGGTATAATAAGATGGATACCCGCTGTTTCCAGAAATTATACCTTTAATTTAACCGGAGGAGGCGGAGGGGGGGCAGCAGCTACATCCTCTGGGTATAATGCTCAGAATATTACAATGTCAATGTATATCGCAGCCAACACGCCGGTCTACATGGTAATAGGTCATGGTGGAGGGACAGGGATATCAAGTCAAACCTCAGGAGGAGGGGGTGGGGGAGGGACATTCGTTTTCGTAACTAATGGAACGATTACTAATCAGGCCCCTTCGTTAAATCTAGCGTCTAACGTAGTTGCTGTTATAAGCGCGGCAGGTGGGCGAGGGGGATATAATGCCAGTTTTATTAGTGGTTATGTCGTTCCACCAGTTGCCAGTAGTGCTACTACGTTCTCAAGTACTTCTATGAATGTAACGATAAACAGGTTCCAGACTAATACGACAAACTGTGCCCCCTCCACGGGTACATACCCCGCTACCGGTACAGCCGGTGGAATTTACGGCCTAAGTTGTGGGTCATATGGGGCCTTTACTAATGGGTCTTTCGTAGGCAGTGATGGGATTTACGGAGGAGGATACGGGGGATTTGGAGGTGCGGCCGGGGGAGCCGCTTTTTTCGGTGGTCCTGCGTCGGGATTATGTGCACAACCTCCGCTTTTTACAGACGCAATTAATGGCGGGAGTACAGAAATTTATGCCCTTTCAGGGTACGGTTTTCCAATGTCCGGTGTTCCTTCAGCTGGAACTACGGGGTATCCAGGTTCAGCTACAGTTACTTCTGCAAGTTCTGGGACACCAGGAGCAGGTGGGGTGCCTGGAAGTAACGGTGCAAACGGTCAAATAGTAATATCTTAATTAATAAATACTAACCATAATAATTAATGAAATAATTTGAATTGCAGAATACCAAAAAAGTATAGACCGTTCCATGCTATCCGAACATCCGCAAGATTGTTCCCTGAGAGTATGGATGTATGTCAACGATGCGTAAAGATAGACAAGCGATGCAATTCCCAAAGGAATTTTATATTTTTTCAATGATGAAATTCCTTTTCCCATTATGAGAAATTGAATTCCTATTGCTGCCAAGAAGAAATATTTCATGTAATCCCTTCGCCAATCCTGAGAACACGTACATGAATTTTTTTCCATATTTTGAATCCAAAAAAATGCAAATCCATAAAACGCAATGTTAATCACTGGACTAAGAATCATTTATATACTCTTGAGAAATTCTTTTACATGAAATTCTTCATTATAATTTTTCTTAAATTTTAATTTATATTTTTGTAGAAATTTCATTTTTAATTCTTCGCGTGCGGAAATAATTATACCATTAATCATTTCATCATATTCATCACGAACCTCTGGATAATCTTTTAAATTAATTTCTGGAAATTTTTTAATTTTTAATTCATGAATTTTTAAAATTGATTCAATCTCTTCCCATGTCAGAAGGTCCAGAAACTTGTGGGCCCTGACATGTTTCTTAAGGTATTGCATCATATAATAATGAAATAAAAAAATGGGTAATTATTGTGGCAAGATGCAACCGCACACATTCATCAAAATGGAATTTCCACAGGACACAGTCATCGAAATGGACGTTCCACAGGACGCAGTCATTATTGAAATTGAAGACGACGGAGAACCTGAAGTGTCTAGTTAAAAGACTGAAACTAGTTACAATTATGAATATTTTAATAAAATCAACAGTTTATGGTCTTGTCGTCTACCCTCTTATTTATTTTTTCGTGTACACCTGTCCCGCATTCGTATCGTTTATTATCGTTGCAAATCATATAGATGAAGTCTTGCCTAAGGACCCTTGTCCATTTAAGAAGGGTCCAGAGGAACCCAGTTCTGAAAAAAACAACGAGGCGAATTGTAAAGGGTGCTGTAGTGAGTGTGTTCCCGAGTGCACTAAACGATGTGGTCTTTCATCATGCATCCCTGAACATTGAAGAGATTGTACACGTCACCCAGGATGCTTTTGTTATTTCAATAATAAATACAGTTTCTAAACTTTCTCTAATTTAAATTTCCCTTTTGGGTAAATAACATTAAATTGAACTCTCAGATTCCCTCCCTTTAAAAACCCCTTTTTAGGAATCACATAGTCCTCTCGCGGGTCAAGAACCCCCCAATCCGATGTATTGATTTCTATCGGTCCATCGAAATGTGGGACTGTTATTTTCTTTCCGTTTACAGAATCTTCAAAAGATATGGGAGTCTGCCAGACAATGTCTGCCCCCTGTCGCATGAGTTCTGGGTGATTTTGAACCCGTATGTTGAATATAATGTCTCCTGGTTCTTCGTTCGAGTTTTGAACCTGTTCTCCCAGCCCGTGACCTATCATAGTCGTTCCGTTTTCGGTCCCTGCCTGAATTTTAAGCTCCAGATTAACCTGTTCGACCACCTTCTTTTTCCCGCCACACGACGAGCACCCAGATCGAATAGGCTGGCCCTGGCATGACGGACACGGTTGCTGCATTATCATAGGTCCGAGCTGAATGTGAACCTGGCCTTTCCCCTTGCAGTGCTGGCATTTGACAACGCAATTAGAACACCACTTTCCCAATGAAATCTTCATATTCTTTGAAATACCCCTATAGGCATCCTCTAAACTTATATGAATTTCATGGGAATAGTTAGATCTCCGAACTGGCCCCCTTTGTCCACCCCCAAACATTTGTGAAAATATGTCACCCGGAAACCCTCCGCTCCCCATTTGGGGCCCTTCCGGATTCCCAAACTGGTCAAAGTTCTGGCGCTTTTGAGGATCCGAAAGAACCTCGTACGCGCCCTGGATCTGTTTAAACTTTTCGGGGTCTCCGCCCTTGTCCGGATGGTGTTTCATGACCAACTTTCTGTACGCCTTTTTTACATCGTCGTCTGAACAGCCTTTCTGAACTCCGAGAGAACTATAAGGATCCATTCTAATTTTAGAAAGGAACAAAATCTTTACTTGCGACGCACAGTCTTTTTCACTATTTTAGGTAGAGCGTTCCTGCCCTTGGCCCTCTCGCCTCGTTTTTCACGTAGAACACCCTTGCGCATTAAAATATTTTGTGCAACGGTATTTACAATTTTTAATTTCATATTTTTTTCATTTAAATTCTTAATTTTAATTATATTTAATTTTATATTTTTCAATCTCTGTACAAGATTTCTAAAAACATCTTGTCTAAGTGCATTCGACGTGTTTTTCGATATCATATTGAGTTCGACAAGGTGGACATCTTTTTTAGGGACGTAATTTGTGTTTTTGTTCAGCGATGCTATTTCGTATTGAGAATTTCCAAGTAATTCTTTTCTTTCCTGTATAAATGTTTCCCAAACGTCATTTTTAGACGGCTGGGCGACATGCATGTAAGCGTTCTTTACAGTGTTCATGAAATTTTTTAAATTTTTTTCATGAGAATTTGTCAAAATAGGGACTCGCTGATGCCTGTTTAAAATATTTCTCGTAACTGTCACGAGCCTTGACAGGTTACTGTTTGTTGGGTTTTGTGAATATCTCCTTTTCAAAAGGTTCCTGGACGTCATTAACCTCACGACGTTCGACATCATAGTCTTGTAATTAGGAGGTGCATTGTTAAACCCTCCGTAATTTCCAAACTTTATGCCAAAGTTTGCCGGAGTTTTTGATGAAAGAACACCGGCCTTGTGTAAATTCGATTCTATCCCCTCTTCGACAAGTTTTTTTATCACCGCATCTTCCAGGTCGTACAGCTTTCTGGTGATGTTTTTCTGCAAATTTGCACGCATGTTTCCTATTCTCTGTAATTCTGATACAGGAATTCTCAAAATTTTAGAAAGTCCTGAGATGGTCAAGTAGTCCACGTTCAGGGAAGTGTGGGACTTTTGGTACAAAACGGGTTGATAAGCGAGAAAGGGTGCATAAAAAAGACGGAAAGCAAACTTCTTTTTGGGGTACCACCTTTTAAAAATCTCACACGCCTTGACCATTTGCTCCTCCTCCGCTTCTCCCATGACAAGTTGAGTAGATCCCGCCTTGAATTCAATGATGTAAATTTTAATTAATTCAGGATTTCTAGGATCTATAATCAAGTAATCGAGCTGAACACTGTCTACTCCTTTTCCAGTATTAATCACGAGTTTTGACAGGCCTTCCGGAATATTCATATTTACCGTAAAAAAATGACCTCCACAATTCATCATGGTTTCTAAAATTGTGTTCCCCTTTTGCAGAAACCCAATATTCCCACAATACATAGGGAGGTTTGGGTTGTTCACTATTGCCGCGACAGATTCGAAATCGTCGCCCTTACCCGTGTGATAGCGCTTCATCACGTAAGCAATGTGTGACGAAACCTTTTCCTTTATAGAACTCTCCGCCACGTTGTGCAAGTTTTCAAAAGGACGGGTCGTCATTTTTCTGAGCGCGTTTCGGGTCCTGTCTGCCGTGAACAAATTAGCAGGTCTGGGCCGACGGATGTAATTCATGAATTAGATCCAGATAAAAACTTTGACACACTTTTGTATATATGGCAACTCTGCAAAAGGTTATCGACCGTGTAAACGCACTGAAGGCTGATTTGAAAGAGGCTAACTTGGACCTAAAGGCTGAGCTCGAGGCTACCACCTTGTACAAGGCTATCCTCGCCGCTACTCTCGACCAGTCGACAACTGCCAACAAGGTTCCCGAAAAGGCTGCCGCTGCACAAGCTCTCAAGGTGACTTTGGCGGTCTACAACAAAAAGGAGGAAAACGAGTGATTTTCAAGGCACGTTTCTTGAATTTTAAAAAGTCTAAACAAAAATGGCGAGCCTCGTGTGGAACAACGACATTCTCTGCGCCCAAGAAAACGTTTCGGAAGAGATTGTCTTCAAATGGACGTACTCTGTGTTTGAGGAGGTTCACCAAGAAGCAGTTACTCCTTCAATGTACGAATTCATGGCTTCCTATGTGGAACAGCACATGACAAAGGAGAGAATGAAAAACTTTCCAGCCGTCGACTACAGACCCGGGGACGTTGAATACGAGGCAATCGAAGCATATTACAATATTCCGGTCCTCGACCGTATTGATATGCACGAACAGATGCTCGTGAACCTGACCAGAGAGGCGCAGATTGCAGACGAAAAGATGCACGCGTACATTGACGCTCTTCTCGACGACGAGTGTCATTTCGATACTGAAAGTCCAATTTACGAAGAATACAACGAGTGGCTGAAGGAGCGGAAGAAGTTTTGGGAGGACAGGCACGAAAGTGCTCTCGCTGCGATTCACGAAGAAGAAGTCTGGAGATATATAGTAGGGGACCCTCTCGAATATTAATTTAGCGTTGTAATTTATGGAACCTCGTATAAATCTTAAAAGTCTCTTTAATGTCCCACGTCGCAAATGGCCCGTCGTCAACCGCGGGTCTGTTATAGACCGTGTTCAGAAGATTATAAAGGAAAATCATGTCACAGGGATACCTAGTCACTGGCCAAAGATGTACTATGGACAGGTTCGCGAAAACCTTGCGACAAACAGGACATACAGGAACGTAAATGCTCATTCTTTACCAGACGGGGCATACCTGTACATTATAGAATATAACCCGGAGACGAACAGGTATCATAAAAGTTTTGTACAGGTTCTGAATAAGCTAGAATCCGGATCTAGGCATTTTCAGCTTCCTACAAGAAATTCCAACCGCGTCATATTAGCAGCCGGGGAACTTTCCAAAAAAGGCAACATCGTCGAATTCAACCTGGAGAGCGGAACATTTACTAAAAATTTAATGACGAAAACTAAAAACTATTTGACGAAGGTGAATTATATAAGAGTGGTTAAAAATGCATTGAGGAACAACAGGCCCATGTATACTGAGCGCGTCATGGTTCCAGAAATTCCAGGGACTCTGCAGAACCTTGTGAGCGGAAGGGGCAACGTGAGTTTCTATTTCAATTCTGCGAAATCAAAAGAGAAGGTTTTGGGAAACTTGAAAAAGGCTGGACTGTCGACAAATAGCGCGACGAACCTAATTAGGCAAATTTTAAAAAATTCGAGTCATGGGAAGGCCAATAATCTGAAAAGAAAAATGAGCCCACGTAAAAATGTCCAGACGCGTTCCCGTCGTTCAGCAGCTCAATGAGCTCGTTCACAACATCATAATGAACATAGAACATCAAATGATTTGTGAAATTGATGTGACGCAATGGATGGTTGAAGACTATCAATCGACTGAAATGATTCACGGGATGGAAGAGGCTATTGATGTTGCATTCGACCAAATTATGAATGAATACGCAGATATACCCGAGGTGTACTCTATGCTGGACAATTACCGGGTAAATATTCAGACGGCAGCATGGATCTCTATAAACATACCCTACCCTGTAAACCTCTCTGCATATATAGAAAGAACCCTGGAAAATCTGAGATTTGTTGTTTCAAACGTGACAGCCCTGCAAGACTGCTTGATTAGGGCGAATCACAGGGTCGAGATTATTCAGCGCAAATGGAGAACGTGCATATCAGATCCAAATTACAAGATTTGCAGGAACCGCCTCATGAGAGAAGCAGAAGAACTGATTAATTTGCGTCTTTAAAAAGCCAGAATTAAAATGTAACAAGTTTTTAAAAATGTTTTGTCCCGCGTGCACGTCCCTTATAAATTCCAACCCAGACATGAACAGTTATTTCCGGAATAAATTTATAAAGGACCTGAAGGAAGGAAGGGTGAAGCATGTTGGAGAGGATGAAAAAGGCAAGCCAATCTACAGAGACATGAGATAGAGAAATATGTAGTTTAATAATCATATGGTTCCTTTCGCTGTTAAAATAGATGACACTGTCCATGTATTTGATCCTTCCCAGATTAGATGGTTTGAATACAATGATAAATACAAAGACCTGACCGTGTATTATAACTCTGGTGCTATGGAAATCATCAAGAATAAGCATTCCCGTAAAATTTTCAACGATCTTCAACTTCATTTCAATGTTGTAAACGTTAGAGATTACGACATAGATTAAATAAATGCTCACCCCGAACCAAAAGATTTATATGGAATTCCTAAACTCTAAAATCCCTGTAGTTATAGGTTCTGGCCCTGCCGGAACAGGTAAAACTATGATTGCATGTCACGCAGGTGCCAAGGCTCTCAACGAAGGCCACGTGACGCGCATAATAATGACTCGCCCTGCTGTATCTGTGGATGAACAGCACGGATTTCTTCCAGGAGGAATTGACAAAAAGATGGACCCATGGACCAGGCCAATGTTTGATGCACTGGGGCAACACTTTGGTCCAATTCACCTTAAAACAATGGTAAAAGAGGGGTGCATCGAAGTATGCCCACTGGCTTACATGAGGGGTAGAACGTTTGACAAGTCATGGATAATAGGGGACGAAATGCAAAACTCTACTCCTTCCCAGATGAAAATGCTTCTGACTCGCATAGGAAAAGACTCGAACATTGTGATAACAGGTGACTGTGATCAACACGATAGGGGGTTCGAAGATAACGGCCTGTCCGACCTCATCAAACGCGTGTTGTGCCTTTCTTCAAACGTAAAACACGTGTCATTCACAGATGACGATGTCATGCGCAGTGAAGTAGTCAAGGAAATTTTACGCATGTACAATTAAGATGGCGAGCTCTCGTCTCGTTTTTGTTTCGTCAGATCTCAGGGATTCTGAGATTTACCCAGATGGAAGTTCATATATTCTACATATGACATTACCAGTAAAAAACATTTCAAAAGTTGATTTGGTGAGTGCACATTTCCCAAATTCAATGTATAATATTACAAATTCTTCAAACGTAATTTCAATTAATGGAAGTTCAAATATTTTCATTCATTCCGGAAGGTACGATCAGTATTCTCTAGCAAATACATTGACAGTAAACGGAATGACTACAAATTACATCAAGACTGAAGGTCATTTTATAATTTCAAATAATTATTCTTATAATTTTATAATTAATAATTATGAAATTGCAAATCTCATGGGGTTTGTAAAAGGAAAGACATACACTCTTAACTCAGCTGACCCTTTTCAGGACCCTTCCTATGCGACGTCAAATATTGTTCGATCTGATTTCATTGCGAACATGACAATGAATGACTATGTGTTTTTGGACATTGAAGAACTCAGAACTCCGAGGAACATTTCTGCAGGTCCTTTGTATGCAAACACTGTAGTAGGAACAAACGTGAACACGCTTTTTGCACCTGTAATGATTAAAAACCCACATTTGAGCAGCGTTACAAATTTTATGGAAACGAAGGATATTCTTCTCACTGCAAACTACCCCGAACCCATCCCTTCGCTTGACAGGTTGACAATTAGATGGAGAGACAAGTACGGAAATATTTTAAATTTTCAGGGACTAAATTCAAATTCATTTATTCTTAGGCTTCACGTCGATGAAAAGGTTGAGAGAATAAAGGAGTTTGATTTGCCAGCCCCAATTCCATACGGTGCGTTTTCAAAACATTACGTAATATGGGCGGTTCTCATAGTTGGAATAATTGTTTTAATGATGGCCCGCTAAATGTCTTCGTTCCACGTGAGAGCAAGGGACACGTTCACAAACGATGTGACTGTGGGAAAGCTCTGGAGGTTCGCAGTGAAAACGAGCACGTCCCCTGGGTAAGCGACCGACTCATACTCCTTGAGATCAACGTTATTAGAAGTTCCACATGCGACATTCAAATCGAATCCAGTATTCCCGCCCGTTACACCTGTCAGCTGAGCGGTATTAGAACTCAGAGTAGACTGTCCGGTTATACTCGTCCCGTCTGAATCAACCTGATTCGTCCCGCTATAAGGGGCCCAGACAGTAGGACCACCGCTGGTCGGATTTCGAATTTGTCGTATATTTATAATTCCCGGAGCCGGACTGGTTGTGAACGAAGACGGGCCCTGTCCACCCGTTGCATACCCCCCAGAAGATATACTAAAGTTTCTAAGATGAATCTGGCTCCGGCAGGGTATTATATTTTGAATATTAGATCCGAAATATGTAGAATTTTTTATTGACAATATCGTCGTCTCTACACCTGGTACAAGATTTGCGGTAGGAGCGGAATACAGAGCCCCACGCGGACCCGTGAGTTCACGGAGTCCCTCTAGAAAATGACCACCGGATGCTCCATAGACGCTCAGTGTATTAGACGACGTCGCTGCACTGTTCGAGTACCACATGAGTTGGAGAGTCGGATTCTGAAAGTTTGTAGCCTGTGGGGCGACCAAAGATGACGGTATAGAATGGACGAGCACGTATCTCCCGGTGGCTGGATTCTCGACCGAAAATAGAATGTTTCCACAGTACTGGAACTGAATCTGCCACGAATTCAGGGACTGTGGGACCAGAGTATACCCAGACTTTGTCCCGCCTAGCAAAGTGTCGAAGTTCCATGTAGATTGAGGGTACCACGTGTCCACATTTTTATTGCGCCACAGGATGCTAAAGGTGGTGGGACTCACCGTATTTCCGTACCCGAACCCTACAAAATCAATAGGGTACGTGGTGTTTGCTACCGCGAAACCTGCACCCGAGACGCACATTGATCCACTGACCGGAGAGGGCTGAGAAAACAAGGATGTCATGCGGCACTGGGCTCCCTGGCCCGCCCTGTATTTTACAAACTTTTTGGTTGTGAATATCGAGGCAGACGTTCCAGAAGCCGCATTCGAACTGACATTCAATAGACCCGAAGATGCAGTGACTGAAGCATTAGATCCTGTAGTAACACTGGAACTGATCACAGTGTTTATTCCGTAAACGAAATCGATCTGAGCCAGTGGGTAGAGTTGCGAGACGCAAACCTCGTTAAACGCAGTCCTTGGGTCGTTTATACACACATTCAGGGACTGGTTTCCATTCGAGCCTATAATTTCAACAGTCGGATTATTCCCCTGAGTCTGCGCAGCGACGACTGACCTGGTATTCAAGAGATCAGAGTAATTGTTCATGGGTTGAGCGAGCCTCTCAGACTTGACGGCGATTCGAGCCTGTGGGTGATAAATGGTCTCGATCATGAACGTCGTCTGCTGAACAGAGTCGTTAATGTATGAAACCTTGAAGAAATTGGCAGTCATCGTGGTATCGAGCGTGAATCCGTCCGACGTTAGGGATGTGACAGGCGTGACAGTGTTTGACACGGGGTAAAAAGGCGAGGCGACGTTTGAAAACTGGACGAATATGTTTCCGGTTGCATTCGAGGGCTTTACGTAGTACGAAATGCTCAGGGACGAATATTGACTGACATCCTCTGCAACTCCCGTAAATATAGCACCGGGTGCTAATACACTTGTTGTAGAATTTCCAGACGAGATGGTACCTGATACGGAAGGTATATAAGTCATCTCTTATATAACCGACCAAAAAGATCCGGTCCACATGACTTGGAGGCACATGTAATTACGATTAAGGGTCACAGATGCCGAACCGTCTATGAGGTTACCGTTTCCTGCAACTGTAACACTGTTACCCGACTCGTCTTTTATATAGAGTGTTTTTCCGGAATAAATGAGAGAACTAGAAGGAAGAGTCACGGTAATCCCAGACCCGCTAACCCCTATGTAATAGTCGGACGGAGAAGCTGCGTAACTGGCGACGACGTGCTGAATACCACTCGGAGGATTGAAATATCCTGGAGCACCTCCTGTCCTGCTGAAGTATGCAGCCATCTAATATCTACGCAGAATAATAGATGAGTGCGGGTCCTCAGCCAGTCTTTTTACTTCAATTTAATGGGTCTACTACAGATTCGATAAGCGGTACCAAAGTTCAATCGTCTTATGCTGGAGGGACTGCGTCGACTACATTCGCGGCCAATTCGGGTGTGTACGGAAACTCGCTGGTAATTAACGGAACGACTCCGTACGTCGGCAATTTTTACATTATTAATTCTCTAAATTTAAAAACTTTTACGGCATCAGGATGGTTCTTACCAACACTGACTAACACGAACTGTGCATTTTTTGAATTTGAGGATACCATTTATTATCAAAATTACAAAGCCTCGTCTGGACGATATTATTTTCCTTCTAGTTTTAGTTCTCCGGTGATAGCAACTACGGGTGTGGGAGTGTCCATATCTCCACTTACAAATGTCAAACTGACAACAGGAACCTGGTGCCACTTTGCAATGACACTCGATTCCAGCGGAATTTTATCAGCGTATTTTAACGGTCAGCCCGTCGGAACTCCTAGGCAACAATACCAGACAACTGTCGTGACTACTCTTACGTCTCTCGTGACTGTTCCAGCAGGGACTTCCGGGCAGATTTACACCGGATTAACTTTGCCTGTTGCGTCCGTATCAAACTTTTCGACTTCACAGGTCGGGTACTCATCTAATGTCTATATTAGTCCTATTTTTAACAACTGCTGGGTGACTTCGATAGGCGCGAATTCTGTCACGGTTTCTTACAATTTAAACACGGCCGGCGGTGGAACTATAAGTTCAGGAACTTTATTAAGTAGTAACTTACAAGTGGGAAATCCCCTTACGACCACTGCTTACTCGAATCCTATTTATCAGTTGGGCATAGGATTTTCGAACTTTCAGTTTATTCAGAGCAATGTCCAGGTTGCAGACTTTAGGATCTATAACCAAGTACTCAATCCTGCACAAATTTTAGGAGTTTATCAGTCCAGAGGAATTCCTCCTTCCCTGACCATAACGCAAAGTACACAGAACCCCCTTCTTCTATGGTCATTTAACGGATCATTAACTGATTCGGTTCAGGGTCTTACTATGACAGGTACCCCAACTTATGCACAAGGTTTATACGGAAGCAGTCTACAGGTTGTCAATATAAATAGCTATTCGGTTTTTCCTCCATCTAACATATTTACTACAAATGGTCTAACTGTGTCTGGATGGGGGAAAATAATAACTGGAGGGGGCGGGCCTGCTGGACAAAATCAGAAACTACAGGTGTTTCAGTTGGTTAGTTCTGTAAATAATACAGTAGGAAATTCAGATCCCCTCATCGTCGCAATTGGATTTTACAACGGTTGGAAACCTTCTTACTTTTACAATGACCCAGGGTTCGGATACAGGGAAACAGATGCTAATTTTGCAGCTTCTCTTAATACGTGGTATCATTTTTGTGCTGTAATTGGGGGAAGTTCAAACAAGAATATGTATTTTTACGTAAACGGGCAGTTATTAACAGGTATTTCACTTGGGGCAAATCCCCAGGCATACACGACTGACATGTCTGGCCTGACTGCATTTAACCAGGTTTCATTATACGGAGTCTCAAATAATACATTTTCTGTAAGCGATTGCAGAATATATGGAACGGCTCTTACATCGTCCCAAGTTCAGGGAATTTATCAATCGAGCTCAATGTATCCATCTTTAGCGGCTACACAAAGTTACATTATAGCCAATCCTTCGCTTCTCTGGCCGTTCAACGGATCTAACGTAGATTCTGTTACGAATTTGAGCCCATCTTCTACCAATATTCTATCAGGAATTACATATGTTCCTGGAATTTATAACCAATGTATAAATCTTGCAGGTCCAGCTAATTCAGGGAACCCTTCGTACCTGAGATATACAATTCCAACTTTTGTCCCGACGACGAGTCCAGTTACTATAATGTGCTGGGTGAATTCTAGGGGTCCACCGGTAAGTAGCGAATCATTTATAGGATTTTCAGCAACTGGATCGGGAACGAGTGACAATTTTAACCTTTATTTTTCATCTGCTAGTATTTTTTCTATATATTCTGGAAAAGATTCAAATGGTATATCATCTAGTCTTAAATTTACCCAAGGAATATGGTTTCACGCCGCGATTGTTTTTAATGGTTCTGCGGTAGTATCCGGATATTTTAACGGGATAAATTTTGGAGGTACGTTTACAACAACAAACAATCTTAACATTCAATATCTTTTTGTGGGGTGCACGAACGGGTTCTATGGTTTCAATGGATCCATTCAAGATCTCAGAGTTTACAATACAGCCCTAACAGCTCCACAAATTAAAACCATTTATCAATCGAGCTCGCTTGCTTCTTCAGTTTCGATAATTTGAGAAAGAGCATTCGATCTACTCGTGGAATTAGGAACATCTTTTGCAGGAATCAGAGAACGAACGAGATTTTCGAGAGATTCTATTCGAGTTTCAAGGAGATCTATATCGTTCTGGGCCATTTCGAGCTTCTCATCGAGCTCCTTTACCGCACCAACAAGCACAGGTATCAAATGACCCTCTGCCAGGCCTAGAAAATCCTCACCACCTAGACTATTCTTTTTTACGAATGCATCTAGATGACGAGATCCTGTGAGTGCGTCTCTCACATCCTGTGCTAAGAATCCAATCTGCGGACCTAATGGAAATTTGTGAACTTCGTGCTCAATCCATTCGAACGATTTAGGATTCAGGCTCTTCACAATTTGCAAAGAATCTTCAAGGTCTTCAATGTTCGTCTTGAATTTTGAGTCAGATGTAGCTATTGTACTCGAAGTCGAGAAAATTTGACCGTTAACTTGAAGAGAATAAGGTCCATTAGAAGATGAATATCCCACAAGGAAAGGAAGCGTGCACATTTGCTGCTCCAGAGATTCTTTATCTGCTATAGTTTTTTGTAAAGCTCCGTACATTGACTTTATAATCTGATCCGTGTCCAGAGACAAAAAGTCTGGAATTCCGTGAGAGTCTGAAACGAATACAGATTTTGGAAAATAATTAATCACATCTTGTGCTATAAATCCCAACATGTGTTTGTCATTAACCTGAACGTCTGGATAATTCCACTTAAAATATTTCAAACAGATAGACTTTGTCAAATTGTAACACGCCTGAAGATTTGCATTTTCTATATTCGTTTTAACGCGTTCGTCTGACCCTGTTACCCACGTCGTTGTTGTAGCTTTCCTAGCGCCATCAGACGATAGATCGAGCTGAAATTGTGGATTAGGTAATCCTATTCCGACATTAGAAAATGAATTAATTACAAAAACATTATTATTTCCTGAAATATTTGAAACTAAAAATATATTAGATCCCATGAAAATACTTGGAGGACCAACACTAATAGTATTAGATACATAGACATTACCAACTACGTGAAGGGTGGAAGACGGATTCAGAGTTCCTATACCAAGCTGAACGTTTGAATTAAGTACTAGGACATTCGACCCGCTAGATGCATTAGAACAAACAAACAAGTTTGAACCTATCGTAGGGGAAGGAGCTCCGATTGTCACACCCGTGAGAGTAGTTACAGTTCCAAAAGTTGCAAAAGGAGTAATCAATGTATCAGCTGAAATGAAAGTATTTCCGTTGACTGTTAGCTGTGAAGTAGGATTTGTAGTTCCTATTCCTACAAAAGAATTCGAATTTACATAAATAGCAGCATTTCCTGCAATGTTAGAAATTGCTAAAATGTTACTGCCAATTATACCAGAGCCCAACTGTATCACGTTTGCAAAAATATTAATAGTTGAGAGAGCGTTAGATGCGTAAATGTTTCCTGTAACTACAAGTGACGGCTTACCTGTAGATCCGGTGACGTTTGCAATACCCGCAGACAAGTTTGTCACGTTCTCGAGTGTAGAGACGTTCAGGGTTGCAATATTCGAATTCACAGCATAAAACCCCGAAGAGACATTGAGAGTCGCGACGTTTGCAATACCCGCAGACAAGTTTGTCACGTTCTCGAGTGTAGAGACGTTCAGGGTTGCAATATT